GGAATATTGTTCTCAAAAAGATCTGTTCAGAAATATACATTAGATAAGAATTATCCACCAAATCCATATGACTTTAATGATGAAGAAGAGTGGTTAAATAGTTTTACACAAGTGTTTAAACATTGTATTGATATATCTTATGACTATGTTAAAGAAACGGATTATGACTTTTGGGTTGTTGCGTTTCACAATGAAAAAGATGAGACACTACATAGACAAGATGCCGACATTAATGAAATAAACAGAATGATGAACGATCCTGATAAATATTGTAAAATATGGAGAGAATTTAATACAACCGAAAAACCAAAATATTGGGTTGTTTGGCCTCACAGCTTATCAAAAGGATGGTGTGAAAGATTAACGGGAAATTTATAAAATATGAATGGACATTTTATATATGAAAATTTAATTATTAGTCAACACCCAAATGTTGATAATGTTTTTAATGAGTTAATTAAAAATTATAAACCAAATAGAATATTAGAAATTGGTACTGCGGATGGAGGACTAACATTAATGTTAAGAAATATATTAGACAATAATAATTTAGAATCTAATGTTATTAGAACTTATGATCTTAACGAACAGAAAAATCTAAAGTTAAAAAATAAAAATATAGAAATAATAACAAAAAATATTTTTAATTATCCATATTCTGACTTGGATTATCCTGACGAGATAAAAGATTTTATACAATCTGAAGGACGTACTTTAGTTCTTTGTGATGGTGGTAGTAAAAAAAACGAATTTAGATTATTATCACAATTTCTAAAAATTGGTGATATTATTATGGCTCACGATTATGCACCAAATGAAGATTACTTTAATAAAAATATAAAAGATAAAATATGGAATTGGTTAGAAATACAAGATTCCGATATTAATGAAAGTTGTTTAACTTATAACCTTAAACCATATATGGAGGATGAATTTCGTTTAGTTGTATGGGTATGTAAAATTAAAGAACAATGATAACATTAGTAACTGGTTTATGGGATATTGGTAGAGGAGAACTCAATGATGGTTGGTCAAGATCTTATACTCACTACCTTGATAAATTTTCGGAGTTATTAAAGATGGACTCCAAGATGATAATATTTGGGGATTCGGAATTAAAAGAATTCGTTTTTAGTGTGAGAGACGAAAGTAATACTCAATTTATTTTAAGAGATTTAAGTTGGTTTAAAACCAATGAATACTTTGATTTAATTCAAAATATCAGGAACAACCCAAAATGGTATAATCAAGTTGGTTGGTTAAAAGATTCCACACAATCAAGGTTAGAAATGTATAACCCCCTTGTTATGTCTAAAATGTTTTTACTTAACGATGCCAAAATTTTAGATAAGTTTAATTCAGAAAAATTATACTGGATTGATGCTGGTTTAACAAACACGGTTCATTCGGGATATTTCACTCACGATAATGTTTTAGAAAAAATCAACATTATAACAGATAAGTTTTTGTTTGTTAGTTTTCCATATGACGCCGAGTTAGAAATTCACGGATTTGATTATAATGAAATGAAACAGCTGACAAATTCTATACCCAATGTTGTTGCTCGTGGAGGATTCTTTGGTGGTAACAAAGATACTATATCACAAATGAATACATTGTATTATGGGTTATTAATTGATACACTTAAACGAGGATTTATGGGGACAGAAGAAAGTCTATTTACAATCTTACTATATCAATACCCAAAATTAATTGATTATTGTCAAATAGAATCCAATGGACTTGTATATAAATTTTTTGAGGATGTGAAAAATAATAAGGTTGTATTAAAAAATGAAGGAAAAAAAGTTGTTACAAATTATAATGGAGATGTTGGTTTATATGTAATTACATTTAATTCACCAAAACAATTTGAAACTTTAATAAAATCAATGTTGGATTATGATCCAAACTTTATTCATAAAACAAAAAAATTTTTACTTGATAACTCAACCGACCTTTCAACAACACCAAGGTATAGAGAACTATGTGATGAGTATAATTTTCTACATATAAAGAAAAATAATTTGGGTATTTGTGGTGGAAGACAGTTTGTTGCAGAACATTTTGCTAATACAGATTTACAATATATGTGGTGGTCAGAGGACGATATGTTTTTCCAAAATAAACCAGATGAGACTTGTAGAAATGGATTCAATAGATACACACCAAATTTATTTAACAAGTGTACTGAAATAATGAATAAAGAAAATTTTGAATTTCTAAAAATAAATTACACTGAATTTTACGGTGACAACGGAACTTGTTGGCCGTGGTATAATCTTCCACAAGAAAAAAGAAATGAGTATTTTCCAGAAAAACCAAATTTACCAATCAATGGATTAGACCCAAATGCGCCAAAAACTAAGTTTAATAATATAATGTCACATAAAGGATTACCATATGTTGATGGTGAAATATACTATTGTAATTGGACTCATATTATAAGTCAGGAAGGTAATAAAAAAATGTTTTTGGATACAAAGTGGACTTATCCTTTTGAAAACACTTGGATGAGTCATCATTACCAATTAACAAAGAAAAATCAATTAAGGGGTGGTTTATTATTATTAACTCCAGTTGATCACGAGAGATTTGACCACTATGCAAAAGAATTAAGAAAAGAATGTTAAAATATTTTATTTCCTTTACTTAAATTTTCTTCAGCCCATAATGGTTGTAGGTTTGTATAATGGAATAATTTTTTTAATTCATTTTCATTTTTTGCCGAGGATAATGGGACTATATGATCAATATGCCAACCATAATAACCATAATTTTCCCAAGACATTCCAATTGTAAATTTACTCTCAATATACTCAATTAATAAACTATAATCACACCCAACTAAATCTGTTGTTTTTGGGTTATTGTATTTTTTATTCATTAGTTCGTTTATTCTTGATCTTAATGAATTTTTTACTTTTACTATTGGGTTGGAATTATATTTTTTTAAATACTCCTTCCTACTTTCTTTGTTTTTATTATACCAATTTTTAAATAAATTTGGGTTGTTTTCTAAATATTTTTTTCTTTTAATTTTTATCAATTCTCTGTTTTTTTTACGATATTCTTTATTTTTTTCGGAGATAGAGATTTTATTTTTTTCAGTATATTCTTTTGATTGTTTATTCATACATATTTTACAACTTCCTCTATATAAGTTAGGATTTTTGTTGTTTTTATAAAACTCACAAACATCCTTTTCTTCCTTACATTTACTACAAATTTTTGTTTTCATAATATTCTCTTAATAATTTATTAAGTAATGTTGACTTTTTAATTTTTTCTTTAACCATTCTATCAAACAAATCACGATCTAAACTTATTCCAAATTTAATCTTTCTGTCTTTTTCTAATTTTGTTGGTCTTGCCATATTATATAAATATCTTGTTTATTATTAAAGTTTCACTATAATTAATAATAAATAAAAAATATTTTCTTTCTATCAAGTATTTATAGTAAAAACACTAATGGAATTCTACATAAAGAAAAATGCGACTTTACCTATTTTAAAACTACAAGTAGTAAAAGACGGGAGGAGTGATTATAATAATTTTATGTCTATGATAGAGGAGTCTTCAATATTCTTTTCAATGGTTAATGTTGAGACAGGAATTCCTAAAATTTCCACAAGACCCGCAGGATTTGTTGAGAAAGTACAAATAGATCCAAATGCGGATCCAGAATATTATATATACTATCAGTTTACCCCAAGAGATACAAATAAAGTGGGTAGGTATGAAGGTCAATTCTTATTAAGAAATACTGATGGTACATTAATTTTACCAATACGTGAACGACTTTTTATAAACATACAAGAAAGTTTCATATCTGAAGACTTGCCTTATGAAAGTTGTTATGTAATTGATTTTCCTTGTTGTAATTAATAAACATAAAATAAATTAAAAATGAAAGTAACAATTGAAAACCCTAAAACTGTGGTAGTTGTACCAGAACAAACAAAAACCGTTAATGAGATTAACATTAAAAGAATGGTTGATTTTCCTGAAAGAAAGATGGTTGTAATTCACACTGATCAATTTGGTGAGCCGATTACTTTATGGGAAGGCGATGCTTACGATGCAATTGGTGATTGGACAAATGCCGATGTTGAGGCAAGACTAAAAGAAATTTATCAAGCATAATATATCCCCCAAAAATAAAATTGGGGGTTTATTTTGACATTAGTTTGTTTTTATAATATATTTAAAAAGGAAGGTAAATGTTGGCATAGACCAGCAGATAATGAACCAATTTAAATATATTATTAATGATTAATCACGAAGAAATTAAATCGTTCCTTGAGGGATCGGATCCTGAACAACATATTGTTTCCATAGAATATGATTATGTTTCAAACTGCATTTATAAAATCAAAGAAACACCTGATAAGGGTAAATCAATTCAAAAAGACAAACTAACCGCATTTGCATGGGTTGGTGATTTACGAGGTCTAAATTTTTACAACTCATCTAAAGATCAACAAAAAGAAGCAATGACAAAATATGGTATTGTCATTGAGAAATTACGCACCGATGGAAATAAAAGATTGGAGAATGGTTTAACGTTTATGGTTAAATCGTTGAAAGGTTATAGAGAACTCATTCAATTTTTTAGAGATGGTGGAATAGATCCTTGGGGAGAAAAAACTAAAGATAAAATAATGGTTCTACCTCCTGTAGAACAATACCTCATCTCAAAAGAAAAAAGATTATTTAAAGGTTTTGAGGAATACAACGACATTACAAGGTTTGTATTTGACTTGGAAACGACCGCATTGGAACCTAAAGACGGTCGTATATTCATGATAGGTATGAAAACTAATAAAGGGTTTTTAAAAGTTATTGAATGTAAAGATGAAGATCAAGAAAGAAAAGGACTTGTTGAGTTCTTTAGAATTATAGACGAAATAAAACCTTCTATTATTGGTGGGTATAACTCAGCAAACTTTGACTGGTATTGGATCTTTGAAAGGTGTAAAGCCCTTCATATTGACCTTAAAAAGATCCCAACATCTTTAAATCATCTGAAACCAATTTCACAAAAGGAATCAATGTTGAAATTGGCAAACGAAGTTGAGAGATATAACCAAGTACAAATGTGGGGGTATAACGTAATTGATATTATCCATTCTGTTCGTAGAGCTCAGGCAATCAATTCAAATATAAAAGAAGCGGGTCTTAAGTATATTACAAAATATATTGATGCCGAGGCTAAAGATCGTATTTATATTGATCATACTAAGATTGGCCCTATGTATGCTGAAAAAAATGAGTATTGGTTAAATACAACAAATGGTAAATATAAAAAAGTCGGATCAGACCCAAAGGTTGATGAGGTATGTTATAGAAGAGGAGATATATACATAAAAACAACTGGTGATGATATTGTTGAGAGATATCTTGACGATGACCTTGAGGAAACCCTAATTGTTGATGATGAGTTCAATCAAGGGACATTTCTTCTTGCATCATTAGTACCAACAACATATGAAAGGGTTTCAACAATGGGAACTGCAACATTATGGAAAATGATAATGCTTGCTTGGTCATATAAGTATGGACTTGCTATACCAAAGAAAGAAGAACAAAGAAGATTTGTTGGTGGTCTATCAAGACTACTAAAGGTGGGATATTCTAAAGATGTATTAAAACTTGACTACTCATCACTATATCCATCAATTCAGTTGGTTCATGATGTTTTCCCTGATTGCGATATAACGGGAGCGATGAAGGGATTACTATCTTATTTTAGAAGTACTCGTATCATGTATAAGAATTTGGCTTCTGAATATAAAAGTATTGACAAGAAAAAGTCATTGTCTTACGATAGAAAACAATTACCAATTAAGATCTTTATCAACGCATTCTTTGGTTCACTTTCGGCACCACAAGTATTCCCATGGGGTGATATTGACATGGGAGAACAGATTACCTGTACGGGTAGGCAGTATCTTCGTCAAATGTTAAAGTTCTTTATAAAACGAGGTTATACCCCACTCGTATGTGATACCGATGGTATGAACTTCTCATTACCTGAAGGTGGTGTAGATGATCGTGTTTATATTGGGAAAGGTTTAAATTGGTTGGTTAAAGAAGGAAAAGAGTACAGAGGTTATGATGCTGATGTTGCGGAATTTAACGATATGTTTATGAGGGGTGAAATGGGTCTTGATTGTGATGGAACATGGAGTTCATGTATTAATCTTGCTCGTAAAAACTATGCAACCTTAGAACACAACGGAAAAATTAAATTAACGGGTAACTCAATAAAATCTAAAAAAATGCCTAAATACATTGAGGTGTTTTTGGATAAAGGAATTAGACTACTTCTTGAGGGTAGGGGTCAGGAATTTGTTGACTACTATTACGATTATTTACAAACTATATTTGATCAAAAAATTCCATTAATGCAAATTGCTTCTAAATCAAAAGTTAAACAGAGTATTGAGGATTACATTAAAAGAAGTAAACAAACTACAAAGGCAGGTGCTTTGATGTCAAGACAAGCACACATGGAACTTGCAATTAGAGATGGTCTTAATGTAAATTTGGGTGATATTATCTATTATGTTAATAACGGTACAAAGGCATCACACGGAGATGTTCAAAAAGTTAACAGACCAAAAAAGGGATGGACTGATGAACAGATAAATTTGTATTTTTCAAACTACAAAAAATCAGATTATAAAAATAAAGAACAATACCTACTTAATAATGGTTGGGAAAAATCTTGGTCGGATGATAACTGGGTTCGTAGTGATAGTAAATATAAGGAGGCTAATACGGGAATACCAACAGATATGGCATATAGAGTTGCAACTTCAGATTCGGTAATTCAATTAAATTCCTATATGTTAGATCCTTCTGACATTGAAAATAATCCCGATATGACAGGGGAATATAACGTACCGAGAGCAATTGTTACTTTTAATAAAAGGGTAGAACCATTACTTATTGTTTTTAAGGAAGAGGTAAGAAGTGGACTATTAGTTAAGAATCCTGAAGAAAGAGGATTTTTCACAAAGGAACAATGTGAACTTATTAATGGTGTTCCATTTGAGGAAAGGGATCAGGATGATCTTGATGAACACTTAATGAAAATGGAAGAAGGTGAAGTTGAGTTTTGGGATAAGGTTGGTATTGATCCTAACTATATGTATGAATTGGCAGAACCTGGTTGGGAACAACACGTATAAAAAGATGGGTTAATTTAACTTTAACCCATCTGATGAAATAATATACCAATTACCCTCAACAAAAGACAGATGAACACAAGAACCTTTTTCTAAAAGAAGTTCATCCCATTCTTCATCAATGGATCCAATATCAGGTTTAATTAAAACGGTAGTCAAAGATTTAATGGTTACCGTTTTATTTTTTTCTGAATTTAAAGTTATTTCAGAATTTTCTACATCTTTAACTATCACTAACAATTCCTCATTAATTGTGTAGTTTTCGGTTGTTACAACTTTATCTGTTATAACATTTTGTGGTACAACAACTCTATGTGTTTGATACTTAACCACATTTTTTCTTGGTGAAATGTTTTCAATACGTAAACTCATATTACATAAATTTGTCTTGGCATGGCTCTGAACTTTAATTGCTTATTTAAATTTTCTGCAATTAACGCCTCACGCTCTAATACCTTATCAGGTCTTAATCTTGTTAATTTACCTTCAGCACCAATTAATTCCTCAATTAATTTGGTTTTTTCATCTTTACCTTCAGTTGCTAATGATTGGTAATCCATTGTTAATTCACTATCGGGTGTTTTAAGATTACCACTATATTTACCTCTAACTTTTGATAGTGTTTCTTTACAACTTGCAATAAACCAGTTTCTTACCCATATCTGCGCAGGGTGATTAAGATCAACCCAACTTAATTTATCAATTGGAACATCGGAAGGTAATTTGATAATATCAGGGTTATCCTTTAAACATTGATCTCTTCCTCCTTCAGTTGTGTCATAATACCAATACCAAACTTTACCCTTTGCTAAAGTTGAATTACCAAAATCAAATTTACCTCCCGGTGTGTTCATTAAATGTATTGCTTTCTTCCCTCCCGGTAATGCAGTGATTCTATATGTTAAATCTCCCGCAATAATTCTTCTTTGAATATTAATTTCTTGCATTCTTAATAACATATCAAATGCTGGCATCATAAAATATGATCCTGACATATTACCAAGTTGAGCGTATCCCGCAGGGCCTGAAATACCACCTCCAGCAATACCACCAAATGTCCAAGGATCAAATAACATATTATTTAACTCTGCCGGTGTAAACCATAATAATTCATTAATTTCTCTGTTTGCGGGTATCTCATATATTTGTTGATTTGGAACCAACTGAATATAGTCTTTCTTTAATTCCCATTCTCCACCTGCCTGTAAACCAACAATTTTGGAATACGCATATGTGTATCTTGTTTCATAATCCAAGCTTTTAGATACGAACGCTCTTGCAACAGATTGCGTGTCAACGTTTAAGTTATATAAACTTGTCCATTGAGATTCAATCAACCAATCGTGAACATATTGAGAATACTGATCAATTGAAAACTCCAATAATGTATCCATTTGTTCATCCTCCAATTCTACACCCCTCAATGGTGCTCCTAATAAATGTCTGATTTTTTTATATAAGTCAGATCTTTCTGGTTCTGGTATTATAGACATAATAAATGTTTTTATATAAATATCCAACTAAATAAAAACTAATTATTTGTGGGTTAAATTATAAGGTTTCCTCCGACTGTTATTTTTATAACATACGAGACACAACTGGCGTGCCCCCCCCTTTAAATTATAGGTCTCTTCCAACCATTTTAAAGCCGCGGTACACAATTTTAGGAGGTGTGACCCCCTTTAAATTATAGGTCTCTTCCAACAAGATCTGATCTTCATAATTTCCAAAAAGGTGGTGTGACCCCCTTTAAATTATAGGTCTCTTCCAACCATACCTTCAGAATCTCCTGTGTTTGCAAGGTATTCAGACCAAAAATAGAATTAAAAAACGACCAAATTCTTTCGTAATTTATATAAATATCCTTATATTTTGAATCCTGGGAATAGTAAAATAATGGTTTTCTGTCCTCATCAATATAATATGTTCTATTGTCAACAACCACCGGTGTAAGATCACCAAATTTCTTGTTTAACCATTTTAATGCCGATTTTTCTCTACGATCAACCGATTCATTAATTGTTTCTTTTTTGTTTGTTTTCAAGTCATAAAGACTATTAACGAATTCCCAATTCACGCAATCCCAAAAATTTTTAATATATTGATCTCTTTTATTTCTATATTTCAAATAATATGCGTGTTCCCACAAATCAAGACCTAATAATGGATATCCACCACCATCAATGATATTCATTAAAGGATTGTCTTGATTTGGTGTTGACATTATTTTTAATCTATTTGTTTTCGTTAGAACTAACCAACACCAACCCGATCCAAAATTATCCATTGAGACTTTGTTAAATTCTTCTTTGAATTTCTTAAAAGAACCAAATTGTTTTAATATTCTTTCCAAGATATCTCCCTTTGGTGTTTGTTTTTTTGGTGATAACATTTTCCAAAATAATGCATGATTAAATGCTCCACCAGCATTATTTCTAACTTTAGTATCAAACTTACTTATGGTTTTAATTATATCCTCAAGTTCCATTTCACCTTTCTTATTTGACAAGGCATCGTTAAGTTTTTTTACATATCCTTTGTAATGTTTGTTATAGTGAATATCCATTGTTTCGGGATCCACAAATTGTTTTAATGCCGAATAAGAATAGGGTAATTTATCTATTCCTATTTTTTTCATTTCTAATAGGAATTGTTCTTGTATTAATTCTTTATCTTTTTTAACAAATTGTTCAGAGATTAAATCAATTCTTTTTAATGTATTTTTAAAACCTTCGTAAACTAATTCAGTAAATTCAGGGTGTTCTTTCTCAAAAATCTTCATTAATCTTCCCGCATATGAGTTAGCTTCATCTTCATTTTGACCACCAATATCTGGGCCTCTTTCTCTACCTAAAATTGAATGTTGGTATTCGTGAACCCACTCGTGAGATAATGTTTTTAAAATATCTCTATTTAATCTTTTTTTTGTTAATACTTTTAAAACGTGATCATTATTTCTACTACCTGTTGTCATAGTACCAGTTCTTTCGCCTAAAAATAAAACTGTAATATCGTGATTAAGAGGAAATCTCTTTTGTAAGAATTCAATAAAAACTTTTGCAAGATCCCTACTTTCCTTTGTCATAGGGCATTTGATATGTTTAATAGATACTTTCATTAACGATAAATATCCGTTAATTAAAGTTTTAACGTTTTCTATGTATTGAATTTAAGATCTCCTCAACAACATCCCCACCGTTCATTAATAAATCATCCCCCATTACGGTGTTGATAATTTGTTTCTTATTATTAAGGATATCATAGATTGCACCCTCTATCGTATTTTCAAACAAAGGGTAATAAACTAAAACATTATTCTTTTGACCATAACGATAAGCTCTATCTTCCGCTTGTGAATGTTCGGCAGGAACAAAAGATAAATCATTCATTATTACAACTTCAGCTGCGGTTAGAGTTAACCCAACACCAGCCGCTTTTAAATTACCAACAAAAACTTTTATTTTATCGTTTTCTTGGAATTGGTCAACAGCATATTGTCTTTGAGGTTTTGTACAACTACCATCTAAATAAACAGATTGTTTTCCAAAATGATTATGTATCATTTGTAATGTGTCGGTAAAGTTTGTAAATATAATAACTTTTTTACCTTGCTCAATAATATTTTCGGCAACCTCAATTGTATGTTTTATTTTTTCGTTGGCAATTATTTTTCTTGCTTTCATTAATTTACTGAACTGAATTGTTAAAGATGTGGATTCTTCTTTTTTGTTTTCATACCATTCATAATATTCACCCATCATTTCTTCATAATCTTTTGATTTTACTCTCAAATAGATTGGGGTGATTATTTTTTCAGGTAGATCTAACACCTCTTCTTTTAACCTTCTTAAAATTTGTTTTGACGTTCTATCTCTTAATTCCTCAAGATTTGATGCTCCCGTTACGTTCCATACTTTTCTTTTTCCTGCTTTGAACTGATATCCTTGACAATACCTAATAGCATATGCCATCCAATTTTGTGCTACGGGACTCTCAATCAAACTCAATAAATTGAAATAATTCATAGGTCTTGAAGTCATTGGTGTTCCTGTTAACAACCACAAACGATTTGCACTTTTACTAAAACTATTAACCAATTTAGTTCTTTGTGCTTGAGCATTTTGTATATAATGAGCTTCATCAATAATAACCAAATCAGGATTGTATTTGTAAATCAAACTATTTTCCTTGTCTTTTCCTGTGTCATAAAAATTCTTTAAAATATCATAATTTACAATAACAAAATCATGATCCAATGAAAAATTCTTACTTTCAGCAATATAAACGGATCTGTCGGTATAATTTGCAATTTCCCTTTGCCAATTTATTTTTAATGATGATGGACAAACAATTAATATTTTTTTTGCACCTGTTTCTAATGATGCAACAATTGTGGATGTAGTTTTACCTAAACCCATATCATCCGCCAAAATGAATCTTTTTGACCCAACCAATTTTTCCACCGCCTCAACTTGGTGGGATAACAATGGTCTATGATTATATTTGGAATAATCAATGTCAACTTTTTCTATGGTGTGTGTTTTAATTAATGCCGATTTTGGAACCCAAAATTCTGATAACTGATCTTTCTCAAAAAATTTACCCCAAATATGATAAGACTTTTCCTTTTCAACTAAAAGTTTTTCAACGTATACTTTTTCAGGTGTTTCTAATAGATATTTTTCTTCAGCAAACTTCTTTGCAAAATAAGAATCAAGATCAACCCATTTACGAGCAACTTTTGGTTTAACATCAAAATAAGTTAATATATAATCAGATTGACTTCTTGTAGGATAAAACTTTTTATTCTTTTCTTTTTTTGATTTAATGTATAGAATATAGTTATTCGCCCCTGAATATGTATCAAGTGCGTCTAAAGCTTTTTGCTCTATTGTTTTTGATGTAATCTCCAAAATAGTTAATTTATACTAATAATAATCAATATTTGGATATTTATCAATAATATGGATAAGTTTGAATTATATGGTTTATATTGTCCTTATACTAATGAAATAAAAAATTAAGACAATATGGGATATATAAACCAAAATCTAATATTTATAATTTAGTGGTTAGTGATATAAAAAACCATTTAATAAATGGATTAAACTATGTTCAGATTGGTAAAATCTACGGATGTAATAATAAAATTATACATAAATTTGTAAAAAAACATAACTTATATGTCAAATAACAAAGTACCTATAACAAGGCTTGGTAAATTCTTCTCCGAAGAAGATTTTTTTTTTTAGAAATATCGCTTGGTGAAGAATGGTTGATCGGTGATATGAATTTCACTTGTGTTCTTTATCGTATTGATAGACAAAAAACAAAAACTGATGATGTTTATGGTGAAACAGTTGAGGATGGAATTAAGTTTTTACCTCCCGTAGAATTTAATGCGTTTGTCCAAGTTATGGCTCCTGAAAATAAAAATATGGGATCTTCAAAAATAGAACAGATGGAACCAGGTAATATTAGAATATCGGTATATCAAAAGACATTAGAAGATCTTGATATTGATATAAATTATGGTGATTACATTGGATATTATGAAAGCGAAACAAATGTTAGATATTATTCTGTAAATAATGATGGTCGTGTTGTGTCCGACAATAAACATACCTACGCTGGTTACCGACCTTTCTATAGAACTATTGTTGCTTCTTACGTTGGTCCTAACGAATTTAGAGGATTATAATTATGCCATTACCAAAAAAAATAAAAAAATATTTACCTCTTGTTGAACCAAAAACATTATACCCAAGAAGAGAGGAATTAAAAGAGCTAATTGAGAGAGATGGAACATATCTTCCCAAATCATTACTTCATGCAGATTTGGATCGTGGATTTTTGGATTTCGTTAGAGATGAATTAACTTGTGTGGTTGAGGGTAAGACAGTACCAATGGTGGATATCTTAATATCAACACAAAATTGGTCTCAATTCGTGGAGACTTGGAACTTCCAAAATATTGATAGAAATGCCGAACCTCCATTTATTACGGTAGTTAGAGACCCTGTTCCTAAATACGGAACTAATCCCGCTTTACGATATAATATCCCCAATAGAAGACAATATTATTATGCTCAAGTCCCAACTTGGGATGGACAAAGACATGGTATGGATATATATAAAATTCCACAACCAGTGCCTGTTGATATAAAATATACTGTTATAATAGTTTGTAATAGAATGAGGGAATTAAATAAATTCAATCAAATAGTTTTAGAAAAATTCTCATCAAGACAAGCATATCAAGTTATTAAAGGACACTATATTCCAATAGTAAATGATGATATACAAGATGAATCTTCTTTTGATCTTGAGAAGAGAAAAGTCTACATTCAAAAATATAACTTCACTCTTTTAGGGTTTTTAATTGATGAAGAGGAGTTTGAGGTTTCTCCTGCAATCTCAAGAATATTTCAAATGTATGAAACAGATACTTCAACAAAAAAGAGAAAACAAAAAAAAGAAGAACCAAATCCACCATCAAATTATGAAGTTAATTATCCGTCAGGTATAACTCAAACAATTAAGACATTTAATTATAATGTTAATCTTAAACCATCATATTCTTTGAATGTGGATAATTTTGATGTTTATATTAATGGGGATTATTATGGTAATAACGTTGAGGAGATCCAAATTAATAATGGGGATCAACTACAAATTGATGTGGTAAAAAATGTTGGGTTTGATGATGCAATTTTAATCTTTACTCAAGAGTTATTATAATTACTCACCATAGATATCTTTTTTTTCTTGACATTTTTCAAGAATAAGATTTTCCAAAAACTTATACATTTTAATACCTCTTTTATCACAATACTTTTTTAAAACATTGTGAACATCAATTGATATCTTCAAATTCTTTATTTTTTTTTCTTCGTTTTCCATAGGTAGAAAAAAGGCAGAATAAAATCTCACCAAGATATAAATACTTTTATATAAGTAAAGTTTTTGACAAAAACATCAATATTTATATAATAAAATAAATCTATAAATTAAAAAAGACAAAATGGCAACTAACAGTAAAGTATTTGTATCACCGGGTGTTTATACTTCTGAAGTAGATTTAAGTTTTGTGGCTCAAAGTGTTGGTGTAACAACTTTAGGTATTGCGGGAGAGACTTTAAAAGGCCCTGCATTTGAACCTATCTTCATTAGAAACTACGATGAGTTTACAACTTATTTCGGAGGAACTTCACCTGAAAAATTTGTGAATACTCAAATTCCTAAATATGAGGCAGCATATATCGCTAAATCATATTTACAACAATCAAATCAATTATTTGTAACCAGAATATTAGGATTATCGGGTTATGATGCAGGACCTTCTTGGTCTATTGTAACAACAGCAAATGTTGATCCCGCAACCGTAGGATTTAATTGTGCTAGTGGTGTTACGGTAGATTGTGATTTCGTTTGTACATCCGCAAACACTTTGGATTTTACAGTTGATTTTAGTGGGTGTAATAATTCACAAACAACTATTTCATTCTTGAATTCATTCCCTGATGAGATTCAATCAATATTAACAGAACCTTATACTCAATTCAATGGGGGAACCTCATCTCTTAATGATAATATCACTGAAACTATTTTTGACATTATTACATTAGATGATCCTCTTACAGGTCAAACAATAATTGACTACTTTGGGTCAATAGATACTGATGATTATAATATATTAAATCCAATTTTTTCTGCAGGAACAAGTAATAACAGATTTGATGTTCCTTCAGTTTCATTTGATGATACTGATTTAACTTCACCTCTTAATGATTCTTGGTATTACGCATTGTTTGATAATACAGGTAATGGAAATTATACAGGTTTTTCATTTTATAGTTATGTAACTGGTGTGACCGCAACCACTACATCAACAAATTGTGCGTCATTCTACGATTATAGTATTAGTGGTACTTCTGGTGTTATCAATTACAATACAAATGTAATTAATGTTTGTTTACCTTCAGGGTTTACAGGTGATTTATCGGCTTTAACACCGACATTCAGTGCTTGTACAACAGGAGTTACTGCGGAAAGTGTAACACAAGTAAGTAATACAACTGTTGTTAATTTCTCTGCGGGAACTGTTACCTACACTTTAACTTCCGAAGATGGTTCTACAACTACAACTTGGGTGGTTAATGTTGTTGTAAATGATCCATGTAATCCTTGTAATTTCACAAGCGGTGGAACACAAGACCTTGGTGAAATAACAACTTGTTATTCAGGTAGTGTGATTGGTAGACTTTACTACTACACAGGAAACACATTTACGGATTATGATAATTTAGTTGTGGCAACATTAAGATCAAGAGGTATTGCAGATTATACTGACGGAACAAATCCAACTTGGGAAGTAACAGGAATTACTGATGTTACTTTAGATATGACGGGAGCGTATTCAGGAGTTTCTAAAAACCCATACTTACCATTCTTGGTTAATGTAACAAATTATGAAGGAACCAACTTTAGTTTTGAAACTTCAATGTCAACTTCTGACGCAAAATACATGACTAAAGTATTTGGTACTAGTAACTTTGGTAAACCAAGAAATACGGTTCCGGTTTTCTTGGAAGAAAGATTCCAATCTCTATTGAATTATGCATATAGAAAAGGATATATTAGAGGTTTAAGTTCTTCTTTAATTTCTTTGGACTCAGCACAAAGTGCTTCATCTACATCCATTGGATGGTACTTGGATAGATACCAATCTCCAAGTTCTCCTTGGGTTGTTTCGGAATTGAGAGGTAATAAAGTTTACAACTTATTTAAGTTCTACACAATTGCTGATGGTAATTCTGCAAACACTGAAGTTAAACTTTCAATTACAGATATTTCATTTGCTAACCAAACATTTACAGTGTTAGTTCGTGATTATTTTGACACAGACTCAGCACCAACAGTTCTTGAGAAATTCACAAACTGTTCTATGGATCCAAGTCAAAATAACTTCATTGCGAAAAAAGTAGGTACATTGGATGGTGAATACCAATTGAATTCTAAATTCATTATGGTTGAAATGAATGAGGACGCACCAGTTGATGCTCTACCTTGTGGATTTGAAGGGTTTACATTTAGAGAATATGCGGGAGCAAGATCTCCATTCCCTATTTTCAAAACCAAATATGATTTCCCTGGTGAAGTTATTTACAACCCACCATTTGGATTACCTACAGGAGGAGACAATACAACAACAACAGGAGGTGATAATGTAAGAAGAACTTATCTTGGTATGTCAAACTTCTGGGGTTATGATTCTGACTTCTTTGATTATGTTGGTAAGAGAAATCCTATTTCTCCTTGTGATTTGGAAGGTGCCGAATGGTCATATAAAACTAGAGGTTATCACATGGATAAAAACGCTAGTGGACTAACAATCGGAAGTGCTTTCTCAACAAGTGGTACTCCAAGATTCTATGTTGGTGACGCGGCGTTTAGTTCAGAACCTACAAATGAAACAAGTCCATACTATAGATTATTCTCAAGAAAGTTCACATTGTTCGTACAAGGAGGATTTGATGGATGGGATATCTATAGAGAGTATAGAACAAACGGAGATAGATATGTTCTTGGTAGAACAGGATTCTTAAACGGAGCGTGTGCAACTGATAGATATCCTACGGCTACTGGATGGGGAGCGTTTAAACAAATATCTCTTGGGGATGGTACAAGAAGTTGGGCAAATACTGACTACTACGCATACCTATTGGGTATTAGATCATTCTCTAACCCTGAAGCGGTTAACATCAATTTATTTGTAACTCCTGGTATTGATTATGTTAATAATTCAGACCTTGTTGGTGATACAATTGATATGATTGAAAATGAAAGAGCGGATTCGTTGTATATTACAACAACTCCTGACTACAGTTTGTTTGTTCCAACAACCACAAGTGGAGATAATTTGATTTACCCACAAGAGGCGGTTGACAATCTAGAAGAGGCGGGAATTGACTCTAATTACACCGCAACTTACTACCCTTGGGTATTAACTCGTGATACGGTTAACAACACTCAAATTTATATTCCAGCAACCGCGGAAGTAACGAGAAACTTGGCGTTAACTGATAATATTGCATTCCCTTGGTTCGCAGCGGCGGGTTATACTCGTGGTATTGTAAATTCAGTTAAAGCACGTAAGAAGTTAACTCAAGAAGATAGAGATACTCTTTATATCGGAAGAATTAACCCAATTGCAACTTTCTCTGATGTTGGTACAGTAATTTGGGGTAATAAAACTCTACAAGTTAGAGAATCTGCACTTGACAGAATCAACGTAAGAAGATTATTGTTACAGGCACGTAAATTAATATCTGCGGTTTCTGTAAGATTATTGTTTGATCAAAATGACGAACAAGTAAGACAGGACTTCCTAAATGCGGTTAACCCAATTTTGGATTCAATCAGAAGAGATAGAGGTTTATATGATTTCCGAGTAACAGTTTCTTCAGATACTGCGGATCTTGATAGAAATCAAATGACAGGTAAGATTTACATCAAACCAACTCGTTCGTTAGAATTTATAGATATCACATTCTATATAACACCTACGGGAGCATCATTTGAGAATATCTAATGATAAAATGAAAAAGGAAAGGGAGATTAATTCTCCCTTTTTTTATTTATATGATATTTATTATTATGAATCATAGAATATTAGTTAGGCAGATTATGACCGAAATGGTTAATGAGGTTGAATCAAAAAAGTATGGTCTTAAATATTATGCGTTTGATTGGGATGATAATCTTATGAAAATGCCAACGGAGATTATTCTTTTAGATGAAAACGGAGATGAGGTTGGCATGTCAACCGAAGACTTTGCGGAATACAGAACTGAAATTGGAAAAACTCCATTTAAATATAATGGTAGTACTATTGTTGGTTTTGCCGAAACTCCATTTAGATATTTTAGTACTCTTGGGGATCAAAAGTTTATGAAGGATATTGAGACCGCCCCTTTAGTGAGAGAGCCTTGGTCTGATTTTGTTGAGGCAATCAATAACGGGTCAATATTTTCAATCATCACAGCAAGAGGTCACCACCCTAATACACTTAAAAAAGGTGTTTACAAATTAATAATGATGGGAAGAGGAGGTCTTAATAGATCAAAACTAGTGGAGAGTCTTAAGGAGTATAGAAGAAAAATGGGGTTAAAATTTATTGATGATGAAAATTCATTAATAAAAGATTACCTTGATAGATGTAGATTTTATCCTGTTTCATATGGTGCAGGATCCGCAACCAATCCTGAAGAAGGTAAAATAAGAGCAATGGAAGAATTTATAAGTTATGTAAAGAAACTTTCATTAAGACTTCAAAAGAAAGAATATCAATTTGTGAATGATGTTAGTAATAATTTTGTTCCATTTACCCCTATGGTAGGTTTTTCAGATGATGACATAAGAAATATTGAATCAATGAAAAAACATTTTGAAAAGAAAGATGATAATATATTAAGAACTTATCATACAAAAGGAGATGAAAAAAATATTTATGAGCAACTAGTTAAAAGGATGATATCAAAAATTAAATCAAAGTAAATAGAAAAATTTTAATAACGATATATTTATAATAAAAATAAACAGAAATTTAAAACTAAAAAACCATGGCTGATTTATTAATGAAAATGCCAGTTCCTTACGAACCGAAAAGACAAAACCGATTTATTATAAGATTCCCATCTAGTTTGGGTATTAATGAGTGGTTTGTGGAAAGTGCCGCAAGACCATCAATAAAAATCGGTTCAACTGAAATACAATTCTTAAACACCTCAACATTTGTTGCTGGTAGATTTAACTGGGATCCTATTCAGGTTAAATTCCGTGACCCAATCGGACCATCAGCATCACAGGCTCTTATGGAATGGGTTCGTTTATGTGCTGAATCTGTAACAGGTCGTATGGGTTATGCTGCGGGATATAAGAAAAATGTTGATATTGAGATGTTGGATCCAACAGGAGTTGTTGTTGAAAAATGGATATTGGAGGGAACTTTTTTAACTGACGTAAACTTTGGTTCATTATCTTATAGTCAAGATGCTCTTGCGGATATTTCAGCAACACTTCGTATGGATCGTTGTATACTCGTGTACTAGTTTTTACATACCCTTTACAACCAAAATATTAATCCATATATTTATTTAAAAATAAGTGTATGGATTTTTCATTTTTCACAATCAATAATAAATCAGGATATAAGACCAACGAAAAATGGTTAATGAAAAATGAGTTAGAATTATATAATAGTATAATTGAATACTCAAAAACTTTAAATCAAGATCTAACTTTCAAGGAGAAACTTTATTTTTATTTTCATAAGTTAAAAGAAAGACCAAAATGCTTTAAGTGTGGTAATGAAGTTAAATTTAGAAACAGATTTGACAAACCATATGGTGATTTTTGTTCTTTATCTTGTGCCAATTCTTCAAAAGAAGAATTAATCAAAAGACAAAAAAAGACATTTAATGATAAATATGGTGTGGACTTTTATCCAGAACACAAAGAATTTGTTAAAAAACAAAAAAACACAAAGTTAATTAATTATGGTGATGAAAATTATAATAACATTGAGAAAAGTAAATACACAAAGTTAATTAATTATGGTAATGAAAATTACAATAATATTGAAAAATATAAAAAAACTTGCGAATTAAAATATGGTGTAGATAATTATTCTAAATCAAATAATTATCACAATAGAATCACTCAAGAATATAAGAATTTATATTCCGAAATATATTTTAATGAGGTGAAAAAAGGATCTGTTATAATTGATTGTCCTAAATGTGGTAATAAGTCTGAATTAACAAAACAATTATTATATGAAAGATATAAGAGAAACTATGATGTTTGTTTAAATTGTAATCCTTTAGGGTTTAAACAAAGGAGTGGATATGAGAATGAGATTTGTGATTTTTTAGATGTTATAGGTGTTAAATATCTAACAAATTTTAAATTAAAAAATAAAAAAACTGAAGTTGATGTTTTTATTCCGGATTATAATTTAGGTATAGAATTTAATGGTTTATATTGGCATAATGAGTTATTTAAAACACCATTTTATCATTTAGAAAAAACAATAAAATGTGAGGGTGAGAATATTGAATTAATTCATATTTTTGAAGATGAATGGATATACAATCAAGAAATTATAAAATCAATAATAAAAAATAAAATTAAAATATCTGAAAATAAAATTTTTGCTAGAAAATGTGAAATAAGAGAAGTTGGTTTTAAAGAGTGTAAGGATTTTTTGGAGAAAAACCATATTCAAGGATCCGTTAACTCAAGAGTTAGATTAGGTTTATTTTTTAAAGACGAAATGGTTTCTATTATGACATTCTCAAAAGGGAGAATTATAATGGGAGGTAAAACAGATGAATGGGAATTAAATAGATTTTGTAATAAATTAAATACTAATGTTATTGGGTCGGCATCAAAACTATTAAAAAATTTTATAAAAATAAATAACCCTAAAAAAATAATTTCATATTCTGATATTAGGTTATTTAAGGGCGATTTATATGAAAAGTTAAATTTCAAATTTATATCTCAATCAAAACCAAACTATTGGTATGTTATTGGAAATAAAAGACATTATAGGTTTAATTTTAAAAAATCATCTTTAATAAAAGAAGGATTTGATTCTAATAAAACTGAAAAAGAAATTATGTTTGAACGTAAAATATATAGAATATACGATTGTGGTAATACGAGATGGGAATTAAGTATTGATAAAAAAACAAATTAAATTATTATTTAAAATAAAAAATATTATGGAACAAGATGTTAATCAATATGGTCAAATGGATTTTAACTTACCTCATGATGTGGTGAAACTACCATCTAATGGGATTTTTTACAAATCAAAAAAGAAAAGTGTTAAAGTTGGGTATCTAACTGCGACTGATGAAAATACCATATCAAATATTAACCCTAATAAATCAATAAGAGAAAGTATTGTTTTACCTTTATTGAGAGGTAAGGTTTATGAACCAGACCTTAGACCTGACGAAATGTTGGATGGTGATATTGAGGCTTTAATGATCTTTTTAAGAAACACATCGTTTGGTCCTGAATATAATGTCCTTCTAAAAGACCCTGCAACAGGAAAAGAATTTTCATCATCAATTTTATTGGACGAACTTAATATAAGAAAAACAGATGCCAAACCAGATGAAAATGGATATTTAACAACAACATCACCTAGAGGTGGAAATTTGGTTAAATTAAAATTATTGACAATTGGAGATTTAATTGAGATTGATAGTATCATTGATCAATATCCGTCAGGTAGAATACCACCAACTCAAACTATTAGATTAAATAAAATGATTGTGTCAATTGATGGAAATGATGATAGAGGATTTATCTCCAAATTTATTGAAACAATGCCTATAATGGATTCAAAACACATAAAGAATTTCATTGCGGAAAATGAACCTAGATTAGACTTAACAAAAGAAGTAATAGCCCCGTCAGGAGAAAGAGTGATGACCAATATCACTTTTGGGGTGGAATTTTTTCGGCCTTTCTTCTGATCATTCTAAAAACCTACTTGATGAATATTATTTTATGACAAAATTTCTGAGAACACAATACTCGGAATTTTTGTCTATGCCAACATATGTTAGAAGATATCTTATTGATAAGATTATTGAAGATAATAAAAAATAATATTTGATATTTATCAATATATAAAATAATAACAAATGATGTTTTTTCAAGATAGTGGTGTTAAGGCGGATTCTTCATCTGGATATGATCCAGAACAATTTGATGCGGTAAAAAAACTAGGTGAATTTTGGGAAAAACCTACTAACATCTTAAATAATTTAGTAAGTGAAATTGCGTCAGTCCCACAAAAAATTGGTAGAGCAATATTAGATCTTGACGCTAAATCCGCACAATTAATTCAAGTTTTAGGGGTTGGTTCCAAAAGAGGACAAGAATTAACGTCAACAATTGCCGATACAATACCGAGATATCTTGAATTAGGTTTAAAGGCTAGTGATGTTACTGACGATTATAAAGATTTAGTTAATGCATTCAATGTTAATTTAAGTTTGACTGATGACCAACTTGTTGAGCTTGCCGCAACCGCAAAGATAACAGGTCAAGAAGGAAAGGTTATGGCAAAATCTTTTCAAGATGTTGGAGTACCTATATCTCAAATTGGGGAAAGAATGGTTGATGTTGCTAAAATCGCAAATCAGGCTGGTGTTACCGTTGGAAGTGTTTCTGCGGGGGTTGTTAAAAATTTGGATAAGATGAACCTATTCAATTTTGAAGGAGGGGTTAAAGGTCTTGCGAAAATGGCGGCTCAAGCATCTCGTTTAGGTATTGATATGGGTAAAATATTTGAAATAACAGAAAAAGTATTTGATCCTGAAGGTGCTATTGATTTTGCTGCTAGTTTACAAAGATTGGGAGTTCAAACAAGTGAATTATTGGATCCATTAAGATTAATGGATTTAGCACAAAATGACCCAACTGAACTTCAGAATCAAATTGTTGATATGACAAAACAGTTCACAAGATTTAATGAGCAGACAAAACAATTTGAGATATTACCTGGAGCAAAAAGACAGATGAATGAAATCGCCAAGTCAATAGGAATGACGGGAGGTGAACTTCAGAAAATGGCACTTAATGCTGCTAATTTTGATATGAAGTTAAAACAAATTAAATTCTCCCCTGATATAAAAGAAGAGGATAGAGAATTAATTGCGAGCATGGCTCAGATTGATGAAGGTGGAAAAGCACAAATACAAGTTAGAGAAGTTGATGAAAAGACAGGTGAATGGACAGGTGAATATATTACAAAAGAAGTCGGACAATTAACTGCTAATGAGATAAAATCATTAAAAGACGAACAATTACTACAAGGAGAAACCGCGGAAGGAATTGCAAGAAATCAATTATCACAATTGGTTCAATTAAACACATCAATTGATAGATTGGTGACGAGTATTACTTATGGTGTTGCAAAATCAGTGCCGGCGCAAAAAGGTTATAAAGAAGCGACTGATACAATCATTAGTACTGTTGAAAAAGGAAAATTTGTTACCCCTGAATTGGTTAGTAAAGATTTTGATAATGTTATGAAGAAATTAATGGAAACGCTTGATACTGCCGTTATGGGAATTGATACAAGCGGGTTTCAAAATATTATTAATGGTATTGGTGATAAAATTAAAGGAGTTACAAATTATTTACCTGATATGTCAAATATATTAGGAACAACAACCGCAACACCGGCAACAACAAATACAATAACAAGTCCGGCAACCAATATTTCATCAACAAATACAACAATAAATACTGCCACTGAAACCGCACAAAACATACAATTAACTCACGTTTTTGATTTTTCAAAAGTACCGCCTAATTTAACGTCCGCTGAAGTTACAAAAATAATGACAGAATGGGCATCAAATCCTATTAATGCGGATGCTATAGTTAAGACCGCTAAAAATATTAACACTGGGTTAATAGCATAACACTTTTTTACAATAAAAAAATACAAATTAGGTATTTATAAGATAAAGATATTATATGTCAGATAGTGTATTATCATTTGCTTCATCGGCATCATTTAGAAACACATTAATTGCTAGAAATTTAGCCCCATATCAAGTACAAGGGGTTTATACTCCTCCTGCAGGAAATGTTACCTATGAAGTTTCACCATTAAATAATAGTAATGTAATTGATTCTCCTGATGTATATATCTCAACAAATCAATTTGCACAACAACTTTATCCGTTAAACGAATACGGACCCGATGGTGGATTTATTGGTAAGTATACAATACCTGGTGCACCATACCCTGTGGAGTCTAATAAAGGTCCTTATGATCCTAATGACACAATATTGGATTTAGTTAATGAATTTTATATTGACGCCGCTTATATCCAAAATAAATATGGTCCTGAATCTGGTTATAAAGATTTGGTTATTATAACTGATGTTATTACATCAAATAAATTTTATTTACCATATTGGGATCCGTCAATATTCGTCCCATCGGTTTATAGTCCATATGAAATATTAACAAGTAATAATCCAAATGGAAGTGATGGTTTACTATCTCAAGATTCATATCTTGCAAAAATTGGTGCGGCTCAATTAAAAGGATATTTTGAAGATAGAATAGCAACCGAATTAGAACAATTGACTATAGGGTCAATTAATTTGGATACATTATCAGATCCATTTAGTGCGAGTTTATTGGCGACAGGTCAACAACCATTTTTTATAAAAAATTGGAAAATTACTGTCCCTGAAAATCCCGCATTAGCGGCGGTATCATTTGCAAATAGATTATCGGGAACTTATTTCCCTGTTTCATTTATACCTGGTGATTATTTTAATGAAGACGACCCAATTGGAAATGTACCAAATGGATTAAATGTTGCAAACAATTTAACGGGTGGAGCTTTAGGTCCAATCCTAAATAAATATAGAAACCCGTCAGAGATATTTTTAGCAAATACTGGAAATGGTCAACAATCAATATTATTTGCAAATTTAGATTATAATTTATATAGACCACAGTACCAAAAGAACCTAATTCAAGGAGTATCAAGTGCAATCAACAATCTATTCAAGGGAAGTGAAGGTGGTGGAGGATACTATGTTGGTAGTGTTACTTCTGAACCATCACAAATTACATCACCCGCAAATGAAATTGCTGTTGATAGGTTTGGTAAACAACAAGCAACCATTGTTTATGGGCCTGATGAATTAGGTAAACTATATGAGGGTAATGAAGGAAAGATAAACTTTGGTTTAGCGGCAAAATCATTTCAAGATGGAGATGGTATTGATGGTAAATTTGTTTGGACATCACCTAAATATAAACCTGATGCGGGATTTAAAGTTGGTAGAGGGGGTGAAGTATTTGAGAAAGATGATGAATTTAATATTATTGAATCTCAATATAGTCAAAATCAATCAACTGAGATTGAGTATAAAGGTGGATCTATACTTGATAATACCCAAAGAATAATTAATGCTGCTGATAATGTACAAGGGGCAAAAAGATTAAAACACGTTGGTAATGCGATAAGTCAGGTATCTAAAGTATTCAATGACGGATATAAAGAAATGACAAAAGGATCTCAAGTTATTGCTTATTATGATTCATCAACTAATGATAATACGATTGGTGTTAGTGGGTTTGAAGTTGGTAGAGAATATTGTCGTGTTTTCCAAAAAGATACACCATACTTTACATATGCGGATTTACAAAAAACGGATGGTATAACAATATCAGGAAGAAAATTCCATAATTCAGTTCTTGATAATACATACAATTTAAATATTGCACCATTAAGAAATCCTGGATCAACAAACATCATAGATAATAAAGTTAAAAAATATATGTTCTCAATTGAGAATTTAGCTTGGAGAACATCAAGTGAACCTAATTTTAGATATGATGATTTACCGACTTGTGAAAAAGGACCAAATGGAGGTAGAATAATGTGGTTCCCACCATATGATATTTCATTTAGTGAAGATAGTAGAGCGAATTGGAATCCGACATCATTTTTAGGTAGACCCGAACCAATTTTTACATATAAAAACACCCAAAGAACAGGTAGTTTAAGTTGGAAAATAGTTGTGGATCACCCATCTGTAATGAATACAATCATTCGTCAACAATTAAAAGGTAGAAAGGCGGATGAGGTTAACTCAATTATGGATTCATTTTTTGCGGGATGTGTTAAATATGATATATATGATTTAGCGTTAAAGTTTAATACAATACCAACAAGTCAGTTATATACTTATCAACAATTATTAAACGATCCGAGAACCACAAAAGAAGAGGCGGATATAATATTGAGTCAAATACCGAGTGAACCAACCGCAGGTGGTAATGGAGGAAGTGACGATACACAACAAGGTACTCAACCAGATAGTCAAACTACTATTGAATCTTCACCTGAAGAACAAATTAGTTGTTCAGATCTTAACGGATTTTTAGATTATTCATTTTATTTTGAAAATGATTCTCCATATTATAATCCCGACATACAGAATCCTCAAGATCCTGCTGAATGGAAAATCGCAGGACCACTTGGTAGAGGGGCATATAGTAATCAAGGTGCAAACCAAAATTATGATTATGAACAATATTATAATTTTTATCTTAGTTTAAGAGATAGTGCTTATGTTACTAAGGCTCCTGAAAAATGTTATGCGTCAGGAAGCACTGAACCATTCACAAAAGAAGGTATACAGAAATTTTTTGATGATACGGTAATTTATAATTTTGAAAAAATTAAAAATGAATTTTTACCAAAAATAAAAGAAATTATTATTGATAAAAAAGGTACAGTTACACTTGAGATGTTTGGGTCGGCATCACCAATACAAGAGGTACAATATAATCAATATTTATCTGATAGAAGAATTGATTCAGTTATTAAATGGTTTAAAAAACAAAACATTGACGGGACAAGTTTTGATCAATTAATAAAAGATCAGAAACTAATGATAAAGACAGTCCCACAGGGAGAAACCGCTGAAGTAAGTCCTATTGGAAAGGATGGAGGATCTCAATTTAAAATAAATTGTGGTGTAAATATTAGAGATAATACACCAAACGGCCCAATTAATAGAAATGGTGGAGAATGGTATTCTGTTCCTGCTATGGCTTGTCGTAGAGTAAAAATAAATGGGATAATAGCGACAATTGGAAAACCTGTTGAAAAAATTGAAAACAATGTAACGGTTGAGGAAGAAAATAAAACTCAAGATGATTCTAACGCAAATTTGAATAAGGATATACCGCCTATTAAACCTGTACCAAATCCTGATCCAATACAAAAAGTTAAAGATGGTATATCTAAAAAAATATTAAGACATTTATTTTCTGAATGTGATTACTTTGATGTTATCAAGGAGTCAGATCCTATGATATATGATAGTTTAAGAGATAAGATTAGATATTTCAGTCCGGCTTTCCACTCAACAACACCTGAAGGATTAAATAGTAGATTAACGTTTTTACAACAATGTATGAGACCAGGTCAAACAATACCTGTTATTGGGCCTGATGGTAAACCAAAATATAATGATTCGTTAAATACTGCTTTTGGTGCTCCACCAATATTAGTATTAAGAATTGGTGATTTTTATCATACTAAAATAGTTCCAAACTCATTGAGTATAAGTTATGAACCATTAGTTTTTGACATAAATCCTGAAGGAATTGGTGTACAACCAATGATTGCAAAAATAACTTTAAATTTTGATTTTATTGGTGGACACGGATTAGCTGGTCCGGTTAAAGAATTACAAAACGCATTATCATTTAATTATTATGGTAATACTGAAATATATGATGAAAGATCTATTGCAACTGAAGATACTAGCGAAAGAGACGCTCAATTGGTTGAAAAAATAGTAAAAGGTGGTAGTACAACAATTGCTCCCGTAACGACTAATCAGGTAAATAATCAACAACCACAAATTGGAGGAGGTACTGTAGGTACGATATTATCTACAAATCTTCAAAATGACGGATCTTTTGAAACTGGTGAGATAGAATATAAATCATTAATAACCGAATTATCAAACGGAACACAAAACTATTTTAAAACAATATTCAATCAGTTGAAAACAATAACAAATACCACAAATTATGGTATTATGGGATTGGCTTATTTGGATAGAGACTTTTCAACAGGTGAAATAAGTGAGTATAACGATTCTCAACCTAACATACCACTTTATGGTAAATCTAATTCTATTGAAAAAAGAGTTAAAAGTTTGATAGAAGCAACATTAGATGATGTAAAATTAAATAATGATCCAATAACATCAAATAAAGATAAATATAAAACACAGAATAATGCTACAAACGCACAAATTAGAAATTTAGAAACAAAGATACAAGAAGAAGTTGCAAAAATGCAAGAAGAGATAAATTTAACTATTATTACCCCACTTAACACAATGACATCATATCAAGAAAACTATAATTACACATTAAGAAAAATGGATGTGATATCTGATAGTTTTGATGGTATTAAATTAGGTGGTGGAGATTATAAAGTTTATACGTTGATAAGTGGTGATAGTGTTATTAACGAAATACGAAACACTTACATTACTGATGTTGGTGGAGCTTTGCTTGGGTACGATATTTCATTTTTAAATGGAATGATATTTAATACTAATGTTTATAATGAAAAAAATAATCTTTTTGTTCCTGTTGATACGTCAACCAATATTTCTATAAATGCTAATAACAGATTCTATATGGTTATGTCTTCAATTTTTACAGATGATAATAAATATAATACATTTGTTGATTCAATAACTTCTGTTGATAAAGTTAAAGATAATCAAAGTTTAATTGAGGCGATAAAACAAACTTGTGAGGAAATTAAATTGCAACACAAAAAAGAACATGATGCCGAAATTAAAAAATTTGATGACATAGAAAAAGGTGAAGTATATAAACAATTTGAAACTTTTACTATAACTGAATTTGATACTAAAGTTTCTTATACAACCGATAACATTGGTAATAATTTACAGAAAAAGAATAGATTAAAAAATTTATATTCAGATGTTAATGTGAATGTAAGTAATAAAACATATAATGGTAAAGTTAAATTTGTATAATGGCACTACAGTATTATAATAGATATAGTCAATTTATTTTAAATGGAGAACAGACTGTTGTCCCGTATGTTAATTTACCAAAAAAATCATCAGACAAGAACTATATTTATAAAGTTGGTATATCAAGATTAGATAAGGTTTCACAACAATATTATGGTTCACCATTTTTTGGTTGGTTAATAATGTTGGCAAACCCTCAATACACTGGACTTGAATTTAATATACCCGATGGTGCGGTATTGACAATTCCTTTTCCTTTATTAGGTTCTTTACAAGACTATAAAACAACATTAGATAACCACTTCTTCTATTATGGTAGATAACGGAGAAAATATATTAGTAGAATTTGATTACCAAAACATATCTGTAATTGATCCAAACAAGATTATTGATGAGAATGGTAATGCAAAGGAAAGACTTATAAATCAAGAAAATCTTGTTTTTTACGCTAATTTGGAATGCTCGGTTTTACCAAGAACTAAATTGGCTCTTGGGGTTCCTTTAGAAGATAGTGTAAGAACAATATCTGTTGGTAAAATTAATTTTTTAAATCCGGGTGGAAATAAATTTTTAAATACTGATTGGTCTGATGAGATAACAGGTAAAGATACATTAATTGGTAAAGGGATCAATCAACAAAGAATAGATCAAATTCCAATAGAAGGTAAAGATAATGATTATTTTTTTAGACAGACAACACTATCAAATGGTAATGTTGGGTCTATAGATACTGGATTATTAGGTATAACAAATATTAACATATCTTATGGTTTAGACTTTTTACCTGTAATTGACATTGTCTTGGAAGATGTAAAAGGTAGGGCTTTATTTGAAGGAGGTAATAACTCACCATACGCCGCATTCTTCCAACTACCATATCCATTATTCTATCTTACATTAAAAGGTTATTTAGGTAAGGCAATAAAACTTCCATTAATGTTGCAGAGTTTTAACGCAAGTTTTGATCCTGGGACTCACAATTTTAGAGTAACTTTAAAACTTTATACGTACAAATATACAATAATGTCCGACATTAATTGGAGAGCGATGTGGGCAACACCATTAATGTATCAATCAAGTGTTACAATAACAGATCAAAGTTCAACAGGTAATGGACCTAAAAATAGTACCGTTACAAAATCTTGGTCTAGTAGAGGGTATTCTAAAATAAAAGAATTATATGCTGAATATAAGGCAAAAGGATTAATTGATGATAATTTCCCTGAATTAACAATACAAGAGTTAAAGGTGAATTTAAACAAAGTATTAACCAGTATCATTGACAAATACTCAAAAACAAATCTAAATGTCTTAAATGATCTTAAAGATTACGCTGAAGTATTAAGACAATATGAAGGTTATGTTTATTATTATTCTGACTCGGACGGAGGATGGGCAAGAAAATATTTAGATTTCCAAAATCCATTTGTAACAAAACCACAAACAAATCAAAAAAATGGGTATGTTATTTATCAATTTAAAAAAGAATATAATAACCCACAAGCAAGACAAACGGCATTAACAGAACTTTCTGGTGTTGTTAAAAAATTTAATTCAGGTTTAAGAGGTAATAATACTTTGGGTGATGGAAAACCAAATAGTATACCCGTTAACATAAGTTTAGATATAAATAAAATTGAGAATAGTACTTTTTATTCTAATTTTACAATCAATGATATTGATGAAAAAAGAACATATTCTCAAAGGAACAATAATAAAGAACTACCTGGAACTGGAAATACTCAATTTATTTCTTACTTAAACACTCAGTTTAATGATGGGCCTAAATTTTATTTTGAAGGTAAAAATTCTTTTTTAGATAAAACATCAACTATTGCTGAAAATTATCAGAAAAATAAACAATCGGTAGAGGAAGGTTTAACAAAAGATCTTACTAATCAAATATCAAAAAGCGTTAAAGATGGTGGATTAGGATTTACACCAACTGTAAGAAATGTACTTGCGGTATTCTTTGCTCAAGGTGAAGCGTTTTTAAGATTAATGGATGAGGTTCATACAAAGGCTTGGGACTTGAGGGATGACATATATCGTAAACAGGCGATATATTCAAACTCATCAACGGTTAATAGTGTTGACATTAAAGACATTGGAGTGTTAGATACACCAATTTATCCTTGGCCTCAATTAATTATTGAAAACAATTTAAAAGATAACGGAGATAAATATGAGTTAGTTTATCCTGGCAATAGTTCTATTGCCGCTAAAATTAGGGCGTACTCACCTGAAATATGGCCTGAAGTCCAATTTGTGGAAGAGTTTTTGAAGGCAACAATTGAAAGAGAGGTTCCACCACAATTTCCACAAACATTATCAAACGCTCAAACAAAACCAAATAGATTGAGTTTTAATGCTATTGAATTCCCTATAGATAATGAAGTTTATCAAAATACGGAAGAAGTTAAATTTTTCTATGAAATATATGAAAGATTACTATTAAATGCGTTATATAGTAAATTAGGGAGAGATTCAAATGTCCTATATAATATGACAGAATTTTATTCTGAATCGGAAGTATTAAATATGATTAATGCTTTGGGGAGCGATAATCCTTTCTTAACTAAAAAACTTAAGGAGTATGATTTAAATTCTTCTAACTATGTTGGTTTCTTAAAGCATATTTCTAATGGTGGATCTGGAGATTCTTGGCAAAATTATATTAGAGGTGAGTTTAATACTCCATATATCAAAAATGATGTTAATACACCCTTTTTATTAATAAATCAAGATATATTTGATAACGATAAATCTCAACCATTAGCATCACTAAAAAATACTGAACAGGTTGAGAAATATTTTGGAGATTCAAATATAGTTGAAAACTATGATTTTACTGATCTATATCCAATAACAAATTTGGGTTGGGTAAATAATTATTTGGCAGATGCTAATCAGATCCAAAATGCTGAACAAGTATTTAAAACGACTCAGGTTTTAGAATACAATAATACACATAAAATAATAACAAATTTTATTCAAAATGGTAAAGACAAACAACCGGTAACATCTTTTTGTTATAAGAGTAATAGTAATGTTTTTACCCAAACACTTGATTTAACAAATCTAGAATCTTTTTATGAGAACAGAGAAATAAAAGATCAATATATAACTGAAGGTAATGTTAACTATTTTGATTACACAAACAAATTAGTGGAAAATCAAACGACCTCAATGTTGAATACGCCATATTTTATAAATGCAATTCAAAAAGGTGTTTATAATTACAGGTATAATTTAAATGATCTTTATCCATATAAATCAGCGGCTTATTTATTTTTGAATAGTTTACCGCTTGGAACTTTAAGAGAAAAATATAAAGAATATAATGAAAATCAAAGCTCAAATGATTTAGATTATATTGTTTCTACAATTAAGAAGTATGGTGCGATTCATAAATTACCATATGCTTGGGTATTAAAATATGGTGGTATATGGCATAGATACAAAAATTGGATAAATAATGGTGTAGACTTTTTAGATGAGGTTTGGGGTGATTTTAATTATTTGGATAATTTTGATCCTTTAACAAGTGCAAGTACAACAAATTACCAATTACAAATTGATGGTAATCCATATAATATGATATTACAAGATGATATCGTAAGTGGATCATTAACACAAACATATATTAATACGGGATTCTATCCAAAAGTTATTGACGATTTTAATGTCTTCTATCAGGGAGTTAGAGCTTTCAGTTCTGTGGCACAAATAAATGGAACTTGTACAATATCAGGAACTACATTAGAGGTATTATCAGTTTCAAGTAATGACCTATTCCCTGGATTAGTATTAAGTGGTGATAGTGTGTTATTAGGGACAACAATTATAAATCAAATAAATGGTACTTTAGGTGGTGTTGGTACTTATACCGTTAACTTTCCGCAGGACATTACCTCACCAATTGGGTTTATTGTGACAAATTATTCTGTTGCGGGATATACAAGTTCATCAATACAAGATGCGATTAATAATGGACTATATGTTAAAAAAACAACAACATCAAATATTGTTAAATCCGCAGGTTTTGATAATGGAAATCCAAATAGATCTTTACAAATAACACCTTGGAGTTGTTATATTGAAACCTCAGATGGAACTGGTGTTTATCCTTTACCATCATTTGGATCAAGAGTAAATCAAACAAATGATGAATGTTTTAAAACAAATGGTGAATTATTTACCGAAGTTAAAGATAATCCTGCGATGTATAATGGATCCGTTAGATTATTTTGGAAAGCACCAAATTATGGATATTTTGATAATGGTAAACTAACAAAACCAACTCCTGAAAAATATTTAAAACAGATTTTTAACAATGAATCACAACAACAAAGTTTTTCAATAAATGGAGCATCAGATGATTACACTTCAATAAGTGAAATGTTTACTACTTTTGATAAAGAAATATTAGACATATTAGAAACTGAATTTTTGAACTTTAGTAGATCTGTATATGATTTTACAAATACATTACCTGAAACTTCACCTGTAGACCCAACCTCATATAAAGTAGAACAAAATTTCCAAGCTTTGATGAGACAAGTTATGAAATTAACAAAACCTGTTGGTAATGTATTAAATGGTGATGTTATTATTGATGAAATACAAGAATTACAAATATCAAATTTCTCAAAATATATTAGTAATTTTATGGAGTATAAAGTTACTGTTAAACATGGAAACCCATCATTTTTTGATAGAAAATTGTTTTATACATTCTCAACTCAATATATTGAGGATCCATACACATATCAGGGATATTTCCAAGGATCACCAAATAGTTTACCAACCGCAGGGGGATCATTAACTCTTGCTCAATCTAAAACTCAGAATCCACAAACTTGGAGAGATTTGGAAACGTATGTTGGGTTCTCTGAAATACCTGAATTGGCGTATACGGATAATGGATCTTATATTACGGATTTCTTTGTGGATATGAATGTTGAGTTTACTGAAACAAGTGTAAAGACATTTGCTCCAATAGTTAAAATATATGCAACTCAAAAACTTAAAAACCCAAATATAACACCTACCGAATTTTATGGTTTAATGAATGATTATTTAAATAAAAATACAACATACATTAATACTCTATTAAACATTGAATTAACAAACTTAAGGAAAAAATTACCTTCAGTTAATGTTAGTCCTGTAAATAATAATGTAAGAGCGGATAGAGTTGAGGGTGAACAAACAAGATATGAAACTTGGGAATTATTTAAATCAATAAATGATAAATGGATTTCTGGTGGAGATTTTAAAACTAAAACATTATTTGAAGATGTTTTAATTGTGGATAGAGCAAGTAGAGACGTTGGTCAACAAGTATATGTGGATGTCTTCAAGTTAAAAAACTTGATTGAATCTTCTGATTATAAAAATAGTCTTTTAAGTATTGTTAATACAATTTTAACAGAAAATAACTTTGTTAGTTTTTCATTACCGGCATACGCTAATTTTTATAATGTTAGAGATGTAAGTAAAAACCCAACACCAAAACCTGAAGGAACTTTAGAATTTGCAAATTCTTTATTCGGAACATTTTTAAATGTTGATTATAGAGAAACATCACCAAAGTTTTTATGTATCTACGCTTGGAAACCAAGTCAGCATTTAAATTTGAATGAGAATGTTGATTATAGATATAGAGACGATGCATTTGATTTGAGAAGATCTTCTGATAATCCTCTTTTAGAAAATTTAACAAATAAGACAAATTGGGATAAATCAAACAAAGTTGTTGGATTTAATGTTGATATTGGGCCTCAAAATCAACAGATATTTAAGCAGTTTGATATATCACAAGATCCTGGTCAACCAACCGCAGAATCTTTGGAGGTGTTAAATCAAATGGCTAATTTATCTAGAAACAGAGCGGGTTATTCACAAAGTGTTTCCTTATATAATGTATATAAGAATAGGAGTTATAAGTGTTCTATTGATATGATGGGTAATGCTCTTATACAACCAACAATGTATTTTAATTTAAGAAACGTTCCTATGTTCAGTGGGCCTTATATGATCACAAAAGTAACACATAGAATATCTGAAAATGGGTTTGATACGACATTTGAAGGTCAAAGACAACCATTCTATAGTATCCCTAAAATAGAGACATATATCCAATCGTTAACAACAAATATTTTAAAGAACATACAAGAACAAATTACAGAAAAAGATAGAGAATCTCAAAAAAATCAATTGAATACAATATCACAAACAAGCGGTAAAGTCAATGATGCAAAAAGAACCAATAATGCAACTTTATCTTCAAATCAGAATTGTTCTACATATTTGGCTGAGGCATATAAAAATTATACGGTTGATGAGAATATTACAAAAACCAATATTAATAAGAAAACTGCGGCTCAAACAATTACTAATATCATGAATACAGAATTTAAAATTCCGGAAAATGAGGCTAAAAAAGTTGGAGGATTCATTTACGGTATAATGACATTAATGTTAAGTCCTGTTGAAAAATTTGAAACTTATGGAAACAATTATTCTTTAATACCATTAACAAAACCATTTGGTGAAGGTTTAGATAATATAATGACATCTAAATATTTTTGTCAAGCGAGTGAGAATTTACCGATAGCAACTTTTAATACGTTTGAATCGTACGTAAGATTTATGATCTCAAAATATATAACATCAATAAATGGTATTAATTTTAATAATAATGATGTTTACTATTCTCAAGGTTTAACAAAATTCTATATGGATAATTACCCATCTAAAGAGAATGCAGATCTGTTTGATAAATTAATTGAACAAGATAAGTCTACGATTGAAAATATATTTGAATCTGCGTATAAAGAGTATATACAATTGATAAGTTAAAAAAGTAAATTTTTCTGTAATTAATGATATTTATAATAAAACAATAATTATGAGCGTAAAATTTATTTTAGATAATTATCTTGGTAAGAACACAAGAATATCAGAGAAAGATGCCGGTAACGGATTTAAAGAAGTGTGTGATTTGGACACAGGAGATTGTTATACAGTTAGAATGAAAGATGGTCTAATTGAAAGAGTTGATAATACAATGAATACAAATAAAAAAATACAAGTAGAAACCAAGTCAGGTATTAAACAACTTTTAAATGGTTAAGAAATGAAAATAGACGATAGAATAATTGAAGAAATTAGAAGACACAATTCAATTAATAACTACATTTTAGAACAAGAAGCTGGTGAATTACCACCACCACCTACCGGAGAAGTTCCGGCACCTGATCTTGGAGCTCCACCCGTAGGAGAAGCTCCCGCACCTGAAGGGGCAGTTCCTCCAGCACCAGAACCACCGGCAGCTGAAACACCACAACCTATTGATGTTGCAACAGATCCTGACGTTGAAGAAGTTGGTAAAGAAGAAGAGGATAAAGAGGAACTTGAAATAACTGATTTAGTTGATTCTCAAAAAAATCTTGAACAAAAACAAGAAGAATATTTTAATCAATTATTTAGTCAATTAGAAAATCTTGAGAGTAGATTGGGTGAGATGGATAAGTTGGTTGGGGCAATCAATTCACTTGAACAAAAAGTTGAAAAATATAGACCTAAAACACCTGAAGAAAAATTGGAATTGAGAAGTTTGGATTCAGGTCCATTTAATCAAAAATTATCAGATTTTTTTGATGACAAAATGGAAGACATGGAAAAATCTGGAAAAAATGAATATGTTTTAACTACTGATGAGGTTGAAGATTTTTCACCAAAAGAAATTAAAACAACTTTTGATACTTATGATGACGAAGATATGATGCCGTAATAACGAAAGGGAGAAATCCCTTTCATAATTACGATTTTTTATTTGACAATTTACTTTTATACAGTTATATTTTCTACGTAAACTTTTAATTTAATATATATGGCGACAAACAATGTTTTAGATTCAGTTTTGGCTCAGTATGAGAACTCAAAACAAGGTAGTTCATCTTCTACCTCAAAAATGTCTCAAGATGAAAGAATGAAGAAGTATTTCGCGGCAATTCTTAAAGACAGCGAAAAGCAAGGTCAGAAACGAGTTCGTATTCTACCTACATTAGACGGATCTTCACCGTTCAAAGAAGTATGGTTCCACGAGATCCTTGTGGACGGAAAATGGCAAAAGTTTTATGATCCGGGAAAAAATGACAATGAACGTTCACCTCTTAATGAAGTTTATGAGGAACTTATGTCAACAGGAAAAGATTCCGACAAAGAACTTGCTAAACAATATAAAGCTCGTAAATTTTATATTGTAAAAGTAGTTGATCGTGATAACGAGCAAGATGGTGTTAAATTTTGGCGTTTTAAACACAATTACAAACAAGAAGGAATTCTTGATAAGATTATTCCTATTTGGAAGGCAAAAGGTGATATTACTGATTCTGATAAAGGACGTGATTTGATTTTGGAATTGACCAAAGCGAAAACACCTAAAGGTGCGGTTTATACTGTGATCCAAACAGTAATGTATGATGATCCTGCACCAATCCACGAAGACAAGGAAACTGCAGATTCTTGGGTTAATGATGAATTAACTTGGGAAGATGTCTATTCAAAGAAACCTGTTGAGTATCTTGAGGCAATTGCAAGAGGAGAAACTCCACGTTGGGATTCCGAAAAAGGAGGATACGTTTACTCAAACGACGAAGTTGGGGAAACATCAATTGGAGGTACAAAATCAGAGTCAAAACCATCTGTTGATCCACAAGTAGATGAAGAGGTAGATGAAGAGTTACCATTCTAAAAAAAAGATATCCTATATCGTAGGTAGTGATTTACAATGTCACTACCTTTTTTTATCTTTTTAAAAAACAGATTTAACTATGGCAATTAAGAAAAAAGAAATAACGTTAGAGTCAATAAAGAGTAAATACTCAACAAAAACAAAATACAAACCTGAGTCATATTATAATTGTGGTGAAGCGTTTATGGATGCTTGTGGTTTACCTGGGCCTATTATGGGTGGTATAAATATGTTTTTGGGACACTCAAATTCATCTAAAACAACCGCAATGATTTTGGCGGCGGCAGATGCACAAAAAAAGGGTCATCTTCCTGTTTTTATCATTACTGAAAGAAAATGGTCTTGGAAACACGCAGTTGAATTAGGGTTAGAAGCGGAACAAACAGAAGAAGGTGATTGGGATGGAATGTTCATTTTTAATGATTCTTTTGATTATATTGAGCAAGTAACTGATTTTATCAATGATTTGATTGACGCTCAAGAAAAAGGGGATATACCTTATAATTTGTTATTTTTATGGGACTCTGTCGGATCTATCCCATGTAAAATGACATATGATGGTAAAGGTGGTAAACAACACAATGCCGCGGCTTTGGCGGATAAAATAGGTATGGGAATTCACTCAAGGATTGCCAAATCAAAGAAGGAAGATTATCCATACTATAACACAATGGTTGTTGTTAATCAGCCTTGGGTTGATCTACCTGATAACCCATTTGGTCAGCCTGAAATCAAGGCAAAGGGTGGTGAGGCACTTTGGTTGGCGTGTTCATTTGTGTTCCTATTTGGAAATCAGAAAAAGGCGGGTATTAATCATATTACCGCAACTAAAAACGGTAGAACCGTGTCTTATGCGATTAGAACGAAAATATCGGTTCTTAAAAATCACGTAAATGGTATTTCATATAAAGACGGTAAAATAATTGCCGTACCTCAAGGATATATAAAAGATGATAAAGCAGCGTTGGATTCATATAAAAAGGATTATTCGGATTATTGGAATAAAATTCTTGGAGGAGATGGAGAAATTAAGTTTAAAGATGAGTATGTATCCACCAATGAAGAAGAAGATTGATTGTCAAACAATTTAAAAAAATTATAATGACCAAAACACTTATTGTTGATGGTAACAATTTGTTAAAAATAGGATTTCACGGTGTTAAAGATTTCTTTAATGGATCAGAACACGTTGGTGGAACTTGGCATTTTTTAAACACCTTACGTAAATTTTTAGAGGAAACAAACTTTAATAAAGTAGTTGTCTTTTGGGATGGAGATAAAAATTCATCCCAAAGAAAACTATTATACCCAAAGTATAAGGGAAATAGAAAGTCTTCATATACTGAAGAAAAAGAAAATTCATTTCTTAACCAAAAAAATAGAATAAAACAATATTTGGAAGAAATGTTTGTTAGACAACTTGAAGTTGAAAATGCTGAAGCGGATGATTTAATTGCTTATTATTGTCAAATATCATCAGATGAACACAAAACTATATTCTCAAGCGATAAGGATCTCACGCAATTAATTTCAAGTAATGTATCCATATATTCACCACAACAAAAAAGATATTATAGGGTTGGGGATAACATTAAATTTAAGGATTGTAGTATACCACACTACAACGTAAAAACATTTAAAATACTTGCTGGTGATACATCCGATAATATTGATGGAATAAGTTTAATGGGAGAAAAAACATTAATAAAATTATTCCCTGAAATACTTGATTCAGAGATTTCATTTACTGATATTTTAACAAAGGGTAAAACATTACTCCAAGAACAAACTAAAAGTGTTGTTTTAAACAATCTAATAGTTGGTAAAACAAAAGATGGTATTTTTGGGAATAAGTTTTATGAAATAAATGAAAAGTTGGTTGATTTATCTAAACCAATGATAACAGAAGAAGGTAAAGAATTGGTTAAACAATACTATTCCGAAAGTTTAGATCCTGATGGTAGAGGATATAGAAATCTGATTAGAATGATGATGGATGACGGATTTTTTAAGTACTTACCAAAAGGTGATGACAATTGGGTTGAGTTTTTAAAACCATTTTTAAAATTAACAAGAAAAGAAAAAACAAATTACAGAAACAAAAAATGAAAAGTATGAGAGAACAAGAATTTACAAAAGTTGAATTCCTTTTGAAATGTAACGAGAGTATTATCGTACAAAGATTTTTTAATGTTAGAGATTTTAATCCCGAATCTAAAAAATCTATGGAATTATATGATTATGTAAAACAGGTATGCGACAACATGAAAAAAGATCTCAAGATGAGAACGGTTGTTTATATGTTGGAAAATCAATACGAAATTCAGGAGAATCCTGAAATTTTAAATACGTCTTATACCGATGGAGATGAGAATTATCATATGATTATTAAGACATCAGATATGACAATTTGTCATAGAATATTTGACGCTAAACTATACCCACCAAAGGTAAGATACACCGTAGACCTACGCCCGTACCTAAAAGGTATATTATCTGATCTAACTGACATTTTTTCAGGTAAAAATTTTAATTTTGAATACGCTGGATTTAATATAGCTTGATAGTATTTATCTTTACAAGGGAGAAAAAAAACTATGGCGACAAAGAAAAATTTTGATTATTTAGGGAGTAATTTTCAGATTCAATTATTGAATCAAATTATTTTAGACAAAGAATTTGCACATTCTATTATTGATGTAATTTCACCAACTTATTTTGAAAATAAGTACTTTAAATTAATCATCCAAATGATTAAGGAATACTATAAAAAGTATAACCACACACCTTCATTTGACACACTAGAACAAATTACTAAATCCGAATTACAACAAGAGGTTGCATCCAAAATTGTATTGGATATGATCGGTAAAATTAAGGACGCACCTATAGATGGAGGGGATTTTGTACAAGAAAAGGCTCTTAAATTTTGTAAGCAACAAGAGGTTGTTAAAGTAATGACCAAAGCTCAAAAAATTGTTGATGGTGGAGAATTTGAAAGTTATGATACCATTGAGGAAATGTTTAGAGAAGCTCTTCAGGTTGGTGAAAAAGACATTAGTAATTTAAATGTGTTTAGTAATTTGGATCAGGTGTTGGATGATGATTACAGACACCCAATCCCAATGGGAATTCCTGGTATTGACAGACTACTAAAAGGTGGTTTGGCTAAGGGTGAGATTGGTGTTATATTGGCACCAACTGGGGTTGGAAAATCAACATTCTTAACCAAGATCTCAAATCACGCATTTAACTTAGGTAATAACGTACTTCAGATCTTTTTTGAGGATAACCCAAAGATAATTCAGCGTAAACACATTACTCTTTGGACTAAGATTCATCCTGACGAATTGTCAGACAAAAAAGAAGAAGTTCTCAACAAATTGGATGAGATTCAAAAAGAAATGCCTAATCAACTAATCTTAAAAAAATTACCATCTGACACAAAAACAATGTTGCAGATCAAAAACGAAATCAGAAAAATGATTGCAGATGGTAATAAAATAGATATGGTTGTTTTAGATTATATTGATTGTGTTGTTCCTGACAAAAATTTAGGTGATGAATGGAAGAGCGAAGGATCTGTAATGAGAGGTTTTGAAGCAATGTGTCATGAATTGAACATTGTTGGATGGACTGCAACTCAAGGAAATAGATCTTCAATCTCATCGGAAGTTGTTACAACAGATCAAATGGGAGGATCAATTAAAAAAGCTCAAGTTGGACACGTAATTATTTCTGTTGCAAAAACATTACAACAGAAAGAACTAAAATTAGCCACAATTGCAATTACCAAGTCTCGTATCGGAGATGATGGTGTGGTGTTTGAAAATTGTAAGTTTGACAACTCAATGCTTGAGATTGATACCGAAAGTTCAATGACATTTTTAGGTATTGAAGAACAAAAAGAAGAAAGACAACGTCAACGAGTTAAAGAGTTGATGGAAAAAAGAAAACAAAAAGAATCAAAAAATTAATAAACAAATTAAATTAAAAAAAATGGACATTTCACAGAAAATATTGAGTGATATTACCGTGTATATGAAATATGCGAAATATGATCCCGAAAAACAAAGAAGAGAAACTTGGGAAGAACTGGTGACAAGAAATAAAGAAATGCACCAAAAAAAATACCCTCAAATTAAAGATGAGATTGAAGAGGTATATAAGATGGTGTACGATAAAAAGATTTTACCATCTATGAGATCACTTCAGTTTGGAGGTAAACCAATTGAAATTTCACCAAATAGAATCTACAATTGTGCATATCTACCTATTGATCATGTGGATGCGTTTTCAGAAACAATGTTCCTTCTTTTAGGTGGAACTGGAGTTGGGTTCTCAGTACAAAAACATCACGTAGACAAACTACCTGAAATTTTAAAACCAAATCCAAATAGAACAAGAAGATATCTGATCGGTGATAGTATTGAAGGGTGGGCAGATGCAATTAAAGTATTACTTGAGTCATATTTTGGACACAAGTCATCAACACCTATTTTTGATTTTTCTGATATTCGTCATAAAGGAGCTCTTTTAGTAACATCAGGAGGAAAAGCACCAGGACCTCAACCACTTAAAGATTGTATTCATAACATTAAAAAAGTTTTGGACGCAAAGAATGATAATGAGAAACTTTCCCCTATTGAAGTACATGATATTGTATGTCATATTGCGGATGCGGTTCTTGCGGGAGGTATTCGTAGAGCGGCACTTATTTCACTATTCTCCGCAGATGATGATGAAATGATTTCATGTAAGTCTGGGGCGTGGTGGGAACAAAACCCACAAAGAGGTAGAGCAAACAATTCTGCGGTTCTTTTGAGACATAAAATTACTCAAGAATATTTTATGGATCTATGGAAGAGAATTGAATTGTCAGGAGCGGGTGAACCGGGTATTTACCTATCTAACGATAAGGATTGGGGTACAAACCCATGTTGTGAGATTGCACTTCGTCCATATCAGTTCTGTAATCTTTGTGAGGTAAATGCTTCTGATATTGAATCACAAGAGGATTTTGATAAGAGAGTTAGAGGAGCGGCTTTTATTGGTACTCTACAGGCGGGTTATACCGATTTCCATTATCTTCGTGATGTATGGAAAAGAACAACGGAAAAGGATGCCCTTATTGGTGTTGGAATGACGGGTATTGGATCTGGTGTTGTTTTGGGTTATGATATGAAAGCAGCAGCAAAGGCGGTTAAAGAGGAGAATGAGAGAGTTGCTTCTTTGATTGGTATTAATAAAGCCGCAAGAACAACAACAGTAAAACCTTCAGGAACATCATCACTTGTCCTTGGAACCTCATCGGGTATTCATGCTTGGCATAATGATTATTATCTAAGAAGAATTAGAGTAGGTAAGAATGAGGCGATCTATACTTACCTATCAATTTATCATCCTGAACTTATTGAAGATGAGTTCTTCCGACCTCATGATACTGCGGTTATTACAATCCCTCAAAAATCACCTGAAGGATCAATATTGAGACACGAATCTGTATTCCAAATGTTGGAAAGAGTGAAGAAAGTTTCACAAGAATGGGTTAGATCTGGACATAGAACTGGTCAAAATACTCACAACGTATCTGCAACAGTTTCTATTAAGGAAGATGAGTGGGATCTTGTTGGTGATTGGATGTGGAATAACAGAGATCATTATAATGGTCTTTCGGTATTACCCTATAATGGTGGGACATATACCCAAGCACCGTTTGAGGATTGTGATAAAGAAACCTTTGAAAAATTACTTAATACATTAAATGATGTAGATTTAACAAAGGTTGTTGAATTACAAGATAATACAGATCTTCGTGGTGAGGCGGCTTGTGCCGGTGGAGCTTGTGAAATAGTATAAGTTATGACAGTTCACTCATCTAAAGATTGGATACAAGAATTATTTGTGAAGGAGTTTGTAACACCCAAACTCCTTCCAAGTGATTTTTACTACGATAAAGAAGGAAGAATGGTTATGACCGAATCTTATCACATAAGAAGAGGTAAATGTTGCGGTAGTGGATGTTTAAATTGTCCATATGAACCTAGACATCAGAGAGGTACTACAAACTTACAGAAATCACAACAATGAGTTGTGATTTTTTTATTTAATTAAAAATATTCTAACAGTATATTTATGTTATATGGCAAATGGTATTACATATGGTATTAGTTTTCCTTTTTTAGATTCTTACGTTGGTAAATATTTGGATTGTTCTGACACACCTGATGAGGAAATAAGAAATAATTTGGTTCATCTACTTTTAAGTAAAAAAGGTACTAGATATTTTTTACCTGATTTTGGTAGTAGATTGTATGAATACATTTTTGAACCATTAGATGGGCCTACGTTCAGTGAAATTGAATCAGAAATAAGACAATCGGTTGAAACCTATTTACCTGGAATAACAATAACTAATATAAAAATAACCGACGCTTCCGATGGGGAGGAAAACAAAGGGACTTATGTGAATGGTGAAGGTAATAGAGAGTATACCGTACCAAACATATCTCAATTGGAACATACCGCAAAAATAAGAATAGATTATAAAAACACAAATTCAGCATTTGAATCAAGTGATTTTGTGATCATTAATATATAATTGTTATGGCAAACAAAAAAATATCATATACAACCAGAGATTTTCAAGGGATAAGAACCGAATTAATTAATTTTACAAGAACTTATTACCCCGATCTAATCCAAAACTTCAATGATGCGGGTATTTTCTCCGTTCTATTAGATTTAAATGCTGCGGTTACTGATAACCTACATTTTAATATTGATAGAAGTATACAAGAAACTGTATTACAATATGCTCAACAAAAATCATCAATATATAATATTGCAAGAACTTATGGTTTAAAAATACCGGGACAAAGACCATCTGTTGCTTTGGTTGATTTCTCAATTACAGTTCCTGCGTTTGGTGATAAAGAAGATTTAAGATATTGTGGAATATTAAGAAGAGGATCACAGGTTAATGGGGCTGGTCAACCATTTGAAACGGTTTATGATATTGATTTTTCTTCTGCGGTAAATGCTGAAGGATCCCCAAATAGACTAAAAATACCTAATTTTGATGGTAGTGGTAAATTACTAAACTACACCATAGTTAAACGAGAAGTTGTTGTAAATGGAATTACAAAGGTATTCAAAAGAACAATAAGTCCAAATGATATTAAACCATTCTTTGAATTATTTTTACCTGAAAAAAATGTATTAGGTATAACAAGTGTTTTATTAAAAGATGGGACACAATATACTAATGTACCGACAGCTCAAGAATTCTTGGGATTAAATAACAGGTGGTATGAAGTTCCTGCGTTAGCAGAAAACAGAGTCTTCATTGAAGACCCAACAAAAGTGTCAGATCAACCAGGGGTTAAAGTTGGGAAATATATAACAACAGATAGTAAATTTATAACTGAATATACTCCTGAAGGTTTCTTAAAAATGACTTTTGGTGGTGGTAATGTTTCCGCTGATGAACAATTAAGAGAATTTGCGAGAAATGGTTTTAATTTGGATTTAAGTAAGTATATAAATAATTTAGCCCTTGGATCCGCATTAAAGGCAAATACAACCTTGTTTGTACAATATAGAGTTGGTGGTGGGCAAGCAACCAATTTAGGTGTTAACGTTATAAATCAGATTGGAACTGTGTCATTTTTTGTGAATGGGCCTTCTGAATCAACAAACACAACTGTCGTTAATTCTTTAACTTGTAACAATGTTACCGCAGCAATCGGAGGATCAAATGCTCCGACAACGGAGGAAGTTAGACAATATGTTAGTTATAACTTTGCCGCTCAAAATAGGGCGGTTACGATTAATGATTATGAATCAATTATAAGAAATATGCCTTCACAATTTGGTGCTCCTGGTAAAGTTGCAATTACCGAAGAAAATAATAAAATTAAAGTTAAAATGTTATCATACGACTCAACAGGTAAATTAACTGAAGTTATATCAAACACATTAAAAAATAATGTTGCAAATTATTTATCAAACTATAGAATGATAAACGATTATATCTCAATTGAATCGGCAAATGTTATTGATTTGAGTGTTAATGTTGATGTGGTTCTTGATGCAAGTCAAAATCAAGGAGTTGTGGTTGCAAAAATTATTGAACTTATAACAAATTATTTTAGCCCCTTACAAAGGCAAATGGGTGAAAATGTATATGTTTCAGAATTAAGAAGACAAATACAAAGTGAAAATGGGGTTATTAGTATTTCTGACATGAAGTTCTTTAATCAAGTTGGGGGTCAATATTCATCATCACAAACTTCACAATCATATTCTGATCCTACAACAAGAGAGATAGGGTTAGTTGCTGATACTATATTTGCAGAACCGACCCAAATATATCAAATAAGATACCCTAACACAGATATTAATGTTAGAGTTCTTAATCTTGCTACGGTGAATTTCTCTTGATGATTTATTTTTACAATAAAAGAATTATTTTTTGAAAATAGGAAATAAACTATTTATCAAAAAAGATTAATTGATGCCTAAATCATATAGAATAAGGACACAACCGGGTGTTGATAAGTCCATTAAAATACAATTAGATCAGGATTTTGAATACTTGGAGATCTTATCACTTAAGATACTCCAAAGTGATATATATACAAGAGTTTGTTCTGATTATGGTGTTGTTGTTGGTAGAGTATTAGTTAATGGTGGATTTGGTGTCCCAAATGCAAAAGTTTCAATCTTTATTCCAATATCAGAAGAAGATCAAAATAATCCAATTATTTCTGAATTATATCCATATACATCTCTTGATGATGTGAATGAAGATGGATATAGATATAATTTATTACCATATGAACCATCATATCAAGGACACGCCGCAACAGGAACATTTCCATCAAGAGAAGATGTTTTAGTTAATAGTCCATTGGTTGAGGTGTATGATAAATATTATAAATTTACCGTAAAAACAAATGAAAGTGGTGATTATATGATATTCGGAGTTCCAACAGGAACTCAAACCGTGTTTATGGATGTTGATTTATCTGACATTGGTTGTTTTTCATTATCACCACAAGATCTAATAAATGCCGGAATTGCAACAGAATCACAAGTTAATGGTAATAAATTTAAATCATCAACTAACTTAAGAGAACTACCACAACTAGTGACATTAAATAAAATAGTTGAAGTACAACCATTATGGGGAGAACCTGAGATATGTTTATTAGGAATTACAAGAGTTGATTTTGACTTAACAGGATCCGCAAATGTAAATATACAACCTACTTCAGTTTTCATGGGTTCAGTTGTCTCAACCGCAAATGAAGATTCGCTTAAGAAAAATTGTAAACCAAAAATTAATACAGGTAATATGTGTGATTTGGTTGCAGGGCCAGGTCAGATATTATCAATAAGACAAACGATTGAAACGGATCAAAATGGGGATCCTATTCTTGAACAATATGTTTTGGAGGAAGATGGAAAAATTATAGATGGAGATGGTACTTGGTTAACAAATTTACCAATGAATTTGGATTATATAACAACAAATGAATTTGGTGAGCAAGTTATATCAAATGATCCTACTGTCGGTATCCCAACAAAGTCAAAATATAGATTTAAAGTAAAATGGCAGAATGAAGAAGGATTGAATAATAACTTCATGAGAGGTAATTATCTTGTTCCTAATGTGAAAGAACACGGATGGTCAAACCCAAATACTGACCCAACATCATTACCCACATTAAATTATGATTTCCAATTTGCGGTGGGTGTTACTGTTGTAACAATTACAATACCACAAGGTGGGTTAGTTTTCAGTAATGCGATAAATAATCAAGAAAATTTCTCAATTGAAATAAATGGTGTTCCTTATGGTGGGAGTTTTGAAAGTATTCCACTACCACTTGTTAACAATACTGTTCAGATAACATCAAATCCTGTTGACCCTACTCAACCACAAAGTATTGTGTTTACATATTACCCTGAAGATTATTTTCAAGTAATAAAATCATATGCGTTTAGTTTGGATTGGGATGATTATGTTGATAAACAATCGGCAATTGATTGTGAGGACACTTTTTATGAATTTCATTATAATAAAATTTATACTGTAAGTTCATTTATTGATAGATATAAAAATGGTACAAATAGATCAAGACATTTAGGTATTAAAGAAATAACTGAAAGATCTTGTCAGAGTGAAAATAATAAATTTCCCGTAAATGACGGACAAAGAAATTTTGATTTCTTGCAATTTATTACAAGTATTTTTTTAAATATTTTAACGTTTCCGATAATAGTTCTATTATCTTTGGCGCATATTATTGCATTGATATGGCCTGTTTTAAAGTGGTTTTTTATATTTGGGGTAAACGCTTGGTTAATATTTAGTGCTTACGAAGCGGGGGCGTCAATGGTTGGAGCGTTCCCTGCGGTTGGATTAATTGCGGTAAACGCTTTAAAATTGTTGTTCTATCTTGGATTAATTGCATTATTCAATGCAATTGTTGTTCCGGCGATTTTAAAGGTAAAAAACTTTACAAGACTTGCATTACCAATGATATCATATCCCGATTGTGATAGTTGTACTTGTGAAGATAAAAAAACTGAGTATGATGAGGTTGAGGGTGAAGGAACAAATCCATCAGGTTCGGTTGCGGTTGATAGTAATTCATCATTTTTAGCGGATATTAATACTAGGTCTCTGTTCTTTGGTTTAAATCCATCAAACGCATTAAATAGTCCACCTAATTATTCATTTATACAAAACAGTTATCCTAGTCTTGCTCAAGGAGCTCAAAACGATTGGTTATCAATTTTTTCGGGTATTGATGATTCGGATCCTACCGTTACAATTAAAAGAGCTCCAAGACAATTCATAACAGATAAAGCGAGTAATGGTAGTGAATTGTATGGTTATCCTTTAACGGAAACTCTCTCTCAAAAAATGAATTCATTTAATTTAAGGGATAAATATTTCAATAACTTTAATGTTATGAAATATAGTGTTAACGGGTCTGCGGATATTTATGATCAGGTTTTTGTTACGTTAGTAGATCCAAATGTTATAACTGGAATTCAGTCAGGGGATATTCTATCATTCCAAAATCCATCATTAAGTGGGGATTGGAATAGGTTAACAGGTTTAACGGTAACAAATCAATTTAATAACACTTCAATAACGGGAACTACATTTACAGGATCAACACAAATTATTAGTGGTAATTATAATGACCCAACGATGTCAACAAATTTACCACCCGTAACAATTAACATAATACAAGATACCAATGAGAGTTATTATGGTTTTGCTTCTGATATTGAATATTTTCAGTGTATAACAGGAATGACTGTAGGTGACTTCCTTGATACATCAATAGGTGGTGGTAATAGTTTTAGAGATAATTATATTCTTCATTTAACCAGATACACATGGGGGGAATGGTTTGATGAAACAGATACTTCTTTAGGTTACGGGATTTATAGTTCATCAAAAAATGCAATACAACAAATCCAAAACTATAGAAATTTGGGTATCATATTTTATGTAAGAGGAGTTGACACATATACCCAAAGACAAAATATAAGTTATGATTTATCTAAAATATTTGGATTAGGTTGGGGTCAAAAAGTTATTACAGGAAATTTTAAACTTAATATCCCAATACGAGGTTTTATTGGAGGAACAACACCTGCAATACATAATAGATACAATAACACCGCGGCATTTAATAATAATCAATTATTTTATCCATCTTATGGGTTTTTACCTGATTTAACGCAATATAATAATAACCCAAGCACAGGGTCAGAATTACCTTATTATTATTTGTGTACCGATGATTCAGCTATAGGTGGGGTTAGTTTTTGGACTAATTTCACTGACAATGGGTCACCAACTGAAACACCATTAGGGGTCATATTGAATACCGATAACACAATAACATTTTCAAATAGATTATTACCTATTTCTTCGGCGTATTATCAACCATTAACAAATTATTATGTTGGTGGAGGGTCATTTATATATACTTCAACATCAGATCCAACACCTGATGTTGGATCTCCATTAACATATTGGCATTTATATTCGCCAGCATATCTTTTATATGCCCCTAGCGGAGCTTTCCCATATATGGGAACATTAAATTTTAACGATAGACTTAAAATTGTAATGAGAAGTGATAGATTACCTATCTCAACTTCTGTTGATCAAGGTACTAATAATTATTTTGCTCTTCATCAAAATAACAATTTCACATATTATAAAATACCTGACGAAGGTGTTATTGGATTTACCGAAACTGTTAATATAACTTCAGATACTTCATCTGGTAATATTTCTGATGTTGATGGAAACCCAACCTTATTCACGTCTTTAACTTGTGAAAATATGGTTAGTTTAGAATGTTATACAGGATACGGAACTGGTTTTACTGTTAATAGTAGTTGTGATCAAATTGATAAAGTTGTTGGCGGTTGTTATTATCTTTTAAATAAGCCGTATGTTGCGGAACTTGGAAACGACATAAATTTATTTTTAGAATGGAAAGCAAGATTTAATGTTATGTTTGCGGCTTGTAGAGGGGTGTTTAGTCATATGTTCCAAAACAATTGGATAAATGGTACTCTATATATGCCGTCATTTAATAAACAAACGGTATTTAATTCTTTAGGTCAAGCTCGTTATAAATACTGTGATGATATTGTTATCTATAATGATGTAAGTAATAATTTCTATTATCGTAGTTCTCCTTGGAATGGTAATGATTTTATAGGTGCGCCATCTCCAATACCAACATCAATATTTGGTACATCATCTCCTGATGATTCCGCAAATTCAAGACAGATACTTTTCCCAACAACTATTTTAGATATGGGTAAGAGAGATGAATTTATCTCTGAAATATGCTCATCATCTGAATTTGAAGGTAGGTATATTGGTAATTCTTTTATGAGTACATCATATAATGACAGTTCGGATGTTTTACAATTAGGGATAATTTCAAGATTAGTTAACGCAACTTGGGGACAACAATTGTTCCAAGCAGGATCCGCATCAATCAATCAATTCTTCTCAAGAACAGGACAAAGAATAGATGGGGATGTCGCTCAATCATTCTCAATAAATTCTGAATATCAAATAAATCCATTTATAAGTGGAAATTATGATGACAATACTGTATATGTTGGTCAAGACTCAACCGGGCCTGTCTTTGGTGTGTTCTATAATGCAACAGGAGTAACAAATAATAGTGAGTATAGAAATAGAAGAGCTTTGTCTCCGGGAATTAACATATACAATTTCTCACCATTATTACAGACAATATATGGTTATCCTAAATCTCAAGAAGTACCATTGTATAAATGGAAAATAGAAAGTAGTAATAGTATTTTCGGTAATGAAGATAATAATTGGTTTACCACTGCAAATGGTAATCAAACAGGTACAGGGTTCTATAGTCAAAGGTATCAAGGGTTAGATGCGTCTAATGATGATTATTTTAAAACCGCATTAATGGGAGGATCATTCCCTAATATTTATTACGGGTTCATAACTAATTTTGATTCAAGTGGTAATCCTGTTATAAGCACACCACCAATTGCCAATCCTGTTATTGTTGGGACTCCAAATCATTTTTATTTTGGGTTAAAGAATGGTAAAACCGCATTAAATAGGTTTATAAAACTATATATAGATACAGCAGAAGACTAATGGGAATTGATGATGAAACAAGAATAATTTTAGGGTCATTAAGATACAAAACATCTCCTAATACGATTTTATCACCAAATGTTGTATTGGAACAAACACATAAGGAGAATGTTGAGTTTGATCGTAGTGTTGATTTAAATCTTCAGCAGGTTTTTATTGATGAACGAGAAAAATCAAACATATTTAGACCTGTTACAAAATTTTCATTCATATTTAAAAATGAATATGTTGGATCCGTTTCATATACACCATTTAAAAATAATTTATATTATACCAATGCGGTTAATAATGCGGTTTCTTCACTATCAAACCCATCTTCTCCGTGGGAAGGACATCCTCAATATTTTGAATTTGATTTCATCAGAACTGACAATAATAATGTAGGATACACCCAACCACCGAACAATCATTTAACATTCGTTAACAAAAGTGCGACAACCTATAATTGGACGCATTATTTGAGTTATGCATATGAAAATGTTAGTAATAGGACTTTACAGGCGATTGATCCACAAACATCGGTATCATGGGTTTGGACGGTATCTGATGGTATACCATTTATAATTGATACGGGAAGTAATAATAATACAAGAAATATATCATTTAGATGTGTGATGCCTCACGGACTTTCTGTTGGGGAATATGTTAAATTATCTTTTGATTATAATGGTCAAGATCTTTTCCTAATATCAAGTTTAGGTAATCCTGGGTTTGGTAGTGAAGAGTTTGTTTTCAACATAAGTAATGTTGGATATACGGGAACAACATTTTTACAGGGAAATACAGGGACATTTAAAAGAGTGATAAACAACGATAATGAGTCTGAAACAATTTCAACTTATTATGTAAGAAGACATAAGATTTTAACAAATTCTGAAGATGCGATTTTGGTTAAGGCTGGATTTGAACAAAACATATTTAACTCAAAAATTAAATATGAACCAGCGGTTTTAACTCCTAATAATATTGCTAGGTCTTCCGTTAAAGAAGGTGGGCAAGCATACACATTATCCTTTAATGTTGATATTGATATAAGTGATTTGGTGGACAATCAAAAACGACCACTAACGGAATTATATTTTACAACAATATGGAGAGGTTATTTTGGATGGACAAAAGAACTTAAACAAGGGTATGAGTTTAATCTCCCATTATTTTATGGACAACCATCACCTTGGTGGGATGTTGCAAACTCTTCATCTAATACCACAATACCTACTAACACATATTTTAGTCAAACCACCCCACCAACCGGGCCATTTATATATCATGAAAACTTACAAGTTGACGATATTATTGATGGGGATTTCTGTGAGTTTAATTCGTACGAACAAACAGAAAGGGTAATATCTGATCTATATCATAAAATAACCTTCAACCCTTTTTGGTTCTCATTAAATAATACAATAAATGTTAACAATCAATTTGGGTATTATTATAAACCTCACAACCCAATAACGATTAGAGTATTTTCGGATTACATTGAGGAAGGGGAATCTTTGGAAATTGTTGATATACCTGATTATTCATTCTATTCTAATTTATCTAATAGTTTTAGATGGAGAGATTTATATCCTTATGGGTTCATTGATGGTGATGGACTTGGGGTTGATTATCCATTTATGAATGGTAAACACTATCCTTTTGTTAATACCATATTTAGATTAATACCTGAAGGATCTCAAACTGCCAATCAGTTTATAAACGAAATTGATGACCCGACAATAGATGAGTGTGAGTAAATATAAAATACTACAATCTAGTCTTGATAGACAGATAGATATTCCTATTGAAATTAAGTGGGATTTCAGTGGTAGGGAAGATAGTGTTGAAGAATATCAAAAAACCGTATTGGAAGAAGTTATTGGTTTGGCTAATGATTTTGAAATTGATAGATTTTCACACAATACTTATTTTGAACAAAATGTTGAAAAGACATCAATAAATTATGAATTTTATTTTTATAGTGGTAGTACCGCAAATATACCAACCGCCAATATAACTGATTATGTGGATAGTTATCAAGTTGATGGATTTACGGGTGAAGAATTATATTACTATAGAAAACCATTTACGAAGTCCTTCTTCAAATTGGATTTTTATGATACGGCAAACCCAACAACACAAAAAAATTATTTCACAATAATTTTGCCCGTTCAGCAAGGTTTTACCGAAAATATATCAATATCACAAACATTACCTAATGTTAATGTTAAAAAACCAAAAATGAAATTAGATTTTATTGGGGATAAAGAAGGGTTTTTTATTTATTGGTTAAGAAGTAGAGATTTCATAGATCTATCTGAATTCTATATGTCCGCTAAGTTCTTTAACGGAAGAACCGGGGTTTTCACCACCATGATTAACACACCACAATTCCAAATAGCAAGTCCTTTTACCTTTAATGGTGAAAATTATTTCTACTATAAAGTTAATTTAAATTATAATAATAAAACTTATGAGGTTTTTAATCCAACAAATTTAGTTCAAAGAGTTGGGTTAGACTCATTACCTATTGTATGGTATGAATATGTAAATCCTGTGTAATATGGTAGAACAAAAATATTATTTTAAAATATCGCCCGAAAATATTAAATCCGATCTATTAACAATAAATTATATAGATGGGATTGAATATAACTATGATATTGATCCTTGTTGTCCTATCACCGCAATTACCGAAAATACAATATCAGGTACTACAGGTGTGTATACAGGAATGACATATGTGTTATCTGGGGCATCAGGAGGTACTTCTGTGATGACAGGTTTGACGATACCATTATTGTTCACACAGACCGCGGTTGATTATGGGTACTACTCTGTATTTGATGGTGCTATCCTACAAAAAGATGTTGTTACGAATTTCATATTTTCGGCAACAACGGGTAGTCCATATACCTATTATGTCTATAACACATCCGATCTTGAGTTTAAAACATTTTTGAATGTAACGACATTTACCATTGATTGGGGAGATGGATCCACAGTACAAACATTAAGTGGTGCTTTACCGATAACACACAACTATCCTATTGGGAATGGTCAATATGTAATAACAATAAATGCAACATCACCTTGGGGAATATCACAAGTTTCAAAAACAATCACGGTTCCATATGTGTTTGTACCAAATTTGGATCCTTTTGGTGTTGCAACTTTTACATCTTTTAATGGTAATTGGAGTGCAACCCCAATAAATTATGATTACATATTTACAGGAGACTCAAATACAGACATAAATGATTTTTATAGTTATAACTATACTACGGTTCCTTTTATTATAACAGGATATACTCAATCATCCGTTAACGATCTTGCTCAATACGGGCCTAAATACGCACTATCGGGAGGTAAATTTAAACTTGGGATTGAAGTAACTGGTACTTCAAATACTGTTGGGACATATTGGGGGACGGATCCTAATAATGAATACATTGCATATACCATAAATGGTGTGGATTATTATGATTATCCTGATGGAACAACATTATATGTGATACAATCTTCAGGTTTTACACAAGATGATCTAATATTATCGGCAATAACCAAAAATGAAGCATTAATAAATGTTATAGATCAACCTGAAATAATATCAAATGTCTTTATTGAAAGAGGAAAAATGTCTGCGTTAGAATATGTGGAAAGATTGGGTGAGGTGGACAATGTTGGTGATTTAGAGAAGTACGGATACGGATTTTTTAATGTAGAAAAACAATGATTTTAAGTATTTATATTTAAAACGATAAACAAAATTTAAAAATAAAAATTGTGGCGACAGGTAGTTACGGAACAATAAGACCCGCTGATGTTAGTCCTGATGATGTTGATATCATTTTAAACTATACACCAAGCAGAGACGATACTGATAATTTTGTATTAACAAAATTGGATGCAAAAACAATTTTACGACCATATTTTAACAATAATGAAACTGGTGGAAACGCTAATGTTGAAATATTGGGTGGTTTATATAATTTAAAATTACCTGCAGATCAATTTAATAAGTTAGGAATTTATACTTTATATATCAGACCTGCGGAGATAAGAACAAGAATTACTGATTGTGGAATTTTATCGGCATTACCTAACGTAAAAGGTATTGTGATTGATGTTAATAATGTCCCAACACAATTTAGAAATAAGTTCGTTAATCAAGGATTAATTGGATTTAGAGTAGAGTATTTAAATTCCGATGGTACGAAAATACCTAATTTCTTTAGAATGATTACCTCATCATTTTATTGTGAACCTGTTATACAGAATTTAACAAATACATCACAAAAATCTATAAGATATAGATATACTGAAGGGGTAACAAATTTAGTTTTTTGTACATTATCACCATCATCATCACCAACTAATAAACCAAACGCAACTCCATTTATAGGACAACCAAATCAAGATATTGTCATATCAAACACATTTTTTAATCCTATAACAACTGAAATTGAAATAGTTGAACACGATATATCAACACTTGCGATTGCTCTTTATGGTAATCAAACTAAATCAATTGATGACGGAATTTATACTATTTACGACAATAATAACAACATCTTTAAACAATACAATTTGTATGAGATTAGAGATCAATTCAATGACTTATTGTATGAGGTTAGACAAGATAGAGGTAATAACATTGACTTTACTAAGAACTTTACAAACATAACAGGATAATGGCGGTTACAAAATATACTTGCCCACCACAAGCAAGCGGTGAAGGTAGTTTTTCTGACAATTTGGTTGGGGTACAATTAGTTGCCGGTGGAGGACTTACGCAAGCGAATTTTGAGTTTACAACAAACGTTACTGAAAAGGTTAACAGAACTTTTACTATTGGAACATTTTCTGATCCAATATCCTTGAGTACGTTAAATATCTCAGATATTGAACAATCAAAACTCCTTGTTGCTAAAAATTTTCAAGTATATCCTAATTACGATTTAAGTGAAATAACAAACTTTACATTGTATGGATCGCTAGCAAAAAGAATGTCGGTATCCGTTACAAAAATAATAAATTTTTACCCTGCGGCATTAGAAATATATTCAGCAACAACACAATATAATATTACAAAAACTGCAATTAACATACAATATGATAGTGTTGAAAATGAAACATATTTTGAAATACCATTGGAATCTATTAGAAATCCATTGGATATTGATTATACTATTGATGCTGCAAGAAATTTACAACTAAGAGAATTTTCTGTATCACCATTGAGAGATATAACATTAGAATATCCTAAATATGGGGTCATTATAAATGATGAGGTTTATACTATTAACTCATTAATACCAACAACCGAAACAGATACAGTATTAAAATTATATATTGAAGGTAATCCTTTTAGTGGACAACAATCATATGATACTATCATAATACGACCAACAGATTTTTATGTTAATAAGGTTTTCAATGAGGATTTTGATAAAGTTGAGAATTTTTTATTGAATAGAGATGTAAGTCCAAAATATACAGCATATTTTAACACCCCTGTTGAAAATGAATCTGGTGGATATACTTTAACGGTAAAAGTTGCAAGATTTCCTGTTAATGGTAGTTGGAATATATCAATATCTGGTACTGATTTTAATCAATATTTATTGAATCTTAATGAGATTGCAGAAAGTTTGGATGAGTACCGTACAAATTTAGTTTCAAGATTTTTAACGGCAGGTGCAATAAAAGAGTTTGATACCCAAGATCAAAAAGTTGAAAAAATGCTTCAGATCTATGGTAGAAGTTTTGATGAAACCAAACAATTTATAAGTGCGTTGGCATTTATGAATTCAGTTAACTATACGGTTAAGAACGATATTCCATCACAATTATTAAAAAATTTGGCATTGACATTAGGATGGAAAGATAACATCTCACCAATCACAAATGAACAATTATTAAATTCTGTCTTTAGTAGTGGTGAGAACACTTTTACAGGACTCTCAAAGGGACAAACACCTGAAGAATTAAATTATCAATATTATAGAAATTTAATTTTAAATTCCGCATACCTATTCAAGTCAAAGGGAACAAGAAAATCAATTGAGATTTTATTGAGATTAATTGGAGCTCCTGATGCAATCACAGAATTTAATGAGTATGTATATGTTGCCGATCAAAAAATAAATCTAAATCAATTTGGAGAGCAATACGCACAATTGACAGGAGGAACATACGTCCAATACACACCAACATTAGACACTACGGACATCTACTCAATCATGGGTGTCCAATATACAGGATTTACCACTAATATAACAACGCAAGACATAAGTGTAAGAAGATCCGATTATCCAATGGATTCTTTTGGATATCCAAGTATGCCGTTAGACAGCGAAAGTTATTATTTCCAAATAGGAGGTGGTTGGATAGAGTCAACACCTCAACATAGAATGCCAGCTCAAGTTGATATTACTTTATCAACATTTACAGGTCAAAATCCTGACTATCAAACAACTTTATTACCATTTAATTATGGTGATGAGTATCTTCAAAGGTATAGACAATTCCCTTATATGGAAGTTGGATATAAAATTAGAAAAACAATAGATAATAAGAAAAGTTGGATCATTAATGAAAGTAGATTAAGAAAAAGTTCTGATGGAGGATTTAACGCTTATTATCCTGTTGGTGATGAAAGATTGGTATTGAACGTTAAAAACGTTGATATATTTATGAACCCATCACAAGGTTTAGTTTATGATGTATGGAATATGTCAAGAACATATAATTTCCCAATACCAGAACAAGGTTTAAGATATGTACCACCAACCTATTGTGATCCTAATCCAAACACACCATACCCATCAAGAGGGGGTATTGATTGGACTGAAATCGTACCAAAACCAAAACAAAAAACATTTTTTGAGTTTGCTCAAAGTTTTTGGCATAATACGATTAATGTTAGAAACAGACAATTTATAACTGATGGTAAAACAGGAGGATATCCAACATTACAATCAATATATTGGAAATATCTTGAATCAATGTCTTTAGCTGGTGTTGATAACGATAATTTTACATATCAAACAATGATTGATTATGTGAATGGATTGGGTGATTACTGGATCAGATTGATTGAACAAATGGTTCCGGCAACAACAATATGGAATACAGGGGTTAAGTATGAGAACTCAATATTCCACAGACAAAAATTTGTATGGAGAAGACAAATGGGTTGTCAGATTGTTCTTGTACCTTGTAATCCTTGTTTATTGGTTGGACAAATATTCCAATATGATTGTCCTATACAAGCATTAACTTGTCCTTTATATCCTTGGGAAGAAGGATCAAGAATAACCAATTTTGGTGGAATTCTAGGTGCAACTTTAAAACCATTCTTAATATCAAATGGATTAACATTAGGTGATTGTGATTTAACAACACTACAAACAACATGGTATGTTAACGTTAACTTTAATGGTACTGACATTATAAATTACCCATTCTTTAATGGATTGGGATATAATAATCCTTTATCTGTACCAACAGAGGCGGCTTGGACTGGAGCGGTACAAACGAGTTTTGTTACTTTACAAGACTATGGTTTGAGTTATGTTATAACAGGTAATAATACATTTACGGTTTATAATAATAATTGTATTCCATTAAGTGAAACACAAACATTTACATTAAATGTGGGAATAAACTTTAATCTTTTATGTAATTAATGAGTATATCAGTATATAATTATTCTGTAACGGGAGACTGTAGTAATTCTGGGGTTGGTGCAATTTATTTTGATATAACAGGAACATCATCACCATTTTCGGTCTTTGAAACCGCACCAACTACAGGGTATTTCCCAACTTCAGGTACAACAACTTTATATTCTGTTACAGGTATTCCTGCTGGTGAATACTCAATTACAATTACCGACGCTTCATTTAGTGCGGTTACGTATCCTATTTATATTTCTTCAGGAACTTGTGTTTCAATAGATAGTGAAAATACAAGTTGTGGTGATTCTAATGGATCTATAACCGCAATAACACAAAATGTTTATCTATCAGGTGCTGATTTTTATTTATATGATATAAATGATAATCTAATTGATTCGGCAACAAATGTTGGTGCAACGCACATATTCCCATTCTTATCTGCCGGAACTTACTATGTTGTTGGTGATGACGGTGGTGGATGTACAGGTAAAAGTGAATCTTGTATTGTAAAATCATCTACCACATTTACATATGGTACTTATGTTATTAATGATAGTAATTGTGAATCGTTATTAGGTACGGGTAAAATATATGTTACCGGACAAACAGGAAATCCTCCATATACCTATTCTTGGCTACCTGGAGGAGAAACAACTTCATTTATTACAGGTTTAACAAATGGTGTTTATACTGTTACTGTTACTGATTCCAATGGGTGCTCAATAAGTCAAAATGCGGTTGTAACTACCGCATCCGCACCAAATATCGTTTCATTTACAACCACATCACCTTCTTGTTTTTCCAATGATGGTGAGGTTGAGGTGTTGGTTGTTGGAGGTACTCCACCATATTATTTTTCAGGTTCAAATGGATATGTTGAAGTAACTTTTTCAAATACGATTACATTTACAGGTTTATCATCAGGAATATTAACTGTGATGGTTACCGATGCGGGACTTTGTACAGATATTGATAGTGTTGAATTAATAACGCCAAATGGGTTTTCAGTAGTCTCAATAACAACCACAAACTCAAACTGTAATAATAATGATGGATCTATAGACGTTTTAATAAATGCTGGGTCACCATCAGGAACTTTTACTTATGTTTTAATTGATAGTTCAGGAAACACGGTATCAATAAATACTGCAGGTGTTAGTAATACATTCCCTTCAGTACCTTCAGGAAATTATACTGTTGAAGTTAGTAATGGTACTTGTATATATACGGGAACAACAACCGTAAGTAATACAAATCTTTTTACAATTACTGCTAGTACAACGGGAACAACTTGTGGTCTTAATAATGGATCAATTCATATATTGGCTTCATCGGGGGGTACATTACCATATACATATGAAGTAACAGGATTTCCTTCAGGGCCGGTATCGTCGTTTAATAATTTATCACAAGGATTTTACAATATAATAGTAACAGATGCGGGAGGATGTAGTCAAACTGAAACCGTTTATATTACAGGGTCAGTCGGAGTTTATTTTGACTTTTTCAATGTCCAACCATTGGTAGGTAATGACGGAGAACTTTCAGCTTTAATAACAAGTGGGGTTCCACCATTTACACTTAATTGGTCTCCGAACGTTAATGGTCAAACAGGAACAACGGTAACAGGATTAACCGCAGGGACATATTCATTACAAGTTATTGATAATAATGGATGTTCATTTACAAGAACAACTACATTGAATGGAACAACATTATTTACAGGATACGAGATCTATAATGTTTGTGCGGATAAATTTAGAAATACTGGGGTATCGGGAAGAAGAGGTGTTTTACAAATGTTTAATGAAGGATATTTTGATCTAACAAGTGGTGATACGGGTTGTATATTAAATTCCGCCACATTTACTGCTGATGTTACGGTTAATGGTGTGAATCAACAAAGTATTTTCTACACCGCATCAACAATGAATGATTATCCTACCGATGAGGAGTGGGTAACAGCGATAACCGATCTACTTTATTCTTTTAGTGGTATAACAAGTGTTGTTGCAAATATTGAAACAAATCAAATCATTATAAAAAGTGGATGTATAACTGGAGGAACAGCTTGTCAACCAACAACAATAAACCAACTTGATGATGCGAATGTTGTTATAAATTTAATAATTAATTATGACATTTCTTGTGTATTCTGCGGTGGAGACACAAAGATATTCCAAGATGATGTTGAATTTTTATTTATGGATAATATAAATTATGTATTCCAATAATGGGTCAATTAGTAATAAATAATGTTACGGGTATTACATTACCATATGAAATTTATGTTTGTAATGTTTATGGTAATGGTTGTATATTGGTTGCAACAGTAAATACCGCAATTCCACCATCAGCAACTATTGTATTACCACCGGCATTTGATATGGCACCAGCAATTGGTGTTAAAATTATTGATGGTGTGGGATGTGAGAAATTTATGATTTTAAATTGTGTTGACCTACCACCAAAAGGAAAACAATTCCAAGATGGGGACTATTTTTATTTTATGAACTATGATATTTATCAATTCCAATAACAAACTAACTTGTATTTATAAATAAAAAAGATTAATGGCATTTTTAACAGATCAAATACCGGCAACAGGAGTAAATCTAACAGATTTATTTCATATTGTTGATCCTAATGATTTATCCCAAGGTAATCCTGCTGGGTCATCCTATAAGGCAACTTTTGGTCAAGTTATATCGGCTTTAACAGGTGGAACATCTGTAATGGTATTGAGTACTGGTGTTGGATCCGTTGAGAGATGTGGTAATAATAATGATGCGGTTGGTGATTACTCTACCGTTAGTGGTGGTTTAGATAACACATCCATAGGAAATTATAGTGTTGTTGCGGGTGGATCAGGAAATACCGCAAGTGCTTACTATGGTTATAATGTGATAGGTGGGGGAGGGTATAATACTGCTTCAGGAACTGGAGCAAACACGATAAACGGTGGGTTTTTTAATATTGTTGATAGTTATTTTGGATCAACAATTGGTGGAGGATCTTTTAATAGTGTATCTGCTTATGGAGGAACAACTATAAGTGGAGGGTACTTCAACACGGCATCAGGATACTCATCAACAATTGGAGGGGGTAATTATAATATTGCAATAGGTAATGGATCAACTGTGGCTGGTGGAGGGGGATCTTGCCCTCAAAACGGTAACCAAGCATTGGGTTATGAATCAACAATTGGTGGTGGTAATGGAAATACTGCAGCTGGGTTATCTTCATTTATTGGTGGTGGGATTAGAAATACAACATCATCATATTTATCAACAATAGTTGGTGGTTGTAAAAACAAAACAACATCAAGATTATCGTCAATTGGTGGTGGTAATTGGAATATAACATATTCACCAATAGATGAATGTACTTCCGCAGGGATAACAATTGGTGGTGGTTTTGCAAATAATACAACAGGTGGAACTATAAATACTACCGATTGGTCATTTATTGTAGACCCAATACCTGTTGATGGAGGTCTATTTTCTGTTATTAGTGGTGGTAGACAAAATTTAGGAACGGGTGATTATTCTGTAATTGGTGGAGGACTTAAAAACACATCATCGGGTTGCTATACAACAGTAAGTGGTGGATATTCTAATACAACTTTATGTGATCTAAGTACAGTTAGTGGTGGTTATAATAATAAATCAATTTGTTTTTTTTCCACCGTAAGTGGTGGGTATCATAACTCTGCAATAGGTCTTGGAGCCACAATAGGTGGTGGTTATTTAAATTTAGTGATTGATAATGGAGGTACAATAGGGGGAGGTAATTATAATACATTAAGTGGTTATGGGTCAACTATTGGGGGAGGGATTCAAAATATAGGGTCAAATAATGGTATAACAATAGGGGGAGGTAGATGTAATACCTCATCAGGATATTTCTCAACAATTAGTGGTGGTAGGTTTAATGTGTTAATATCTGATTTCACAACAATTTCTGGTGGAGAATGTAATACAATTTTATCAACAGGTTCAACAATTAGTGGGGGTTATTTAAATACTATTTTATCAAGTGGGTCAACAATTATTGGTGGAAGCGGTAATACCATTACACATGATTATTCTGCTGCCGTTGGTAAAGGGGTATATTCTGTTTCGGCATGTACTTTACACACTAATTATCTTGGATTACAAAATACTCCAGATTCAGACCCAACAAACACAAATTTCTTGGTTAGAGACGTATCAACAGGCGTTGTTAAAACAAGAGCTTTAAATGCTGTATTTGAATATTATCCAACAACCGCAATAACAACATCACAAACAATTAGTTGGGATAAAACATATTGGGGTGTTAGCGGAAGTTCAAATGTGGATCTAACTTTACCATCAACAGTTGCTAAAGATGGATATATATTAATAATAAAGGATGAGGCAGGTACTTCAGGTTCTTATAGAATAAGATTAACACCGGCATCAGGATTAATTGATAATAATTCATACGTTGATATGAATATAAACTATATGTCTCTTACAATAATGGTAAGAAACGGAAATTGGTATTTAATATAAAATAATATGTCGTTCATTTTTAACAATAAAGTTGCTTATTCGGATAGTCCAAATATTGATGCTTTTGGTAGATTAAGAACCGCCGCAGTTCAAAATTTAGTGGATATTAAACACGTATATGATAAAAATCCATTACAAATTAATGAGGTAACCGCAGGAACTGCAACATCCATTTTTAACCAAGAATACGCAAGAGTTAGAATGTCAACATCCGCAAATAATGATTTAGTTATTAGACAAGGTAAAACACACCCAATTTATCAACCAGGTAAGAGTCAATTATTTCAAGCGAGTTTCTCAAATTTTCAGTTAGAAACAAATGTCATAAAAAGGGTTGGGGCTTTTACAACAATAACAGGGTCACCATACAATTCTGTTTTTGATGGATACTTTTTGGAAAGTAATGGGGTTACAAATCAAATAAGCTTTCAGATATGGAGGTCGGGCACTACAGTTTACACTGCGGCAACAACCACATGGAACAGTAATGAATTTGACCCAACAGGGATAAATTGGACTAACACTAATTTAATGTCAGTTGATTATCAATGGTTAGGTGTTGGTAGAATGAGATTTGGTTTGGATTTATCGGGTATATTAATTTATTTCACTGAACATAATTGTGCAAATAATGAACCAAATGTTTATATGTCATCACCAAATCAACCTATCAGGTATGAAATAAGACAGGTTGGGGTTGGTTCAGGTTATTTTGATATGATATGTTCACAAGTATCGACTGAAGGTGCATTAAACGGACTATACTCAACCGTAGGTGTTATAAACTCAACAACGGCAGATTTAAATTCATCAGGTACAAAATATCCATATATTGGTTATAGGCTTAAACAAGGTTATAAATCAGTGACATCACAATACAGTAGTTTGAGTATTTTAAACACCTCAAACGATAATTACTTAGTAACTATTGAGTTTAACCCCACATTATCCGTAACACCAAGTTGGACAGACATACCAAATTCACCATTCCAATACTCAGTTTACAACGGAACTGTGACAACAACAATAACATCACCAGGTCACATTATGTCATCCTTAATTGGTGAATCAGGGACATCGGCACTTACAACGATTAGAGTGGATGACAATCAAATTAGAGTTGGTTCTAATGTTGACGGAACACTTGACGAAATGTGGGTGTGTATAACACCATTAAGTGCAAGTGCAACATTTTTAGGTACTGCGGAAATATTATATTATTTATAAACAAAAAAAAATTTAAAAATGCCAACACAAAAATTAACCGATAGAGTATTAGTAACAGGAGTTACACTTAACGATCTTGTTCATATTGTAATCCCAACAGACATATCACAAAATCCTGCAGGATCTTCATATAAAGCCACAATTGGACAAGTTATGAATACAATAACAGGATCAACAATTATGATTTTGGGCGATGGAGTTGGATCCACAGAAAGATGTGCAAATAATAATAATGCTTGTTGTGATTACTCAACTGTTAGTGGAGGTAGATGTAATACTGCTTTAAATACTTATTCCACAATTGGGGGTGGATGTAGCAATTTTGCGTGTGGATCAAAATCAACAGTTGGGGGTGGTACTAAAAATACCGCTTATGGAGATTTCTCAACACTTAGTGGGGGGTATTGTAATACTTCTGAAGGTGTTTTATCTACACTTAGTGGTGGATATTGTAATACTTCATTTGGGTATACATCAACAATAGCGGGAGGGGCTCAAAATACAACATCATCGTATTATTCTATTATTGGTGGTGACTTTATTGGTGGGGGACAACAAAATACCATCTCATCATATTCTTCATATTATTATAGTGGTTTAAATTTTATTGGTGGAGGACAACAAAATACCATTAATGTTTTTAGTAACTCATTTACACCGTCAGCATATAATTTTATCGGAGGAGGATTTTTAAATGTTATAACAGGTGAAAGCACTAATACTATTGTTGGAGGAGGTAGTAATTTTATTGGATCGGATGTTAGTTCATTCATAGGTGGTGGGGGAGGAAATACAATATCCCCCCAAGTAAATTATAGTACTATAGTTGGTGGTACAAATAACACATCTAATGGATGTGTTTCTTTTATAGGTGGTGGTGATTCTAATACATCAAATGGTAATTTATCGGTGGTAGTTGGTGGAAGTACTAATATATCAAGTAAATTGCACTCAGTTGTAGTTGGTGGTTATGGAAACATATCAGATGGAATTTATTCATTCGTTGGGGGAGGTGTTGGAAATGAATCTTTTGGTGAATTTTCGTTTATTGGTGGCGGAACTACAAATACTTTATCAAGTTATGGATCAACAATTGGGGGTGGTAGATTAAATAAAATTTTAACATCAGGATCTTCAATATCTACAATTGCTGGTGGTAGTGGTAATACAATTACCTCAACAGGATCAACTATTGGATCCACAATTGCGGGTGGTATTTTTAACACGATAATAGGTGATTGCTCAATTGTTGGTGGTGGATATAAAAATACTTCTAATTGTTGTTATAGTGTTGTTGTTGGAGGTGAGTGTAATACATCTAACAGCAGATACTCAATTATTTTAGGGGGGCAAAGTAATACGTCAAGTGGAAGTGCATCAACAGTTGTTGGAGGTATTAGTAATTTCACAAACGGTAATTATTCTTTTATTGGTGGAGGTGGGTACAATACGTCAAATGGAGTACATACTGGAATATTAGGGGGATCAGGAAATACTATTTCAAATAATTGTTCATTCATAGTAGGTAATGGTATTACAACAGATAGAGACAATACAACATTTATGAATTGTTTATCAATTGTGGATCTACAAGATGGTGCTGGTGGATTACCATCAGGATCTGTTTATTATTGCTCAACTGACTCTAATAGAATATATTACGTTCCATAATTCACTTTTAAGGATTTATGAATATTATTTTAATTAATTACCTCAAAAATAGGTTAATTGATTATTTATTATAAAACACCATTTAAATGTCAAATTGTTATTGTTTAGAGTTTAGTTTTGCGAGTTTAAGTGAGTACGAATTAACGTACAACAATTGTACTGGTGGAACCGTAACTGAAACATTTTTAAGTGGAGTTACATATAATATTTGTAGTCAAGATTTTGATCCGATTACATCATGTCTTGATATAAATTTTGAGGTAAAAGGACTATGTGTTGATGGAACTTGTCCGGGAGAAACACTTAAATATCAAAATGAATGTAACGTCCTAACAATATTTCCAATGGGAGTCCAATGTTTTGTGGATCAACCAACACATCCAGGATCAACAGATGGAACTGTAAGTTTATTAATCACAGGAGGAACACCACCTTATTATATAAATTGGGAAAATGGAAGCCATTCACAAACTATAACAAATTTGGGTGTTGGAGAATATTCTGCAACGGTTATAGATTATTATGGTGATTTTACTGCAAACACAATATGTGTTTTAACGGGAGATACACCAACACCTAGCGTTACGCCAACACCAACACCTACCCCTATACCGGCATTCCCTGATCTATGTTTGGTTATTAAAGGTAGATTTGGAAAAGTTTCATTATTGGAAGTTATTGATTTTACATTTAATGGTTATTATGGTGGAAAACCTAGTTGGATCTCCTCAGATACTTTTAAATTAATACGTTGGGATTCCATAAATAATCAGTGGGAAATAACAGGATTACCATATACATTGGTTAATTTAAATCCTGCGGTTCCGCCATTAACGGGATGGAATACGATAGGTGTAACTTTACCATACCAAATACAGTCAATATCTCTAACTGAAGGTAATTGTGGGACACAAGATATATTAAGATATAATCTCACTATTAATCAACCAACCTGTGGATGTGACGGAAGTATAGTTTTTGATATTATTGACGGAGTACCTCCATACCAATACTCAATAAATGGGGTTAATTATTTCAATAATCAACCAATATTCCAAAACCTATGTGGTGGAATTTATTCAACTTCAGTAATAGATTCTTCGGGTCAAACTTTTAATCAAACCGCAACTTTAAATTTTCCACCACCAAATCAAACATATGTTATAACATTAACTTTGAATAATATTGGAAATACATTTAATGTATCGGTAACACCTTCATTACCTGTTGGATCCTCGGTAACATTTGATTTGGTTCATGTAAGTGATTTTACGGTTTCACCTGTATTCAGCGCATATACCTATAATGATAATGTTGTTGTGAATGTTAATGGATCACCTATTTCCGTAACATCACAATCAACACAAAATATACAAACATTGTTAGGTAAAGGATGTAATAATTTTGCAATACCAAATCCAACATCAACTAATAGTGTAACAACAAAAACTTGGGGTAATATTACGATGATACAAGGAACAACTGTTAATGGTACAATAAATAATGTGACAACACTTAATCCATTACTTGATCCTGATACTCCTTGTTTGTCAGAAAAACATTCTTATACGTTAAATTTAAACAATGTGGAAATTAATGGGTGTGAATGTTGTGATGTTGCAATAGTAAACCCCCCATTGGTGTTGTAATAAAATAGAAAATATAGTATTTATATAACAAATGGCATATATACTTAAAAATACATCGGGTTTAGTAAATACTAGAGTAACCGACACAGGAAGACAAAAATTGTCTGAAGGTAATTTTAATATTGCTTATTTCCAAATTGGAGATAGTGAAGTATCATACAACGCATTACCTAGCAGTTATAATCAACCATATAGTATGGTTTTAGAACCACCATTTAATACACAAAATAGTGCTGGAATACCTCAATCAAATAGACAAAGTGTTAAATACCCTTATTTTGTTGATAGTAGTAATGGGAATACATATGGTATACCATATATGGATTCAGATATTGAACCTGTTTTTAATAGGGCTCCATTAAGGGGATTTTTTACGGGTAATACAACCGCAACAACGATAAATTGGAGTGCTTTAACTAATGACAATTATGTTATAAATTCTAATTATGTTGTAAATTTAGGTCAACTTAGTGGGTCAAGTGAAATAACATTGATTTTTTCGGGTGTTAGTTATAATACATCAACAACACCTTCAGTTGGGGATCTTATAACAATATATTTTGATGGTAAATCAGACACCAATCAAATTTGTTATAATGTACCAACACCTACGCCGACAGCGTCCCCCTATTCAACACCGACTTCTACCCCAACACCAAGTAGTACAAATAATATTGAGTGTACGCCAACTGCAACACCAACACCAACAAAAACTCCTTGTGTAACTCCATCGTCAAGTCCTGCTTGCCCACCACCACCACTACCTGATTGTTTAATGTCTCTTGAGAGTTGTTATCCTATGATGACATATAAGATTGTTGGTATTTGTGGTAATGTTGTTACATTGGATAGAAATACCCCTGATTTATCAAATTTCTCAGGTAATTGTTATTCAAGAGTATTAATATATCCACCAAACATGACAACGATATATGATAGTATTACACCAGGCCCACATTGGAGTCAGGATGTAATTAATTTTGAATCTGTTTGTGATATAGATCAATTTGATGTAAAGGTTTGGAACATGAACATTCCTTGGAGTGAAAATCCGGCAGGTTTGATACCATCTGTATATCAAGGTTATAATTATTTTGGATCCAAAGATTATTTGGGGACTAAAGAATATTTGGGTTATGCTTCCACATTAGGAAGTAGAGACACTAGTTCTGTTTACTATTATAACTCGTTTGATGAGAAAATAACAGTAACACCTAGTGAACAAAAGGCAATTGCGATCATTCACTATACTAATCAAACAATTGATTTCTTCTATGGTGAAAAATTTGCTCTTGAACCTTATGATCCAACAAACCCTGAAGACACTACAGGACAAGCAAGAAACTTTAAATTACACGTTCCTTGGCTTATGTGGCACAAGAATTCACAATGTTGTTTTGGTGAAACTTTTTGGGTAGATCCTGCGGGATTTGAGGATAAGAATTTATTTGAAGTTCATTATATTGAATCAACAAAGAATTCAGGAATGAACCAACCAGGAATTAGATATTATCATCTTTGGGATACTCATGCAAATGCTGACGGATACCCAAGTAGAGTTGGTAAAGTTTTCCCTGATAGTAAAATAATTGTTATTGACGATGAAGAAATTATTGCGGCAATGTCTTATAAGTCAAATAGAAACTGGACATTAACCGCACCACAAATATCTTTGATCACTCCTAACACTTGTGGTCAATCAACAACAACCATTGATGGAATTTTGACAGGAAGTAATGAAACTATGTTCGTTACTTATAGATTGTCAAATCCGACAGGATTTACAAACTCACTACATTGTAATTATTACTCAAAGATAACAGGAAATAATAATGATTGTAATCCTGATACAACCAAAAATGTTGCGGTTAGATTCGGAGAAGAATTTAAATGTTTGGTTCAACCATCATTTAGTGCCGGTAGTGAATGTATTACATCTTGTGTTGTTCCTAATGGTTATTATGCAACTAACTTTGAAATATTATGTCAAAAAGTAACTACAGGAACAAGACCAAATCCTGCGAATTGGAAGATCATTGATTTTACCTCATCACTTTCAGGATCTACAATAAATGGTTATTTAACTGAAAATGGATTAACAGGAACTACATTTGTTATTACACCTGATTTATATAATACCGCACCGACATATAATCTTAATAATTATATTTCATTGCCACAAATTGGAGCAACGGGTCAAACACTTAATTTCGGTGATGAATATTATTTCTATGGATCATTTGAGACTGACATCCAAGCAACAATTTACGAAATGAAATACAAGGTCAATTTAAGTAATGCTGAGTTCCTTAGAAGTACAAATCCTACTTGGACACAAGGTAATCCATTATATATTAGTGAAATTGCATTACTTGATAGAAACAAAGATGTTTTGGTTGTCTCTAAATTACAATCACCTGTTTTAAGACAAGGTATTCAGCAATTTGTGGTCAAGTTAGATTTCTAAAACTTTAATTTTTTTTATTAGTCATTATATTATTAATAAATAATTTTTTTATGGCAAAAAATATTAAGAACTCACCCAAGATATTAGGATTAGATGTCTCAACAAGAACTATAGGTTGGGCTTTATTTGATATACAAACAAAAGAACTTTTAGAGTTATCTCACGTTTCACCAAGACCAAAAGCTAAAGATTTTGGTGATAATAAGATGTTAGAGCTTATTTTAAAATCTGAAATTTTTAAAACAAAATTATTGGAATATAAAAATTTGGGTATTGTAAACGTAATCATTGAAGAACCATTATTAAATTCAAATAACGTATATACAATACAAACATTATTAAGGTTTAATACATTGATATGTAAAGAAATATATGATGTTTTAGGTATTGTTCCTGAATTTATATCAACCTATAATTCAAGAAAATTTGCATTCCCTGAATTGGTTAAGGAAAATGATAAAAAGAAATTTGTATTATTTGGAGGATTACCAAAAGATGTTGATAAGAAAATGATAATTTGGGAATTAGTTGCAAAAAAGGAACCACAGATCCAATGGTTATACACCAAAAATAATACTCTCAAGAAAGAAAACTTTGATCAAACTGATGCATATACTTGTGTTTTAGGATATATGAGATCAAGAGAAATTTGGTAAATCATCTAATTAAACGATAATTTTAAATATCATATAATTAGACGATTATATTAATTATTCGGGTTGATATATTCCATACTTAATATAATATGCCGGATATTGATATAATGGGAAATCAGGTGGATATATTGGGTTATTTAATTCACCGACTAATACCATTTCATCATATTCATATTCACCACTAACACAAACAACCCTATTTGGTTCATTGTGTAATATTTCTCCTTTTTCTAGTAAAATTTTTTCCATAATTTAACTTATAAAAATAAAACTAACTTCACCCGTACCACCACTGGTTTGTTGAAAGTCAAAATTATCACCATCATAACTGTACCCAAGAGTAACCCCACCTGGGGTACTTTCAGGTGTTTCATATATAAAGATTAATGAATCATATGTTATATCATCTATCATGTGTATAATATTGGTTTAACTATTAATCCTGATGCGGATAAGGTACTTGCACTATATCTAATATAATTACCCACAGTATTTGCCGATGATGACCATGAATTCCATGTATTACCATCATTTGATGAATATTGCCAAATACCATTTGTTGATCCACTAACACTATCACTTAATAGTAATGTACTACCAGTTACATTATAAATATTAATATTAAGATTTGGTATTTGGTCATTGAATATAGAACTTTGCCTCCAAGAAAAAATTTGAGACCCAATATTTGTATTTTCAATTGATGGGTCGTAATATGTTGTTGAAAGTGGGGTGTTATTTTCGTAATAGGACATTGAAATTCCATATATTTTTGATGGAATACAATTATTACCGATTGTTTTAAATGTTAGTTTAAATTGAATGCTTGAACCTGATGAGGAAGAAATATCTCCGTTTTGGCCAACTAATACCCAAGATCCTGTGTCTGCAGTTATTCCTGAAGTTCTATAATAAATGTCAAAATTTTCTGTTGGGACAATAAATCTATCTTCATTAAAATATGATTTTGATTTAACATAAATTTTATTATATGTTGTTGCTGATGGTGTAGAAAACTCTGGTGTTATAATATAAGCATTTGTTGTTGTATGATATTGTTTGTCTGCCTCTAAAGGTAATGCGTATATGATATTATTATTAGTTGCTACATCCCTAACAATGTATGACAACTCATCAAAATAATATGATCTTATTGGTGAGCTAATATAGTTAGCTGTAGGCTCATCAATACTAAACACCGTATATGTGTTTGTTTGGACTGTGTCATTTGTTAATGCAACTCTCTCAAAAGTGGTGGTTGAACCACTAATGTATGGGGTAACATAATGCCTAAATGTTCCTTGTAAATTTGGTATATAAAATCTTTGTGATTTTTCTAAATAGTGGAACCCTTGTAATTGTGAACTGGTACTAAAAGTAACCGCAGACCCAGGAGGGTTCTCAACCATAGTGTCTGAAATAAAAGTTGTTGATCCACTAACTATATTTGCAGGAATTACTCTACCAATCCTTGTGTAATAATTTATATAATAATTATTATTAGTTCCTTTGATAAATGAATTGAAGAATCCCATATTTGTTCCTCCATGGGATTGAGATCCTGTTGTTAATAAAAATGGAGAATTTGAAACTCCACCAACAACTGTTAATGGTGATCTTATGTTGAATTTTTGTATGGATGATGTTGTGGATGATAGATAACTCAAACTATATAATTCTTGGTTAGTAAAAGACGTTTTATCTTCCATTATAAGACCAATTGGTATGAATGATGCGGTAGTTCCTGTTGCATCTATTATTCTGTATCCTGCCCTTATGTTATCTACGGTTGTTGCAACAGGAATAACAGTTGGAGTTGGTCTGAAAAGTTCATATCTTAAACCTTTAGTAATCATAATACTTCTAATTGATGCTGTTGCAACCCCATAATTGGTATAAATTAATCTAAAATCCTCAATTACATATGGAGTACCTGCGGAATATGATAAACCATTAGTTTCGCCATCAGTACTATATTCTTTACCTATAATTAAAACTGTATTAGCCGATACTGATGTAATTTCATACCATTTAGTAATTGCACTTGATATTGTTGATCCGAAGCCAATTCTATTGCCCGCACATACACCATTGGTAACCCAAGAAGTACTATCACCACTAACAATTGTTGAATTAACACTTACAGTACCGCCAGTATGATATTCCATAGATGGTGTTATAGAATATGAGGTATGTGAAGCATTATTTGGTGCGTTAACCGTAATACTACCAATATTATTAAATTCTTTTGTGGATTTTGTGTATGTACCTAAAAAAAATCTTTTAGCCACATTTCCCGTATTTTCTGTACCATGGTTATATATAATCCAGTTTACGTCTGAATTATATTTTAAAAACCCTAATGAATTAATTTGGTCGTTATATACCGTTGAAAACTGTCTTACAACCTCATAACCTCTTATAAAAAAAGGTTCATATGGGGTTACGTAAATGTCTCCATATGAATCGGTATTTTTTTCCATTAAATACCCCAAATTCAATTTTGTGGAATCGTAATTAAGAGGATAGTCAACCGACTGAGTATCAAAATTATATTCAATAAAATTTTTATACATATTATATTTTATTTAATCCTACTCTTAATTTTATTCCTGAAGGTACAAAATCGGCAACATAACGAATATAATTACCGACTGTATCTGCCGATGATGCCCAAGACTGCCAAGTATTCCCATCTGTTGAATACTCCCATGTTCCTGAAGATGAGGTTGATACCGTATCATAAAATACAATATTGTTATTTGTTGAATTATATAATCTTAATTTAAGATCGGGAATATTACCATTCCATAAGGAATCTTGTCTCCACGCAAATATTCTATTATTTAAATTTGTTTTAGCGACGGATGGACTGTAATGAGAATCAGTTCTATCATCTTCATATAATAAACTAAACCCATATATTCTATTCACTAAGCAAGTATTGCCAGCAACTTTATATGAAAATCTAAATTGTATTGTTATGTCATCTAAAACACCTTCACAGATTATATCATTATTTAAATCCTCAACTGAAGTAAACGTTGTCCAAGATCCTGAATTATCATCAATTCCTGTAGTTCTATAATCAATAACAATTGGTTCTGGTGGTAATGCAAATGGGTAACTTCCATACTCTTTAAGAGTATTAACAAATAACCCTGTAATTGAAATTACGTTTGGTAAAGTATATTTTGGGCTAATAAAAACATTATTAGATGTGTCAACATATTTTGCCTCACAAGATAATGGTACGGAATATAGGTTATTTTGTATGGTATTTAAAGGTCTACATAAATGTAAAACACCATTACAAACAGACCCAAAGAATCCAGTTCCTAATGTGTCAGGATATTTAGGTGCATTAGCGTTTGATGTATTTCCTTGTAGTTGACCTCCATTAAATAAAAATGCCAAATCAAATGAATTTTCATATGCTAAATTATTATAAGTTTCTCTACCATAAAAGGTACTCACCAATGTTGGTTGTTGTAAGTTTGTTCTATATCCTGTTATATAACTTTTTGCCGTTGTTGATGTGTTTAAAACAATTAATCTATCAATTTCAGGCATATAATATACTCTACCTACGTTTCCTGCCGCAGCATAAGTGGTTGTTGACCCTGGAGGAACCTCAGACATTACACTAAATGAAAGTGTTGCCTCGTTTGAGAAAGATTCTATTGGTGATTGAATAACACCTGAACCGTCCATATAAAACGACTCAACTCCTTGAGCACTTCCTGATTGCATTGTTGATATTGTAAATTTACCTGTTGAATATGTATTTGGGGCAGATCCTGTGGTATCAAGAACTGCGTTTGTGCTTTCAATTAATTGACTAAAAGTGTTAAATTTAATACGACCACTACTATCACCAATTTGATTTATTGTTGGACTTTTAATATTAAATCTTGCTATTCTTCCTGTACTATTAATTACATAAAGATATTGAGTATTTGCACTTATTACACCTGTAATATAATTATCTTTTATTGTGTTTGTAAAAGTGGCAACATAGTTAGGGCCTCTAGCGACAGTATAGTTACAATCTTCTAATTCATACATACCTTTAGATAATGCAGCGTAATTGAAAACAGGAGTTACAATTGAGGTTGGGGATATTGTAAAATCTTGTTTTGCAAGTCCTTGTATCATAAAAGGCCCGGTGCCTGTTCTATACGTAAATAATTTTAGTTCCTCAATAACGTAAGGAGTTCCTGTGGAAAAAACACCGGCAGAACTATTTAATGAGATCCTTTGTGATATATAGTCTGTGGTTGTTATAAAATTAGGATCTCTTGTTCCTCCCGTTGTTTCAACACAAACGATTCCATTATCTATTGCCGTATTAGATGTTGTTAAATATAACCTATCTTCACTAGGACTTAATGCCATTGCATTATTTGAATAACTTACAGCGTTTGCTGCGGAAGTTAAATTAAATAAAAAATTTGGATCCGCGGTTAATGTATTGATATTTCTTTTAGTTGTGGTAAATTGATTTGTGTTAATATAAATATTATTTGACGAATCAACCACCATTGAATATGGTTGTACAGCAGAAGGTGATGCCGATGTAATAATGGCGTTACCCGTTGAGGATAATTCAGTTAAATGTATATTACTTGACCCCTTCCAACTACCAAATGAACCACCCGCAATAATTGTATTTGTAGAAGATTTATAATGAATCGTAAAAACTACACCATCAAAAGCATTAGACGAACCAGCCGCACCAACAACAAAAGTGGAATCAGTACCACCTGTTTTTAAAATTTTTGCAATGTATCTTGAGTTATTTGCCACCGCACCAACTTGAGTAAAGTTACCACCAATATAGACATCATTATTATTATCAACAGCAATTGTATTAACATTTGTGTTTGGACTATTTGTTGTTGAATAACTAACATCCCTAGTTCCACCTGTTGTGAGTTTTGCTAAATATGGTGAAGAAACCCCACTGTAAGTTGTAAAAGCACCTCCCACCCATAAGGATCCGGTAGAGTCAAATTGAATATCATAAACAGTACTATTAAAACCTGAAGTATTGTCAAATGAGGTATCTTTAGTACCATCAGTATTTAATTTTATTATTCGGTTATTTGTCTGTCCACTATATTGAGTGAAATCACCACCAACATATAATTTACCGGATGAGTCAAATTTAATCACCCTAACTGTTGAATTAAATCCTGATGTGCTAAATGAAGTGTCTATGGTTCCGTTTGAATTTAATCTGGCAATCCTATTAGTACTAACTCCATTGTATGTTGTAAAATCTCCTCCGATATAAATTTTCCCTGAATTATCAACCCTTACACAATGTATTGCTCCATTTGAAACTGAAGGTGTTGTCATGTTTGTATAACCACTAATTCTATACCATTGAGTGATTTGAGACGGGTCATTTGATCCAAATCCAATCCTTGATCCTACGGCAATCCTATTACTAATCCAATCAGTACTTGTCCCTGTAACTGAAGTCCCGTTTACTTGAACTGTGCCTCCTGTGTAATAATTTAAACTTGCTTTTATTGCGTGTTGAATTCTAAGGTTGGAACTATCTAAGTTTGCGCAAGAAATTGCACCAACATAACTGTAAGTGAAATTTGATTTATCAAATTCATACATTGCAATGTCTGTTGTTGCGACCGAAGCATCAAAACCCTTTAGTGCGAATAACCATTGAGTATTTCCGGTATATGGTATTACGTCTATATCTCCCCAGTTATTAACACCTGTATCTTGTGTTATATCTCTAAATGTTGTTGGATTTGGTGAAATATAATAATCACTTGTTGTTGCACCCGTAAATTTATATATATCAGGGCCTAAAACTGTTTTTGTTGAGTTATAATTATTATAATCAACAACATCAGCACTATAAGCATCAAACTCTATTAAATTTTTAGCCATATCTTATGTTTTTATAACATTAATTGTTAAATTTATTTTTGTTACGGTTGATGCCGATAAAACATTAAAAGCAACTATATCACCAACCGAAAAATTAGTTGTCCATCCACTTAAAGTGGTGTCTTGATTAATTTGTTGAGAACTTAATGAAGGATAGTTTCCTCCTGTTATTGAATCTGCAACTGTAGGTGGAAAATTACCATAAGAATCTTTCCATATATCAACAGAAGTGGATCCAGACTGATCCCCAATTATTACCCATCCTGTAATATATCCATTATAAGGTAAAGATAAATAATTCTTCAACCCTGTTGTAATAACAGACCCACCACCATCTATCGTTATACCAAAAGATCCTAGAGTGACGCCTGTAGATGTAAAACCACTTACATTAAATGTACCTCCCGTATTATTTGTAAAAATCGCAGTTCCATTTGAATACGTACCACCCGTAACAAATACATCAACACCTGACGTTCCACCTGTTGTAAAACCTGTAACAGTAAATGTGCCTCCAGTATTATTAGTAAAAATCGCAGTACCACCTGAATACGTTCCTCCTGTTACAAAAACATCCAAAGGTAAATTTTGATATGTTGTTGCAGATATTGTTGTCGCAGTTAAACCTTGGGTGAAAATTGTATTACCGGTTACTGTACCACCACTTAAAGGTAAATATTCACCACTAATGACTGATGTTGATCCTGTTGTTAATCCTGTTACGTCAAAAGTACCCCCTGTTATGTTTGTAAAAGTTATTGTTCCTGCAGAATAAGTCCCTCCTGTTACAAATACATCAGTTCCTCCCGTGTAAAATCCTGAAACATTAAATGTCCCTCCCGTATTATTTGTAAATATTGCAGTTCCTGATGAATATGTTCCTCCTGTTACAAATACATCAGTCCCAGATGTTCCGCCTGTTGTAAATCCACTAACATTAAATGTTCCGCCTGTATTGTTTGTAAAAGTTGCGATTCCCGTTGAATTGTTATATGTCCCACCAGTTACATAAACATCTGTAAAACCTGTTATGGTTATTGTACCTCCTGTTGAATTTAAAGATAATGTCCCCGTGTTATAATTAAATGTACCCCCAGTAATGGAATCACCACCGCTACCACCTGAAATACCTGTTATATTTACTGTACCTCCCGTTATGTTAACTAACGTGAGTGTACCCATACTATAGGATCCTCCCGTTATTGAAAGATTATTTCCATAATATTTTTTCCAAACAGCATTAGGTCTAGTTACTCCACTAACACCATCAATAGTATTTGCAGTCCAACCACTAATAAATGCAATACCTTCAGGTGAATTTGCCTTTACTGTTGTACCAAAATCTGATATTACAACTGTTGACCCACCAACACCTGTTGCTCCTGTGGCTGAATTCCATAAAGACTCATAGTTATCAATGTTGTATTGATATACTTGATCCTCATTTTTTACATAAACCAACATACCAATTTTTCTTCTACCCGAAGAAATATTATCAGGACTTAAAGTTAGAGTGTCTAATGAAAATGTCGTCCCACTACCCTTTGAAAACATTATAGGTATTGAATTACCTGAAAAATTAATTGCTCCGTATGTTGAGGGTGGTATTGTATAATATAATTGATCAAGTGAATATACTTCCATGTATCCACCTGTAGATAGGGTACTAAAATTTGTACCAAAAGACTTATCTCTTGACACACTTTGTGTGCCAATTATTTGTATCGGTGTTATTGGATTCTTATATGGAAACATACATAATTACGGGCTTACTACACTACCTCTAAAATAAATATCGTTTAATGTATTATCTAACAAGAAATCATTAGATGGATACGTTGTATAAACTCTATAAGTAACAGGAGGTATTGTTGATCCTGTATATGTAAATGTGTTAACACTTATTGTTGGTTCGGTTAAAACACTTGTAAAAATATTTGGATTTGATAAGCTAACATCAATTTCACTCTGATAATTAAAATTAGTTAAACCTATTGGGATTAACCAAGTATACCATGCGTTTGTTGATATCGTTCCAGCAGAGACCTGAACAGTTTCAAAATTGTATGAAACAATAGGATTACCAAATGAATCAACACCTCCTGTCACTTGTGGTACGTTTGATGTTATAATAGTTGGTAATTCACCATTTGTCCAACCAGAATAGTCAAGATATAAATTAAGTTCATTATCAAAATCAATAGCGTTTACGCTAGGTTGAGTTGTGTTTGAGAACCCAAAGAATTGAGGTGAACTATTTGAATACATATAATTCCCTATTGATGTGGATGCGGTCAATGGTTCAATTATTAGGTATGCAAATCCTGTTGTTGGAGTTGAAGATGGAGTAACCGTAGGAGTGTTAGTTGGTGTATTTGTAGGTGTTAACGATATTGTAGGTGTTACGGAAATTGTTGGCGTATTTGTAGGTGTGTTAGTTGGTGTTAATGATATCGTTGGTGTATTTGTAGGTGTTGTTGTTGGGGTTGGTGTAGGATCTGGACAACTATTTGAAATACATAGACCACCAACCGTTATGGAAACTTGGTCAGGTAATGTTGGATTAGAACCACAAACATATATTGTCATATCTGCCGGAACCGGAATTTTTTCAATTAGTACTCCATCACAATCCACATAGTAGAATGAACCTGTTGTCATGCCTGTGTTAACTGCGGTTATGCAATAACATAGATCTGTTGGTGTTGGAGTTGGTGTTGGAGTATATGTTGGTGTTGGAGTTGGAGTAACGGGACAAGAAAAAGGTTCAAAGTACTCACAACCCGTTGAATCAATTATTTTAACAATTATTGAAACCGCACCATCCAATGGAGGAGGAGGGTTAAATGTAAATGTTGGAGGTATTGTTGTGGATCCTGTTACAAGATAACAATATGATAATGTTTGATCACAAACATATACCGAATATGGAGGTGTTCCCGTTGCCCCTGTTATTTGTATTTCAGTCATTATTACATTATAATACTTTCAGTTGATGAAGGAGTTGGAGTGTTTGTTGGAGTTACCGTTGGAGTAACACAAGGGCAATCAATAAATACAACATTGATTGAATTACCAACAGGAACCGTATTTGATTTTACGGTTATTGTAGATCCTCCGTTTATGTTTACGATCTGACCTAAATTTGTTGTACAATTTGTAATACCGAATGTATTTGCACTAAATAATAAATTCGTTACTTGGTATTCACAACAAACTTGTGGTGTTGGTGATGGTGTTAGTGTTGGTGTTGGAGTAACAGTTGGTGTAGGGGTTGGAGTTGTCGTTGGAACGCAAGTACTACATCCACCATCTACCTCAAGACCAAGTTCACTATTTAATGTGATACTTTCAACACCACTAATTGTATCTATATTTCCAATATATACAACACAAACGTTTATCTCATTAATTGTTGCGTCATATACCATACCAATAGTTGGAGTCCCACCTGTTGGATTTAAAACAACATCACTTGTTGAATATACATACCCATTCGCACAATCTCTAAATTGTTTACTTGTTGCACATCTAATATAATCATCCAATGTGTTAAAAGTAGCAATACCTGTATAATTACAAGGTCTGGTAACTTCAGGGGATGGTGTTGGGGTTTGAGTTGCCGTTGGTGTTGGGGTTGGAGTATATGTCAAACCACTTACCGCAATTCCTCTACCACCACAAGGAGATGTTGGAGTTGGGGTTGGAGTTAAAGTTGATGTGGGTGTAACAGTAGGTGTTGGTGATGGTGTGACTGGTACATCACAATCAAATATTGCATCAAAATCCACATTACAAGGTGGTGTAGGTGATGGTGTTGGTGAAGGACAAGGGCCAACATTAAAGAAGTCCTCACAAAGATCTGGACAAACTGACAAACAAGGTGATTTACCAAACAATAAACAAGTTGGATCACCTAATGAAGTTGCCAAACACCATCTTGTTTGTCCTGTTGAATAATATAATGTATATGTGTCCCCTGTATAATAGTCATAACCATCATAAGTTCCCGCGGAAAAATAACCACCATCATAGTTGGTTCCCGTCCCACTAATACAATATTCTGTTGCGCAAGTTAACATATTTATACGGTTACTGTATCAAAAATTATACATTCATCATCATCCACCACTTTAACAACAAAATCAGTCAGGGTTAAATATACTGGGGGAATCTCAAATGTGTAAGGTAAATCACCACTTGTAATTGTTGAAACGTAGATACAAGTTGTTAGTCCTGTATTACAAACGTATACATCAAATGGTGTTGAACCTGAAATATTGGTTATTGTGATATCTGTTGGCATCTTACATAAATATAATGGAAGACAAAAACTTGTGAAGTTGATTAATTGATATTTTAAACTTATATTATGATATATGGATGAAAATGAATCACTTGTTGAGTTGTTGGAAGAAGTTTTTGGTGATCATGGGTTACATTACCCAAATCGCGGCCAAATTTCCTTTAATTGTCCTCAATGTGATGAAGGAAGAAATAAACACAATTTGGAAGTTAATTATTTTAACAATGTGTTCCACTGTTGGGCGTGTGGGGATACTGAAGGTACTCACGGGCATCTTGGAAAATTGTTTGATCTATATGGTAATAAGAAACAAAAAAAATTATTCAGAGTTTTATGTCCTGATAATAGAGAAAAAATAGTTAAAGTAAAAAAACCAAAAGTAGTTCTACCTGATAACTTTACTCTATTCAAAGACTCCCATCCCGTATATCCTGTTAGAAAACAAGCCATAAATTACCTACATAATCGGGGAATTTCCGATTATATGATTGAAAAATATCAAATTGGTTTTTGTGATAAAGGAAGTCATGCTGGTAGAATTATAATTCCATCATATGGTTTAAATGGTGAGTTAAATTATTATATTGGTAGAAGTTGGGATCCAAATAGTAGAGCCAAATATCGTAATCCTGAGGCAGAGAAAGAAAAGATTATTTTTTGGGAAAACTTAATTGATTGGAATAAAGATATCTATCTTGTTGAGGGAGCATTTGATGGTATGTTCTTGGACAATCCTGTTGTAATGTTGGGTAAACATATGTCGGAATTATTGTTTGAAACAATCTATGAAAAGGCGAATGGAAATGTTATCATATGTCTTGATGGTGATGCTTGGAATAACGCTGTTAAATTATATCACGAATTAAATGGCGGAAAATTGTGGGGTAAAGTTAAAATTTTAAAATTACCCAAAGATAGAGATGTCTGTGATTTAAAAGGACAGATTGATGAATATTATTATGAAATAAGAGATTAATATGGATTTATATAAAATAAGAGATGAAATAAACGAAATCATCAAAAACAAACAAAATGAATTGTGTCTTACTTTTGAGGAAGATACTCACACATATACAATGAAAGATCTTGATGGTAATCTTAGATCTGATTGGCCTTCTGTGTCAAAAGTCATGAAATTATTTTATGAAGAATTTGATTCTGAAGGTATTGCACATAAAAAGGCTAAAGGGGATCCAGAAGAAAAGGATAGATTATTGAAAGAGTGGGCAGATGCTGGAACATACTCAACAAATATGGGTTCTAGAGTTCACTTTTTTCTTGAACAAAAATCTTTAGAGATGTTTGGGATTGATAAAGAAGTTAGACAACCAATTTTTGATTGTGATTTTACACAAATTTTAAAAGGTGACTCAATGATTCATGCGGGGACAAACTTTTTAGAATTGATGAAAGAAAGAGGGGGGGTATTACTTGATACCGAGATTGTTTTTGGTTCTAATGAATTAGAATATACCGGACAAGCGGATACTGGTTGGTTATTTTTTAATAAAGAAAAAACTGAAATTGGTATCGTTATAACGGATTATAAGACAAACAAAAAGAAAAACTTTGAGGCAAACAATTTTACAAAAAAAATGAAGTATCCTTTTAACAATATTGATGATACTGCTCTTGGTCATTATTTTACACAATTACCTTTTTATGGTAAACTATTCTTAGATATGTTGAAAGGATCTAAATACGAACATATTAAGTTGTATGGTTGTATTATTGTTCATTTAAGTGATGATGGTAAATTTGAAGAATTTAGAATACCAAAAGATGTTATTAATACAATATTGAATATGGATATTAAAAAGTATTTGACAAAATAAACTTAATAAATTATATTACATTATGGAATCAGAGATTACAATTGCTTGGTGGTATAACACCACTTGGGATTATCAAATAGGTAAAATAAACATCAACTATATAGTAAAATGAAAATCAGAATGAGTAAAACTTATACGGTTTACGAACTTTATGACGAAATTGAGGTCAATAAAGAAGATTACCCCGAACTTGAAGGTATGTCAGATAAAGACGCTTTAGAATATCTTAAAGATAATTTGCATGAATTTGAAATTAAAGATGGGTATGAAGGGTCTTTAGCGAATGAATTTGAATTCGGTAAATACGTTATCAAAGACGAACAATTTGATGAAAAATATGAACTTTATTTAATAGAAGAATAAGATGGAAGATATTATTAGACCAAAAATTGATTTAAGAACACAAGAAACAGTTCACTGTGAAAAGTGTCACGGAAAGTTCTTCAAAGAAGTTGTCATGTTAAAAAAAGTACCTAAACTTTTAACAGGTAGTCCAGAAGATACTATGGTGCCATTTCCGACTTATATGTGTAACGGATGCGGTCATGTTAATATTGATTTTCAATTATTTGATTAAAATGGAAATAGGTAAGATGACAATATCGGAAGCGTATCCCCATCTAAAGATGGTTGCAAATACCTATGGATTAAATTTAAATAGGGTTAAAGAATTTAAATTTGCTAGAATAATACTTGTAAACCTTTATAATAGAGAGCTTGTATGACACATAAAGAATTTTATATTTGGTTGGAAGGGTATCTATATGGTAAATTAGAAAATAAACATATAGATATCTCACCAATTGTTGAAAAGATGGGAGAAGTTAGAGATGAACCAAAAATTGGAATTGCAGAACCTTATACAATACCGGTACCAGTTAACCCCTTCCCAAGACCAAATGACCCATTTAGACCACCATATGAAATATATTGTGGAACAAATAAACAAGACGATAATTCAGATCGTCAACCAAAAAATGTAATATGAAATTAAAAGAATTAATTGAAATTGTAAAATTAACCAAAAAAGAAGATGTATATATGGATAACACTTTGTATGGTAAAAATTTAGAAAAATACAAAGATATTATAATGAATACTGACGAATTTAAAGAATGTGAGTCTTTAGAAATTATTGAATATCCTATAGTTAAATCTAGAAATGGTGAGGGATTGAAACCATATACAATTAAGTTGTCAGACCTTATGAAATTTAAAGGTAAATGTTATCTATTGTCACTAAATTTAACGCCTGAAATGTATGACCCAAATCAATTACTTAAACCTGTTAAGAATGGTGCCGCTATGGGACCAACAATTTATGACCCATCAACATTTGAACCAAGAAAACACATTTTACTAACTTGGTCACCCGAAATGTCTCAAGACATATCAGGGGTTAATGATGAATTAACATTAAGAAATGATATACACAAGTTATTGGATGATGTATTGGACAACCCAGAAGAATACAAAACTAAAGGTTTTCGGGCTGTTTTAGTTAGAGGTTTATTTGAAGTTGTTGAAGATGGTGAGAATACCGAAGTAAAAGAGTATGATATTGATTTAAAAAAGAATGAATCAGATGATAATGAAACAAAAGAAAGGCTTGATAATATTTTGAAAAAAAATAAGGAGATTGAAGACAGAATCTCCAAAGCAGAGGAATTTGAAAACAAACTAAAAGAAATGTTTAAAAAATCAAAAGATGGTAAATAAATTAGTGCACTTTTCAGATCTTCATTTAAGATTGTTCAAAGACCACGACTTGTATAAATCAATTATGGAAGATGCGATTAGTCAGTGGAAAGAATTAAAACCGGATAGGATTGTCTTTACTGGAGATTTAGTTCATTCAAAAAATCAACTAACACCAGAACTTATTGATATGGTTAGTTGGATATTATCAGAATGTGTGAAAATTGCAAAAATTATCATTATTCCTGGAAATCACGACTTTCTTGTGAATAACACAGAAAGGCTTGACGCTTTAACGCCAATTATTTCTTCACTTGATAACCCAAATATTTACTACTACAAAGGTAGGGGTGTGTATGAAGATGAGAATATAAGTTGGTGTGTTTATTCACAGTATCAAGGGAACATTCCACCTGATTTGAATGTTGCAACAGGGATTAAAGTAGGGTTATTTCATGGACCAATACAAGGAATGACGACAGATCTTGGATATGATTTCGGAGATCATGCGTATGATATGGAAAAATTTGATGGTCTTGATATTGTATTGTGTGGGGATATCCATAAAAGACAAGAGTTTAGTTTTAAAACAGGTAAAGGGTATATGATTGGATCAACAATACAGCAGAATGTTGGTGAAAGTATTGGAAGACATGGATATGGTATTTATGATGTGGAAACCAATCAGTACAGTTATGTTGACCTATTCAACCCAAGACCATTTTTGAAATTTTCCATAAAATCATTTGAAGATATTGAAAATGGAACCGAATTACTCAAAAATCTTTAGTAACAAAATAGTGCAGGCAGTGTCTGCATATTGTAAACTCAATAATATTGAAGATGTTAACGGGTTTATAAAGAAATGTTTTGAATCAGGGTTCAATATTGAAAAGTATGGATTATTGGGAGAAACACTTAATGAAGGTGAAAAACACTTAAAAATAGACGGGATTGAAGAAAAATGGGTGGAAAAAGAGGTAATAGTTGAAAAACGAGTGGAAATACCTGTTGAAGTCATCAGAGAGGTTGAAAAAATTGTTGAGGTTCCTGTTGAAGTGATTAAGGAAGTTGTTGTGGAAAAAGTTGTCACAAAAGTAGAATATATTTGTGACAAAACAACAGAAGATGAACTTGGAAAAAAAGTTGCCGAATTGATGAATGAAATGTCTAAAAAGGATAAAGAATTAGACGAACTTAGACGTAATTTAGACATTCTTTTAGACAAACCACCGGTTGAGATCATTAAAGAAGTAGAAGTAATAAAGGAAGTGGAGAATAATGAAAAATTAAAAATGTTATCCGATACTTTACAGAAATTGAGAAAAGAACTATCATTAAAAGAAGAAAAAATAAAAGAATTGGAAACAATAAATAAACAATTAGAATCAATTAAGGTAAGTCAAGGTGCAGTTTATCTTAAGGGGTCAAATTTAACACAAAGATTATAATATGACAATTAACATTTTAACATGGTTCATTTTAAGTTATGGGCTTATGAACATTATGGTTTTTTCCTCAATTTTTGCGGGATTAAGAAATTTTTTTAAAAAATGGGGAGAAAATGAATACGCCCCATTAAGACCATTTGGTGAATTTATATCTGGAATTCTATCTTGTCCTATGTGTTTTGGATTTCACGGAGGATGGTTTTTATCGTTGGTTATATTTTCACCAACATTTGATTTATTTGGAACACCAGTAGGTATTAGTTGGTTTTTTGATGGTATTTTATCATCAGGATCGGTATGGGCGATAAATGCAATAATAGAATGGTTTGAAGAAAATAGACCAAATAATAATGTTTTATAATTAAAAAAAAATGGAAGAAAATTACATTGAAGTACAAGTTGGGGTAGGAATTAATCAGATATTTCCTGAAACGATTAAGATCGCCATTTCAAAAGAGGATGAGACCGAAGAAGAGGAATAATTTTTAAACAATCAAAAATAAAAACGATGGGTAAGAAAACCAAAGAACACAGAAAAAAAGTTGCAAAAAGAAATCAAAGAATTTCTGAGGAAAAAACTAAAGTGCAAAGACAATTTAATAAACTCCTAAAGGAAGAAATGGACAAACTTCAGCAAAATGAGGAATTGAATATTCAAATGGGTGATAAACCATTGAACTTTGAATTTGTTGATGGTCAAGAAGAACAAACAACTGAAATTTCTGTAACAAACGAAGAAAGTGTTAATGAATAACAAATGGATCTATTTAATCCACCAAAACCATTTAATTATAAAATTATGATAAACGATTTAGATTTTTCTGAATTTCAAAACCCAACAATACAAGTTGTATGGGAAGATATACAAGAAAATTTTACGCAAGACAAGATAAAAAGTGTAAAACAATATTTTCAGAAAAAGTACAACTCAACAAATGTAAATGTAGTAACTAAAGTTAAAAATGTTGAGCAAGATACTATGCAAAGTGTTGATGTATCCGTCAACATAATGGATAGTAATTATCAGATTGATCTACTTCGTGAATTTTTAAAATCAAAAGGATTTGAATCTCAAACTGATGAGATATTATCAATTAATAATATTGTTGAAAATAAAGTTTCTGAATCCTATGATGAAGCAACATCATTCAAAAAATGGTATATTAAAAACATTGAGTTTTCTAATTTCCTATCTTATGGTGATAACCAAAAAATTGATTTTGACAAATGTAATGGTATAACTATTATTGAATCAAATCCACCAAATTTTGGGGGTAAAACGGTATTAAGTGTGGATCTACTAATGTTTTTATTCTTTAACGAAACAACAAAAACGACAAAGGCAGAGGAAATCTTTAATAGATTTACAAACAAGGATAAGGTTGTTGTTAAGGGAGATGTTATTATTGATGGTGAAGAGTATATCATAGTAAGAAACATTGAAAGAAAAATGTCCAAAAAAGGTGAGTGGAATGTTAAAACTGAATTGGACTTTTTCAAAAAACTTGCGGATGGGAGTTTACAGAATTTTACTGGTGAACAAAGAAGAGAAACTGAAAACTTTATTAAGTCCTCAATCGGAACCAAAGAAGATTTTTTGATGACGATTCTAACCACCGCAACCAATCTTGAGGATCTCATTGACTCCAAGCCTACGGCTAGGGGTCAAGTCCTCTCAAGATTTATGGGTCTTGAATTCTTAAAAAGAAAAGAAGAAGTTGCAAAAACATTGTATTCGGACTTTTCAAAATCAATGTTATCAAATGTTTATAATACCGAACAATTAAAACAAGACAATAAACAGTATGAGGAAGACATTAATAATATTAATAATCAGATTAAAACTCTTAATGTTGAACTTGTTGATATTGAAGAAAAATTAAAGGTGGGTAAAAATTATCGCGATGATATGTTGAGAAAAAAACATACAGATATTGATAATGAAATTGCGCAAACAAACCCAACCAAAGTTCAAGAAGAAATTAATTCATTGAATTATCAAAAAGATGAAGTTCTTAAAAAAATGAATGAAATAAATGTTATTGAACCATCTGAATATTATCACGAAGATAAACACGACGAAGCAAAAGAACAATATAACAATTTAAATAAAGAGTTGATCCAACTTGAAACAAAAATTGAAGAAATTGAAAAATTAAAAACTTCAGTTGAAGGTGGAATTAAATGTGAACATTGTGGAATTGAGTTAATAAACGCAGCGATCACCAATCAAAAAATTTCAGAACTTGATGGTTTTATCATGCAAAAAGATACAATTTGGACAACAATGCAGGTTTTAACAGGCATAGAACAAACATTTGTAAGGTTGAAAAAAGAATTTGATGAGTATGAAAAAAACAAACTTATCAGAGAAAAATACGAATTAAGTGTTGAAAGTTTTGATTTGAAGACCCAAAATCTCAATCAGAAAATGGAAAGATATAACCAACTTCTTGATAAAATTAAAGAAAATGAAAAAATTGAAGGTTTGTTGATTAAAGCTGGAATGAGAATTGATGATTTGGAAAGAGAAAAGGCAGATAAAAAAAATAAAATAACTTCAAACGAATTTGAAATTAATAATCTTAGATCTAAAATAGAAACCAACTTGAGGACTATCATTAAAATAAATGAAGAGTCTGAAAAAGAAAAACTTTATAAGATTTACTTGGAGGCTTTTGGTAAAAATGGTGTATCAAAAATTATTATGAAAACAATGATGCCTTTGATAAATTCTGAATTACAAAGATTAATGGAGGATAGTTCATACTTCAGATTAGAAATTAGGATTAATGATAAAAATGAGGTTGAATTCATTATGATAGATAATAGTACGGGTATTGAAAAACTAATGACATCAGGATCTGGATATGAAAGAACAATTGCATCTTTGGCTTTGAGATCAGTTTTAAGTAAAATATGTTCTTTACCTAAACCAAATGTTGTTGTATTTGATGAGGTTTTTGGTAAAATATCAAATGATAATTTAGATATGGTATCTGAATTTTTCATTAAAATAAAAGAGTATTTTGAGAAAATTTTTGTTATCACCCATAATCCTATGATCAGTCAATGGGCGGATTCCATAATAAAAATCAAAAAAGAAAATAATATTTCAGAAATATATCAGCAAGTTTAATTTTTTAATTATCTTTGTAAGAAATAATAGAATATGAAGTATCTAATGTTCGTTTATGGATCAAGTGAATCCATCAATAGTGAAGACATCACAACAAAAATTGGTAAAGAACTACAACCAGTTACAACTGATGGATCAAGTATAAAATATGTTTTTGGTGATGAAAATGCTATTTTTCATTTTAATTCTGATTTGAGTTTTCAGGAAATGACAATTTATGCCGACATGGTAATTGATTCTTTCCCTGAATTTTTATTTGTATTATTACCTTTTAATGGAGAAATTTCATCTAACTTTGATGACGATAGGATGAAACATCTTTTGGATGTTGGTCTTGAAAAAAATAAGACAGATAAAAACAGAATTGAAATTGAAATAGATGAGGTTTTATTGAATGACGATGCGATTTTTGATGTGTTTATTGGAATGATAAACGATACTAATAATTCTTTTGGCAAAAAAAAGAAAGAAGTTATTTGTGAAATGACATTGGATGAATTACTTGATAAGATTGCGGATCATGGTATTAACTCATTAAGTGATATTGAAAGAAAAAAGTTGGAGGAATATTCAAAATAAATATATATGAAAGAAAAGAACACAGGAGCACCTATTAATCAAGAAGAGATATCTCATTACTTGAAAGATATTAGAAGAATTAAAGTGATGACACCTGAAAGAGAGAAGGAGTTGTCAAAAATTATGATGTCTGAAAATTTGACAGAACGTCAAAGAAAGGAAGTTGAACATGAATTACTTATTGGTAATTTGAGATTCGTCATTACTGTGGCAAAACAATATCAAAATCAAGGTTTACCTCTACCTGATCTAATTAATGAAGGTAATTTTGGGTTGTTAAAGGCGATCAAAAATTTTGATTGGAGTAAAAATCTACGTCTTATTTCATATGCCGTTTGGTGGATTAAACAGTCAATCATTCAATCTCTTAATGATCATGCGAGAACTATACGACTACCGGTTAATGTGGTTCAAGAATTACAAAAATCTAAGAAGGAGATTGAAAACAATGGAGGTAAATTATCCGATAAGTTTTCAACCTTACCTAGTACTATTGACTTGGATATGAATATCAATGAAGAGGGTGATACTTTGATTGATATGATTCCAAATATGGATGCGGACGCTCCTGATTCCGCATTTAATACTAAAGATCTCCTAAAGGATAAATTGATGAAAACTTTGGATGTGTTAGATGAGAGAGAAAGAATAATTGTTGAGGATTATTTTGGATTGACTGGTACACCAAGAACTTTAGAAGATATTGGTAGTGATTTTGGGCTTACAAAGGAAAGAGTTAGACAAATTAAGGAGAAAGCATTACGTAAATTAAGAAACGACTCTTCAGAATTATTTGAATATTTATAAAAAAATATTTTGCCAATTAAATAATATCCATTATCTTTGTAAGACAAACAAATAAGATAAGACATGACGGTAACAGAAAAAATCACAAAACTACAAGAGTTGACCAAAGAGATTAATTCAATTAAAAAAAACTTCAATATAGATATGTTTAATTTCGTTATTGAGGAGTTTAAAAAAAGAGGATTTGTAACCGATCCACGAGGAAAAGACTTTGAAAGAGGTCTATACAACTCTGAACTGAAAGTGTCAGTTCGCATCGGTAATATTGGGACATCATATATTAGTATATCAGTGATTGATATGGTTAATAACGGAATGAATTGGGGTAGTGCGTATAATAAAATACCTGGAGGCACTCAAATCAGATTTAATTACCTTAAAAATGATTTTGAGGGGTTCTACAACACAACTTTTACAAATCGTGTAAAAAAATTGGAAGAAATTTTGGCAAAATAAAAAAAATATATATCTTTGTAAAACAAACAAAAGTTCTTTATGTCAGAATACATTAAGAACAACCACGGTCAGAACACCGTGGTTTTGTTTTTATACGAAAATTTGAAGTTGACCCTTACCAACAGTAAAGTCAGATTTTTTCATTACCGTGATAACGATCAGATTCCAATATGTGGACTCTATTTTTTCAGGATCTATAACAAGATTCAAGTTATCCCCTTTCTCTCTTGACACAATAAATCTTCTTTTGTGTCTAATATTACCGTCAATAATATTATATACAATTTCATCTGAAGCCTGTTTAAGTAGTTTAACAATATCAAAATCACTTATTTTATGTTCAGATCCATGTCTCCACTTTCTTTGTTGCGTATGACCATATTCATCATGGTATAAATCAAAATCAAAAGTAATCTCATTACTTATCTCATGAAATTTCTGTTCCTGTAATAAAGTTTTTTTAATTAATCCCTCTAACGTTGACATAATAATAAATATCATATTAACTTCTTTATTTTATTTTTTGATATTTATTGATTATAATTTATGATTATGAAAGAGAAATTTTTACCTTGGTTTTTATTGTTCTGTGCATTAGGTTTATCGGGTGCTGCGGCATTTTATAGTGTTTATGGGTTATCAATAGTGTTTATTGGTGTTGCGATTCCTGTTATAGTAATGGGATCCTTTTTGGAGATATCAAAAATCGCAATTGCGACTTATCTTCATGATAAATGGAAAGAAACTTATGGTATTTTAAAAATATATTTAACAATTGCCCTTGTTATATTATCCGTAATAACTTCAATGGGGATCTATGGATTATTGAGTAGCGGATTCCAACAGAACATTGCAAAACTTGAAATTAATAATAAGAAAATAAAAAACATTGAGGTTAAAAAAGAAAGATTTGAGGAAATAAAAAAAGATATATCAAAAGAGAAAGGAACACTTGACGGAGACATAACAAACTTAAGGGATGGACTTTCAAAAAATACAACAACTCAAAGTGTTGATAGAACAACAGGACAATTAATAACAAGAGCAAATAATGCAAATAGAAAAACATTTGAGGATCAATTAAAACAGGCACAAATAAGAAGAGATGAACTTGGAAATAAGTTTGATGCGATTAATGATAGTATTACCGAACTTGATGTTACGATACTTGATATGGAGTCTGAAGAAGTGTCATCAAGTGAACTTGGTGCTATAAAATATTTAAGTGAAGTACTTGGGTGGGATATAAAAAGAACCGCAAATCTTTTTATATTGATCTTAATATTTGTGTTTGATCCATTGGCGATAACTCTTGTTATTGCAACAAATCAAGCTTTTAAAGTAAAGAAAAAAGATGAAGAAACCCCTCAAGTAACCCCTAACCATCCCCCAAGTACCGACCAAGTAATTGATGAAAAAAGAGTTGAACAATTGACTGATTTACAGAAAGAATCAAAAAAGGTGTGGGATAATGTTCGTAGACTTAGAGAGGAAGGTAAATTACCTCCACCACCAACTGAAGAAGAAGTTTTAGAAGAACCAACCGCACTTGCGTTTACCCCATATGAAATTGAGAGTAAATCAGATAATGAGGAATTTTTCCAAGAGGATGTATTTTTTCCTGAAGAAAAAAAAACTAAAAGATTAGTATACACAAAGAAAGATGTTTGATATTATTGAATTTGGAAACTTCAAACCAACAGGTAAACAAAAGAAGAAAAAACAAATTATATTAACTCACACATCAAGAGAAGTTAATACATATTTGATGTCATTGAAATATAGGTACAATGGAAGATACGATAAAATACCAAATTACATTGTAGATAGAGAGGGTAAAATAATAAAGTTATTGAACGATAACGAACATAGTAATTTCTTTCCAACTCAAAACGTAAATAGGAATTCAATTGTCATATCATTGGAAAATTTAGGTTGGTTGGAAAAACAACCATTAAAAAATTCACACATTAACTGGATTGGTAATATTTATAATGAGAAGGTTTTTGAAAAAAAATGGAGAGACTATTTTTTTTGGCAACCATACACTGAAATACAGGTTATTCAAACCGCAAAATTGTGTAAAGAGCTAACAAATAAACTTTCAATAAATAAAGAATGTGTAGGTCACAACACTAGAGTTAATGGTGTTGAAAAATATGAAGGAATAGTCACTAGAAGTAATTTTAATAGTGAATACACTGATTTAAGTCCAGCATTTAATTTTGATGAATTTATAAATTATATAGAAAATGAGTGATTACGAGCAAATACAAAAAATGTTAAAAACAACAAGATCTTTGTTGGGTGGTAATATCCTTCAAGAGCAAGTTTCTGACATTAAAAAAAGTCATGGATTAATTAATGAACAGGAAGGAGATGAAGATGCCGAAATGATTAACCCAATTACAAAAATTAATCCGTTAAAAGATTTAGAAAAAAGAGCAGAATATGAAACCGCCGATTCTGATGAAAAGGAGACTTCAAAAAGTGAAAGAAAAAAGGCTTACAGAATATCTGGAGGTATATTGGTTTTACATGGGACAGATGAGGCTGATGTTCAGTTAACTACTGATGATAAAAGAGCATTCCAAGAAAGTATGGATGAGTTTGTTGCTGAAGTGGCTGAGATTGTGGACTTCAATAAATTAAACGTTTACGATAATAATGTTGAGTGGTCGGGTAAAGTAACTGAACTTGATATTGAGTTTTTCTTGTCAATTGGAGAATCAAAAGGGGTATATATAAACGGAACGATGATCAAACTTGATGATGATTTTCTTGACTTTGTAAATAAATTACAAGTTTTCTATGAGAAGTTTAAATCAAAATGGTCAAAAGTTATTGCTGCTAAAAAGAAAACACCTGAGAAATAATGAAATTTATTAAAAAATTAGATCTTAAAAGTTTAACAATCATAGGATTGGTGATTGTCTTATTGTTAATGAGGATGTGTACATCTACAGGTACGGGTAATAATCCAGACGATAACATTAAAATAAACGGTAAAAAATATACAGTTATTAAGAGAGAGATTGATACCGTATATGTACCGACTCACGATACTATATTTAGACCAGGAAAGACAATTTATGTTGATGTACCCATTTATGTCAATGTACCACCAAATGTTGACACTGCGGAAATATTGAAAGACTATTATGCTAAATATACATACAAAGATACTTTACGTCTTAAAGATAGTTTAGGGTATATTGCGATTAGAGACACAATATTTAAAAATAGAATTTTGAATAGACATTTTGATGTTAATGTTAATAAAATTAAGATAAAAGAAGTGGTTTATGTTGAACCTGTTAAAAGATTAGAATTTTATTTTGGTGGTGTAATAGGATTTGATAAAGTTGATATTATAAACTTTGCCGGACCAACTTTAATGTTAAAAGATAAAAAAGATAAAGTATACTCATTAGGAATAGGTTATAATAACGCTAAAACACTTTCAATACAAGGAGGGATGTATTGGAAAATTAAATTTAAAAAATAAAAATGGCACTTACTCAATCTGATAAAAAAGAAATTGAAACTATGATCAGAAAAGAAATAAAAGATTTCTTAGGATCAACTACTGTCAAACAGTTTGAGGATAAATTAATGGATAAAATCTCAAAAGATGTAAAAAGAGGTAAACTTGAAAAAGACATCAAGGATTTAATCATAAAATCATTCAGAGAGTTCTACACGATAATGTATCAACAAAGAAGTTTCTGGGAATCAAGATTCAAAGGAGTGTAATGGAAACAAATATCATTGATCAATTTAAGAGTCAATTAGGAAGAGAATCCGCTTTAGCGGGTATTATGGGGTCTGATTTAACATCAACCAGAAAAGACTTTGCACCTCAGAATGAGAATGAGGATAAAGGTAATGATAAAAGAGAGTCTTCTTCTGATTATCTTAAAGATGGCGTTACACTTAAACAAGTCTATGAATTAGTTAAGAACAAAAAATTAAGTAATAATAAAATTAAACAAGAAATAAAAAAATTACTTAAGAACTCTGAAGAACTCAATGATTTTTTAAAATCATTTATTAGAAAGGAAACCAATGAAGATGTGTCTTTAGATGATACCGTTGGTAAATATACAGGATCCGTTTCAGGTGTTGTTGGTAGTAGAAATGAGAACAAGGAAGCGACGGCATCAGGAGGTGGAGTTGGTGCGTACGATACTCCTTTATTCGGTGATATGAAAGAAGAAAAATTAAAAGGAGGAAAGGCAGATAAAAAAACTTTTACTGATTTAGTGAACAAAAACAAAATAAAAGGAAAAGATATTGGTGAGATTAAAAAAGAACTATTAAAACAACTTAATAAAGGTATTAAAGTTGAAACGGAACACACTGATGATGAATCTGAGGCTAAAGAGATTGCTTTGGATCATTTGTTTGAGGATCCTAATTATTATGACAAATTAAAGAAAGTTGAAACTAAAGAGGCAACATCTTCAGGTGCTGGAGTTGGTGCGTATGAAACACCCGCCGCTTGGGCAAAAACTACAAGTAAAAAACATTGGAGAGGAAAATCAAAAACACAAATACCTGGAGGAAAATTCGTTCAGGTTAAAAAAAAATGTAAACGTTTTCCATATTGTAATCAAGGGGATATTAAAGCTCTTAAAATTTTTGAAAATCAAACCTTAAATAAGGTTATTAATGAAATAAGTGATAAATATGATATTCACAAAGATCTAATAATTGATATTATTTCTAATGAGTTTAAAAAATTGAATAAATAAAGATATTTATAATAAAAAACAAAATGGGAAAAGATAAATATATTGATGATTTATTAAAAAAAGTTTTAAATGAAACTTTGGAAGATAAGGCAAACGAAATAATGGAAAAATTGAAATTTAATCCTCCTGGATCTTCATTTGATTATGTACAAGAAGGTAGTGTTTGTGAACAATGTGGTGGTGAAGTTATGGAAGGTAGTGTTTGTGAACAATGTTCTATGAAAGAAGGTGAGGTGATGGAAAAACTTCATGGAAAACAAAGAAAACTTGATTTAAATAAGAATAACAAAATAGATGCGGGAGATTTCAAACTATTAAGAAAAGGTAAGAAATCAAGTATGGGTGAAAATGAAATGGAGGAAGGCAACGCTTTTACTGGAGCACTTTCAAGGGCGAAAAAAGAAGGTAAAGACACTTTTGAAGTTGATGGTAAAAAATATCACGTAAAAGAATCAAATGATGATGAGGTTTTATATAGATTAGAAAATATTGAGGATAGTGCTTTATTTACCGAAGATGAAATGGTTGATATTATTGAAAGAATTATTAAAGAAGAAAATAATATTAAAAATACACCAACACCGGCGGGATATACTTATTATGAAAAGGCTCATAAAGGGTCTGGTAAGGAAGAGGATGATTATATGAAACTTCTTGCAAAGAAAATGAAAGATTATCTAAAGGATGGATCTAAAGGAGATTTTGATATGAACCCTAAACATTTCCCAAAAGGAAACGGAGAACTTGAAAAAATGAAGGCTAAAAAATATACGATGTCTGATGACGGAAAAGAATTTTTGGATGATTTTATGAGACCAGGAATGGAAAATCTTGATTATGATGAAATACATCCTGATGAAGATTGGATGAAAGATAATATTGAAGGATCGTCAAGAACCGGAAATAATCCTGAATGGGCAAACGCAGTTGAAACTGATTTAGGTGAAAAAATTAATAAGAAAAGAAAGGCCAATAAATACGCCAAAGCAAAAAGACAAGCTTATAGAAAATCAAAACAGCCTGTTACTGATGGTGTTGGTGAAAATGCCGGTCAAGGTATTGACATTAAAGTAGAATCCATTGATGAAAAAAAGGGAATTAAACTTAATGAGGAATTTGATAGAATTAAAAACTTAATGTCTTACACCAAAAAAACTCAATAATTTACAAAAAAATATTGTGTATTATAATTTCTCCATAGGTTAGTTTCTATGGAGAATTTTTTTAATTACATTACAAAGCCAATGAACCAAGAAGATGTTGATATTTGGTTTAGAGTTAATAATATTATTCCTGAAAAAATGGAATTGTATTATGATTTTAGTTTTTCATTATACCAATTAATAATTGAGACATATCTTGGTGATGATAATAACGGTGAGACTAAATTGTTATTAAATGATGAGGATAAGAAAAAACATTTTGAATGGTGTTGGGATCAAACAATCAAAAACTTTAAAAAAGAAGAAATTGTTTTTAATAAAAAAGGAGAACATTACGAGTATTTTTTAAATTTCTTTACTGATATATTTTATAATCAAAATGAAATAAAAATAAAGAACTCAATAGGAACATTCTTCAAAGATCTATTTGATAGAAATAAATCCTTTACCAAATCTGATCTTGATATGATAAGCGCAATATACAAATCATTAGATAAAAATATGAATCTATAATCTTTACATTAACTATTTGTGGTGTAGATTTGAAATAACATAAATAAACTTTTTTTTATATTGAACATGGAAACAATAGAAAGAATTAAAACTCTTACAGAAGAACTTAGTGTTGATTTTACTAAATTTGAAAATGGTAACAAAAGCGCTGGAACTCGTGTTAGAAAAACATCTCAAGAATTGAAATCACTTTTGCAACAATTAAGAGGTGAAGTTTTGGAAGCAAGAAAAAAGGATTAATATGACTAGTATAGACACAATATATTTATTCATTTTTGTCTTTTCATTGGTTGCTATTTTTAGATCTGTATTCAGGTTTATTATTTCCCTACTACAAGAGAACCCTGAAAAATTGGTTTTTAGTAGTAGGGAAACCATTTTTATGGGTTTATTTATTACTTACATAATAACTTATTTAATACAAACTAACTAATGGGGTTGTTCAACGAATTTAACATATTATTTCCTTACCTACAATCTGTAAGGAAACTAAAAAACTATTTATCTTTTGATATACATTTTCCTGAAAATTGGAAATTACCAAAAAAATACGTTAATGAAAAATCTGTGGTAGAAAATGAAAAAAATACCGTAGGTTATAGATTTTTTTCGTTTGTTGCCGAATTTAACGAGCAATCTGTTAATGAAATAACTGATAGTATTAAGAATGTGATTGCTTATAATAAAGAGAGAGAAGAGAAAGACAGACTATTTCAATCAAAGGTAAATGAGTTAAAATCAATATTTGAAAGACAAAATTTAAATAACCTACAATCTTTGAAGTTTGAGATGGGTGAAAATAAAATAGAGTTGGAAGATGATGAAGAAGACAGTGAGCCGCACGGAAGGGATGCAAGAGTGGTTGAGGAGTGAAATTGAAAAGGATAAGATTGATGTTGAAAAAGAAAAACTAAAATTTCTTAATGAGATCAAACAATTTAAAAAAGAAGATATTGTCCAACCAGTAGTAAATAAACCTAAATTAACATTATGGGAGAAAATAAAGAAAATAATAGTGGGGTGATTGAAAAATTAGCTCTAATTACAGATGGGTTACAAAACTTATTCCCAAATGGAAAAACTGCCATAATTATTGAGTTGGATTATAAAGAATATAAAAAAATACAAAAAAACTTCAGGGACGTGGATAGTATGTATGAACAATTTAAGATTGATCTATCTGGTACTGAAATAATTTTTGTTTTAGAGAACACATTGGTTAAAGAAGAACCAAAAAAAATAGAACCAATTAAAAAGAGTATTTGGGATAGATTATTCTTTAGAAAAAGTGGTAAATCTTCGGTAAAGAATTGATTTAGAATAACCTTGAGATTCTAAAATATTGTATAAATATTTTTTTTGTTCAATTGACGTATCTTTAACCCAAATTGTATCTATCCTACCTTGTTCCATAAAATATTGAGACATTAGATCAATAAATCTATCACAATCTTCCTCACTTTTTAATGAGAAAAGATCAATATTACTATCCTGTTGAACAGATATTTTATGATTTATTTTAGAAACTAATTTAACACCAACTTTAGGTAGGTATTTTCTTAAAAATATTGATACTGGTATCCTCTTTGAATTTTTAATATCAAAAATATATTCTTCTTTTTTAAATGGAGATATTTCTAATATACTAAAATCAGGATCTTCAATCTCAATTTTAATCTGTCTACCAAATTCATCTCTCACGTATAGGTTACCTTCATTTGTTTTTTTACCTACTAATGTGATTTCATAATTAGATGATTTACCATTTTCAGTTTTAACATCAAAAATAACGGATTTATTATCCTCTTTAATTTTATCAAAAAATTTTTTAGCATTATTAAAAGTTTTGAACTTCTTTATAATTCTTTTTTTTACTTTATTTTTAAAAAGTACAATTGTATAGTTGTCCATTTTTTACTATATTTGCAGTTGAATATCGTGAATTATAAATATAATTTAATCAACAAATAAATGAATACTGAAAATTATTATGAAATACTTGGTGTTGATGAAAACGCAACACAAGAAGACATAAAAAAAGCATATAGAAAATTAGCTAAAGAAAACCATCCTGATAAAGGTGGGGATGAAGAAACATTTAAAAAGATTTCAGTTGCTTATGACTCATTAGGAGATGAAAACAAGAGAAAAGAATATGACTTCCAAAGAAAGAATCCATTTGGTCAAGGCGGAGGAGGATATAATGACTTATTTCAAAAAATGTATGATCAAGCATTTGGTGGTACAAGAGAAAGAAATAGAGTTCATGATTTAGTTATTGATACTCAAGTAAATGTTATAGAATCTTATTTGGGTTCAAACAAAAAGATTACATACAAAAGAAAAATAAAATGTGATCCTTGTAATGGTGGTGGAGGAGATAAGGTTGTTTGTAATGGGTGTGGAGGTCAAGGTCATACTATTAGACAAATGGGTTCAGGAATGTTTGTTCAAATAGTTCAGGTTGCTTGTAATGTTTGTAATGGTACTGGTCAAATGATTATTAAACCTTGTTATAATTGTCATGGAAGTGGAACAAAAGACGAAATGAAATCTGTTGAAATACAATTACCTCAAGGTATTGATGATGGTCAATTTGTAAGACTACAAGGTGTTGGTGATTTTAGGAATGGGATTTATGGTAATTTGGTTATTAGAGTAAGGTTGATTCCATATAATAATTTTGAAAAATTAGGACAACATTTGGTTTACAATGCTTATTTTAATTATGAAGATCTTAAAAAAGATACTCTTGTAATACCACATCCTGATGGTGATTTATCTATTAAATTACCACAAGTATTTGATACAACAAAACCATTGAGAATTAAATCCAAAGGGTTTAAAAATGAAGTCATTGGGGATCTCCTAATTAATCAGCATGTAAGATTTGAAAGGGATTAAAATAGGGAGTACACTAATTTTATTATTTCAATAGTTCCATATACCGATGTCCCAAATATGTATGAACCGATTATAACCATACCCCACTGATTTTTACTTAAACCTTTTTTACATACTCTACAACCTGTTACTTGAGTTGCTTTTTTCTTTTCCATAGTAAGTAATAATATTTAAGATAAATATAAAAGTGAATTGATTTACCACTATAAATAAATTATAATTATAAGAAAAAATAAATTATGTGTGTAAGTTATATAGGTGGTAAGTCAAAAATCGCCCCACAATTAATAATCCCTAATATCCCAAAAGATATTGAAACGTATGTTGAACCATTTAGTGGTCAATTTTGGACATTTTTTAAAATGAACTTGGAAGACTACCCAAATTTAAAAACTGTCGTTTATAACGATTTTAATAAATTGAATTATAATATGTATCAATGCTTAAAGGATCATAAACAACTCCTTCAGGAATGTGAGAAGTTGTTAATTCAAGAAAAAGGAGTTTACCCGACTAATCCAATTTGTGGAGAATTGTTCGCCAGGTTTCAGGCTGAAATATTTGATGAAAATTTCAGGGTTAAAGCTTATGATTATGAAACCGCAGCCAAATATGTTTATGTATTAACACAAGTATTTTCAGGATCTAACCCTGCTAAATCTAAATTCATTGATTTAAAGGGTAAATATCACTCTAAATTCACATCATTTAAAAATAAGTTAAAAAATGAAAATTGGCAAAAAATGTTTGAAAGAATAGATTTTGTTGAAAATATGGACTTCCAAAACGTAATTGAAAAATATGATACCTCAACGACATATTTTTATGTTGACCCGCCTTATTATGTGGTTGGAGAAGGGAATTATTACTCAAATCACGACTTTGATAGAAATGATCATGAGAGATTAGCCAAAACATTACACAATATAAAAGGTAAGTTTAGTCTTTCATATTATGACTTTGAACTACTTCACGAATGGTTCCCTGAAGATCAATACAGATGGGAAAAGAAACAATTTGCCAAGGCGGCATCGGCAAAAAAAGGTGAGAAACAAAACATGGGAGAAGAGTTACTCATAATGAATTATTGATTAGTTAAACATTTTTAATTTTTGTTATATTTATAGTAAAAAACAATCAAATGGAATTAGTAAAAATTTTATCATCCGTAGTACAAGAAAAAGTTACCCCAAAGTTGAAGTTGACCGAGATATCAAATAAATTGATGAATCAACTAATTGTAAAGTTCAGTAAGGAAACTGAAGATGCTGAAGATCAAATTAAAACATATATTAACGACTTTGAAAAGATCAAAGCCGGATTACCAGCAGAAAAAAGAGATATTACAAAATATAGTTATGAACAATTGGTTTCTACTATTAGGTCTAAAAGAATCAAGAAAGAAGAAGGGGAGTTGTTCAAAAAGTATATGCCAAAAGTAAAAGGATCTGATCAAAGAGTTGTAAAGAGATTGATCAAAAAGTTTTTGGAGATTAGAGATCTACTTCCTAAAGGTGAGAGAGATTTAATGAGATATTCATATTTAAGATTAAGTGAATTAATTCAAAACAAATTCCCAACTCTAATTACAAAATATGCTTATGATAAGTTTAGAAAGGAAAGAAGTGACTTAACTAATGAGCAGATATTATCATATGTGGAAAGATATATTGATCTGTATGATAGATTAGAACCAGGAACTCCACCAATTTTATTAATGTCATTTGATGATCTTGAGGCTGCGCTTGACCATTTACCTGATGGTGATGATACTCAAACAAAGAAAACAGATGATTTTGGTGATATTGAAACTATCTATGATAAGGATAATTTATATATCTTTAAACCAAACGGGAAAGAACAATGTATTAGATTGGCACATGGTAGACCTTGGTGTACATCAAGAATAGGTGGAGGTAACCTTTACTATAACTATCGTTTGGAGAACAACCTAACACTTTATTATGTTATTGATAGAGATAAACCATATGATGATCTAAACTTTGCTGTTGTTATTCTTGTTGATACTTACGGTGGAAAAAGAATTGCTGACGGTAAAAATATGGCGGGAGGATTCTCAGGACATAGAGTTGAGAATTGGAGAACAATTTCAGAAAAAGTTCCTAAATTGGCAGATAAAGAATATTTGTTTACTCCAGATCCTCTAACTGATAGAGAAAAAGCGTTATTGAGAAAGTACAAAAATATCTCCATCCAAGATGATGCGGTTAAGGAACTTGGATCTGTTGAGGATGCTGAATTTTGGCTTGAAATATCAAGTCCAAATCTAACAAACAGACCTAATGTTTATATTAATTTACCTGTTGAACTTAAAAAGAAATACATTTCATTGGGTATGGATTTAACTGGTGATATGATTAAGAACTCCGAACCTGAAGTTGTTAAATATTATTTGGCAAGAAAGATTGATTCTTTGAGAACAAAATCTTTATCACAACTTACAAGTGCGGATGTTACGTTGATCAATATGCCAACATTGAAAAACTTGAAAGAGGAATTAAAAGTTAAATATGCGGGTCAAGTAACAAGTGGAGGAGATTCAATAGTTGATATTAAGTATCCTAACGATGACAGCTCAAAATACATCGCATTGTTTGGTTTTGATGAGTTATTTAAAAATTTACCTGATACAATATCATATTTTACTTTGGTTAATAAATCAACAGATACTTTAAATTTGGATATACCACCATCAATTTCCAAGTTCAAAAACTTAATTGCGTTGGTTCTTGAAAATTGTGTTAAAACATTACCTGAAGAAATTGGACAAATAGATTCTTTAATGTTCTTAACTTTACAGAATAATCCTAATTTGGTATCTTTACCTGAATCTTTGGCTGATCTTGATTTCTTGGAATTGATTTCATTGTCAGGATCAAGCCCGAATGTTCAAATACCGGAAAGACTTAGAAGAAAAATGATGGAAGAAGGAGACGGATTCTATCACATTGATCACGAATCTTAAAAAAACAATATTATGGGAAATGTTGACGTTGAAATTTATCTATCGCAACTAATTAATTTCTTTGAGAATAATCCAAACGATCTAATGGAATTAATCGGAGAAGTTCAAAAGGATGACTTTTATAGGAAAGTTAAAGAGAAGTGTGAGGATAATTTGAAAAATGGCGAAGACATTAGTTTAACTAGAACCCAAATAGTTGATATTGTATTAGAACTTAAGTTTGGTGAAGTAGAGAGAGAAGGAAATGTTGTTGCACATAGTATTGATAAGTTTTTCCAAAAAACAAAGTTCGGATTAATAGGATTAAATTAATTAATATAAATAACTTTACCATTTTTTAAATAACGATAAATTGAAGTGTGAGAAATACCCATTCCTTCCATACATTCTTTTATTGATGTGTATGTTTTACCTGAATTTACGTCCATTACTTTTTTTGCGTTAGGACTTTTACCGCCTTTATTATCCCTCATTAATGCTGATTGTCTTATTTTCTCAATAACTTCTGGGTTTTTAGTTGGATTATTAGTTAGGTTTCTCAACCTCAAATCTTCTCTAGGTTTATTTTTTCTTGGATGATTTTCAGTCCCATTTAACCAAATGGATTTTTGTGATTCACTAACTTTTTTTTTGGTTTCATTATTTTTCATTGGATTATTTTTTTTCATTCTAATACTTTGTTTTATTTTATTATGTTGTAGTTTCATTGGATTGTCATCTGAACTCATCCGATTTTTTTGTATTGATTTAACTAATTCTGAAACAATAACACCTTTAGATCCCTCACCACCATCTGTAAAATTAACTAAAGTCCCCTCATTTAAATCTTTCCTACCATACTTTTTTATGTATTTAATTTCTGATAACATGGATTCATCCCAAGTTAAAAAATCCTCAATAATCTCAACCGACCAAGAAACTTTATTTGTTATTCTAATCCAATATTTATTATGTTTATGAATAGCATAAGCACGACTATATGTGTTGGTATCACATTTACCACTAGCTTTTATATTAACGGTTCCTCTACCAACATAAAAAACTTCATTATTGTCTAATCTTCTGTGTAAATAAACATAACATCTCATATATATAAATATATGGGTTTGGTATAAACACCCCATAATTTTAAAATTTTTTTTGATGTTAGTTGGTTATTATAAATTATTTACTATCTTTGTTTTATACTTAAAAAAACAAAATATTATGATCTACACACCAGAACTTATCAAATCAGTGGCACCCTCAATTTTTGCAACATCAGCGTCTAATAAGTTGTCTAATAAATACGTATTCGTACCTACAGACCAACTTATTGAATATTTTGATCGTGAAGGTTGGCAAATTTCAGATGTTAAACAAACAGGAAAAGGAATTCACGCAACACACCAAGTAAGATTTCGCAATGGAGAACTTCCACCTGTAGGGGATACATTGGTTGAGGCAATCATTAAAAATTCTCACAATGGAATGTCAACATTATCAGTTTCCGCAGGATTACACAGAGTATGTTGCTCAAACGGATTGACGGTTCCCACATCAGTTGCGGACAAATTCAACGTAAGACATAGCGGGTTTGAACTTGACGATGTAAAACGATTGATGGACGGGTTCTCAAAGAAATTACCATTGATCCAAGGATCTGTTGGACGAATGATGGAACGAGAACTCACAATTGATGAACAAATCCAATACGTTCAGAAAGCATCAAAAATCCGATGGGCGGAAGGGTCAATCCCAAGTGACAACCAACTCGTTGATATCCTTACACCAAATCGTGTGGAGGACAATAAGAACGACTTGTGGACAACATTCAACGTGGTACAAGAGAAGTTTGTACGAGGAGGTTTTGACTACCGAACTAATACGGGTCGTAAATCAAAACTACGAGATCTTAAAAGTATTATGGCGGTTAATACAATCAACACAAAACTTTGGGAACTTGCCGAAGAAATGATTTAAAAACAACGGAGGGTTAATCACCCTCCTTTTTTTGGTAATATGAAAAAACAGAACATTATAATAAATTGGTTAAACAAGGAGTTTGGTAATTTAACTAAAGTAGTTAGAGGTGATAAAACATTTTACATTGATAAGGATAGATTACCGTTATTATTTTATTGTCATGATAAAAAAAATGGGTTTTTTTATGTGAGTTATAAAAGAATTTGGTTACTTTTTGAAACCATTTTTGGTATGGAATATCAACAAATACAGGATATCCTGAAGATATGGTTGGAGGAAACCTATAATTTGAGGGGACTCACACCCTACTATTTTCAGTATTCCTCTTATTCCACGTTGGAGGAAACCTATAATTTGAGGGGACTCACACCCTGCACAGACGAATCTCTTATTTACAGAAACTGTTGGAGGAAACCTATAATTTGATTTAATATGGAAAATAATGAAATAAAATATTTTAGTAGGGTTGAAGATTTCTTGAAATCCTTATTAACTAAAACTGGTAAAGTATATAGTGTGATTGATTGTATGGATCCAATACCATTAACACCTGAACTTCTATTAACCAAAAAATTTACAACTGAATATTTAAATAGTAAGTCATATGGTGGTAGTTTAGTTCATTTAGATGGTATATTTAGACATCAATCAGGAATTTATATTTACCTATCAAAAACAGAAGTGGAAACTACTTATAAGATAAAGATAATATACGATGTAATACAACTTGATGAGGTTATATTATTCATAAAAAATTTAATGAGATTAAAATAATATTATTTTTTACGCTACTTGGTGATAATTATAATAAAAGACACCAATGAGCACACAAAAAGGACACATATATAAAATAACAAATCTAATAAACAAAAAAGAATATATTGGATGTACGATTAATTCTATAAATAAAAGATTTGAAGAACACGTTTACAGATGTTTAAAAACTGACTCTAATACTAAATTTTGTAATTCTATTAGAAAATATGGGGTTGAAAATTTTAATATAGAAATAATTGAAGAATGTAATGTATTAAATATTTATGAAAGAGAAAAATTTTATATTACCGAATTCAAAACGTATAAAAATGGATTAAATTCTACATTTGGTGGTGAAGGGTGTTTAGGATATGTTCATTCGCCTGAAATAAGGAAAAAAATTTCGGAAAATACTAAAAATGGTAACTCACACAAAGGTAAAACTTATGAAGAGTTATATGGGGACAAGGCGGACGAAGAACGAGAAAAAAGAAGATTATCAGTTAAAAAAGGTTGGGGATCAATATCAAAAGAAGAAAAAGAAAAACGAGTTAGTAAAATTTATGAAACTAAACAAAAAAACTCAAAATATGGGGTTGAATTAGTTAAGGAAATAAAACAAAAAATAAATGAGGGGATAAAAATTAAACAATTAACAGAACTCTACCCGCAAATTAGAAAAGGTTTTTTCTATGAATTAAAAAATGGTAGAAGTTGGAAAAACGTAAATTAAAAATTATGGAAATTACAGGAGAAAAATTACTAGAAAAAATTAAAAATGGTG